CATTAAGTGCTTAATTGCATCAGCCAACCTATAATACTATCTTGAACTAAATATTTTTGAGATTTTGTAGATTTTTTAATTTCAGGTAGTTTATCTATATGTTTAAATTGAACTGAATAACCTACACCTGTTCCTCCTAATAATAAAAACATCACTTCACTAAAAGCATCTATGTCATCAATAGGTAAATAAGCACAGTTATAAATTCTAGCTTCATTCTTTTCAATGGCTTGTCCTGCAAATTGCATAGCTCTCATAGAAGGTAAAATCTTTTTATTTAAAATGTACTGACCATTTTCATAAATCTCTTTACTTAAAGTTGGAAATTTACTATTTAACATATCTAAATATCTTTGTACTATTTCAGTCCAAGTTTCTCTTCTTTTTAATTCAGGAATGTACTTTGCATATTTATTAAAAACTACAATTTCTGATAACAAATCAACACCTTTTTCTTCTTTATTCATATATTTTTATTATATTTTTGTGAAATACAAAGATACATATTATTTTTTACTTATCCAAACGAATTCCAACCATAATTGGAAATCTTGGATTATCTTCATCAGTCCATTCAAAAAATCTAATTTCAGCTGTTTTACCAATATAATTATGTTTATTAGCTAATAGATCTTCTCTATCTTCATGTGACATTTTTACACCTGCTTTAAAAGTAGATACAGAAGTACCTGTTAATTTTTTATTAGTATATTTTAATAAAGGAGTTCCATGTAAAGGATTAGCATCATTAGGTAAAATATCTATAATTTCAGCTGTTATATCTTGAAAATCTTTATATTTTAAAAGATTAGAACTTCTTCCATTAGATTTGTAACCTTCATTACCCCAACGAATTATACTTCCTTCATAACCTTCAGATATAAATTGTTTATGTTTAGTTATAAGCTCTAATTCATTAGTAATTTTAGTAGTTTCTACTAATTTACATACATTAGAATCAAATAAATCATCTATAACAGCTAATCTACTAATAAAAGAATCTGCAATTACTTTATCATAACAATGAAATTTAATATTAATTGTTTCAGGTCTAATTTTTTTAATTAATTTCATATTTTCTTGAAATGTTAAACCTTCACAATATAGTTCTCCATCAAAAATCTGAATTTTTTTAGTAGTTTTCCATAAATATTCAAGATCCTTTTCAATATGATTCATGGTAGTTATACTTTTACCATCTCTAGAAGTTAATTTTATATAACCTGGACCAGTTTCTAAAAGACATCTCATACCATCAAATTTCCTTTGGATATAACAATTAGCCCAATCTATTTTATATTTTTCATCTTCATAAGATTTAGCTAACATTGGTAAAATTACTATTTGATTTTGTGCTTCATTTATAGTTTCAAAATAACCTTCAGTTAATTTACCTTTATACTCACTTTTAAGTTCTAATATAGCTTGTTCTTCAGGGCTAGTTTCATTAGATTTACCTATATTTTTAGATTTACATTGTTTAGAATGTTGAACTAATTTACCATCTAAAATACCTGATTCTTGTATTAACATACCATCTTCAGTCCAAATATTCCAAACTCTAACTTTTCCTTTAGAATCAAGCTTATATAATGTTTTTATCATATTATTTATTTTATTTTTTATATCCAAAACTATTAAAAGATATAATTAGATTAATTAATTTAAGTTACCCTACTTCTATTCAGGTTTAATCTTTTTTAGTTTATTTATTTACTCTTCAGTCATAAACTTTATAATATTACTTATAAGTACTGCTGAAATATCATCAAAATTATCCATATCATCAATAGGTTCTACAGCTTCTAAAGTTTGCCAAATTTCTTTAGTATCTAAATCTTGAATTTCAATTCTTTGATTACCTCTTTCAGAAATAAAAAATTTAATTTCATTATTTCCTACAAAAGTTTCTTTTATAAATTCTTCTAAATGTTTTCTCATTAAAAATTCATTGGTATATTAATAGGGAGTTTGCCTTGTAACACTACTCCACAGCTTAATACAGGTTTTCTAGTTTGTTCTTTACCATAAGCAAAAGCATATTTACTATGATCAATTCCACAACCTACATTCATTCCAAATATTAAATCTTTATGACTTGCTAAAAATCTAGTATTACAAACTGTATGTAAATGTCCTAAAACTGTTGAAGTTCTATTCTCTCTTGCTGCATTAATAGAAGCCATTTCTCCAGACATACCTGTTCCATGTTGATAAATAACTCCATTAACTTTATGAATAAAATCCCATTTCCATCCTTTAGGACTATTAAACATTTCTTGATAAGACTTTAACCAGTTTTTAGGTAATCCAGCTGTAAAAGCTTTTCTAAAAGGTAATCTATCATGATTTCCAATGCAAATTAAAACATCAGGGAAAGCTTTGTACCAAAGTTCACATTTTTCTAAAGCTAATTTATATTCATCTCCTGCACTTCTTCCATCAACATCTGATTCATGATAGCTAACTGCATGATTATCAACAAGATCACCAATATGTACAACTGTACCACAATTATATTCTCTTTGAATCTTTTGACAAAATTCTAAATAACCTTCTTTACAAAATGGTTCATGAGTATCTCCAATTATAAGTACATTATTCTTATCAAATGGATTTAACTTAATAATTTTAGCTTTTTTTAAATCTCCTTTAGTTTTGGCTAAATTAGAACTATGATTAATTAAAGCATTTACAAATTTTTGTTTATATTCAGTTTTATCAATAACTTTTTTAGTCCCAAGATAAAAATCTCTTCTTAATTCCTTTCTAGCTTGTTTAAATTGATCTTCAGTAGGAATATCTAAAGTAGGATAACTTATATTATAATAATAATAGAATTGATCATAACTCTTCTTTAAATAAGCTGGTTTTTCTTTTAAAAATAATTCAGCTCTAGATAGACCTGTATCAATTTTGTTTTTATTTTTTACCATATAATTTCAATATTTTTTTCTTTCTTTAAGAATTTATTTGCTTGATTAAAAGCATCTTTATATTCCCAGCTTCTATTTTCATAAGAACTCTTAGCTGGATGTTCTGTTTTAATAACTAAATGATAATCTTTATATATTAATTTACACTTAGTTTGAGCTTCTTTACCAAATAATAAAAAAACTAATTTTTCTCTTCTATTAGCTAATATTTCAATAGTTCTATCAGTAAAAGTTTCCCAACCTTTACCATAATGACTTCCTGATTTATTAGCTTCAACTGTAAGTACATTATTTAATAAGAAAACTCCTTGTTTAGCTAAATATTCTAAATTATTAGTAGCATTTAGATTTAAACCATTATAACAACTTTCTTCAATAGCTTTATGTATTTTCATTAATGAAGGAGGAGTTTTTTGATCTTCATTTTTTACACTAAAACTAAGTCCATGAGCTTGATCTTTTCCTATATAAGGATCCATTCCAATAATTATTACATGAATATTAGAAGGTTGGCTTAATTTATAAGCATTAAATACTTCTTCACTTGGAGGATAGATAGTTTTAATCTTTCTTTCTTTAACAAGAAAACTTGATAATTGTTGCATATAAGGTTTAATAAATTCTGGAGCTAATTCTTTAGCCCATTCTTCTCCTAACATATTTTCTAATTTTACTTTCAATGCTAAAAGTTTTTGATAATCTTCTTCTTTAATTTCCATCATCTTCAAATTCAAATAAGTAGTTAGGTTGATCTAATGGAGAAGATTTAACTTTAAATTCTTCTCTAAAATATTCTACTTCTTCCCAATAGGGACTGGAACTAGCTTCTAAATCTCTAGGTACTTTAGTTCCTATTTGTTTTTCAAGTTCTACAAATAATTCTTCACTTTTATGTAAAACTTTATATAATTTATTAATTGGACTTGAGCCATAGAATCTTATAACATGTTCTTTATAATCTTTAGAAAACTTAGAAGGTTTCCATTCCAAAAATCTATGATAATCTTTTTCCCATCTAATAGGAATATCATAAACATACATTGTATGATATTTATCTATTTCATAAGAAGTAAAATATTCTGGATGTGTAGTTAATCTTCTCTCAAGTTGTTTAAAACCTATTTTACCAGAAAATTTATATCTTAATAATATTTTATTTTTATTAATAGCACTATCTTCATCTAAAGTAATATCTTTAACAAAACAATTTTGAAATAGATTATTTGGAAAATCTTTTCTAAAATCAGATTCATATAAACCTAACATTGGTAATAAGTAAACAGTACTTTTATTTATCCCTTTCTTTTCACCATTTAAAAATTCCTGTATAATATCATTATTCATATAATATTGGTTTATATTTTTCTAAATTCTTTAAATTGTATCCAAATTCTTCATGGTTAGTTAAAATACTACAACATATATAATTTGAATAAAATTCTTCTATACCCTTTCTTTCTCCAAAATAATTTATATATTCTTGAAATATTTGATTTCTAAAATAATCAATATTTAAATCTTTAAATATACTTTTATTTTGCTGCATAAGTGTTACAACAAATTTCTCACCTTTTTTAGGAATTCCTTTTGTATTATTATGTGTACCACAAACTACATCAGACCAAAATTTACAAGTAGCAGCTAAATTACTTGAAGTTATCCATTCATTTTTTCTCCAATTATAATGAGTTCCTTCTAAAGCCAATAAATCAGAATCTATAGCTACTATATGACTATCAGGTATATTTAATCTAGAAATATTTACAGCATCATCTACTTCAATATTATCTACTTCAATAACTTTCCATTTTTCAATTAAATAGTTTTTAACAAATTTCCAAAACTTAGGAGATTCTTTATTTCTATTTTGTTTGTAATTTGGATTAATATTTAATTTATATTGAATAGTATTATAACCCTTAATAAAAGCTAAATAATGAGTAAATTTTCCTTTTTTTAATATACTATTCATTACTTCATCAGCAGATTTTATAAGTTCTTCTTCTGTTTTATCTATATATTGATAAACCATATTACCTGCTTCTGACATAACTTTAATAGGATTACCATCTTTATCTAAAACTTTATTACCATTAAAGATACTAAATGCAACTGAATCACAATCTATTATAGCTACTTTCATGCTTTAAATCCTAATTTAATTCCAAACTCTAATAAATCAAATACTTCTTCAAAATCTTGAATAGGAATATCTCTAACTATATCTGAAAACAGTTCTTTATCTATAATCTCTTTATCTTTTAACCAATGATATAAAGTATCATATAAATCATTCCAAATATAAAATGGATTATCCCAAGAATCCTTATTTTCAGTTCTATTTAAAGTAATCCAACAAAAGTCATAAACTCTAGTTCCATCCTCATTTAATAAAATACATAAAGAATAATTTTCAGTATATGATTCTATATTAATAGCAGCACTATAATTATCAAATTGTTTCTCTTTTCTCATAATTGTATTATTTTATTATCTTTAAATTCATAACCAGGTTTATACTTCCAAAATCTAATATAAAGTTGTCTATCTTCTGGTTTTTCAATAGGAATAAATTCAGAACTTATTTTTCTAATAAACTTACATTTATCATCAACTATTTTACCTAAATTAGTTAGTAAATCTTGTGAACATTTTTCATAAGCAAAACGAAGGTTATCTAAATCCTGTGTTTGAATTTTCTTTTTACCTTTTTTACCAGTAGTTCTTTCATTTAATTCGTCAAAATAAATAAATTCAACTTGTATAGGATATTCTGTTAAATTAAATTTTTTAAGTTTATTAAAATATTTTACAAAATCTTCTTTAATTGATTCCACTACAGCTAATCTCATAAATTTACTTGGAAATCCTGCATAAAATGAATTACCTTTTATAGGTATAGTTCTTTCAGTTCCAACTACATTAAAATTTTTAATTACAGGTAAATTAGTTTTTTTATCAAATATAACTATTTTTGTACCTTTAGGTCTAAATTCATAATCTTTAGTTTGATATTTTTTAGGAATAGTTTTACCTTCTTCATGATAAGTAGCTCTCCTTGAATCTGATAATTTAGTTCTATTTATATATTTATATACTATTGTTTCTTGTATTAATTCTTTTTTCATATTTATAAATAGAATAAAGAGTACCTAATAAAAATAATTATTAGGTACTCTTATCAATAATTAAACTCCAGCTGTTTCTGCAACTTCTTCTGTAGAACTTACAGTTGTAGAATTTAAATCTTCAACCATATCATCTACTGGATTAATTTCATAAACAGGTTCATTTACTTTTTTACTTCTTCCTGGTTTCATTTTAAAACCAACTAAAACTTCATTCATTTCCTTAACTGTAATACCAAACCTTGTAGCCATAGTATCTACATTAATTCCTACACCTTTTAATTGTGCTACTGTACTCTTTTTAATTGTAATTGTTCTCATAATTTATTTTTATTTATTAATTTATTTTACTTGTTCATTATAGCTGAATAATTCTTCCAACCATTTGTTTAATCTTTTAGAAGTTTCTTTAACTTCATTAATATAATCTCTTATATCACCATCTAAATACCACTTAACATATCCATTATGTGTTCTAAGATCAATATGTAATCCACTTGTTTTATTAGCTAATTCTTGATTTCCCGTATATTTAAGCCAAATGTGTTGACCCCCACTATTAGTTTGATAACCAAAATGTTCAGCTAATTCTATTTGAATTAAATAAGGAATATTATTAAATCCACATTTACCTTCATGATCATCTATATCTAATATAACATAAGGAGCATTAGGACAAATAGCTAATCCAAAACCTTCTGGTACATTACCTTCAAAATAAGTTTCATCTTTAACTAATGACCATTTAATAATTGGTTTTTTATTTTTTAAAAGGAATGATTTCACATTTAAAACTTATACATTTTTCTATTTTTTGGTTTTGACCACCAATCACCATAATTAGCTTCTTTAGCAAATTTAAAAACTCTTTCTAATTCTGCAAAATTAAATGCAGGTTCAATTCCATCAATGATATTAAGTAAATCAACCATATCAATACCTAAATGTAAAGCATATCCAGATAATATAGTACAAACAGAATTTAATTCACTTCCTGAACCAGTTAAATCTAATTTATTATCCTTTATAAATTTTTCTATTTTTTCTTTCATATTAAATATTATTATAAGGATTAGACTCTATCCATTCTTGTAAAAATTGATCTTTCTCTGATGAATCAGTAAAACCTAATTCTTCAAAACTATCTCTTAAACCAATTCTTTCCCAAGTATTTTTATTATTAGGTAATTTTCTACTTGAAATATCTATTGGTTCTTTAGGTTTATACCTAGTTTGCATACTTTGTAATAATTCTTCTATACTTTTTGCCATTATAATTCTTTTATTTTTTGTTGTAATAATTCTAATTCTTTGTCTGAAATTTCATGATTTTTTAACCAAACTTCAATTATTTGTTTAATAATTATTGTATTATCTTTTAATAATTGTAATTTATCATTAAATGTTTCAGAAGAAAATACTGATTGATATTCTTGTAATCTATCAATTATTTTTAAATATTCTTTAGCAACATTGTCTGTGTCATAACCTCTTTTATAATATTTACATACACGTTCAAATTGTCTTAATATTCTTGATATATCCCAAATCTCATTACTATTATATTTAGGATTCCATTTATTGATATTTGCAATATTAGTTTTATGTGAATCACCACTTAAATCTAGATATTGCTTAGAAGAATTATCCCATGCTTTTGCTACTATATCCATATCAAAACTACTTATAACAGAAAAAGCATTATTACATTTAACTTTTCTAATTATATTTAATTCAATACAAGTATTATAAGTAAATTTTATAGTTTGTATTCCAAATTTAAAATCTTTACTTTCTGAATTCATAAATTGATCTGCTTTCCAAGCTTCTAATTTGCTTAAAATTTGAAATTTAGGATCATGATATAATTGATAAAACATTTTAATAAATGCTTTATCTGAATAACAGAAAAAATCCACATCTGCTCCAGGAAAATACTGACCCAATAATGCCGAGCCTGTAATACATCCATCAACTTCTAAATTTTTTAAATATTCAATTAATTTTAATTGTTGTTCTTTCACTTTATTTATTATTTTTTATTTGTTTATTTAATTTATTTTTTGTATATTTGTACTTTAAATTTATTATATGCCTAAAAAATTAACTCAAGAAGAATTTATTAATAGAGCCAATATTATACATAATTTTGTATATGATTACAGTAAAGTAATTTACAAAAATTATGAAACAAAAGTAATTATTATTTGTAAAATACATGGAGAATTTAAAGTTTCTCCACATCATCATCTTTTAAGTAAAACTACATGTCAAAAATGTGGTAGAATTAGAACAAGAAATAATCATACATATAATTTAGAGCAATTTTTAAACACTGCAAAAGAAATTCATGGAGATAGATATTCTTATGATAATGTTATATACAAAAATACTGAAACTGAAATTTCTATAACATGTGATATTCATGGAGATTTTTTACAAACACCTCATTGCCATATTAGAGGCAGTGGATGTTCTAAGTGTACAAGAGGGGGAGCTTGGAGAAAAACTGAATGGATAAATGTTTGTAATAAAAAATCTTGTACACCTTTAGTATATATAATTCGTTGTTTTAATGAAACTGAAGAATTTATTAAAATAGGTAGAACTAAAAATACAATAAAATTCAGATTTAGACATAAATCTATTATACCTTATTCTTATGAAATTATTAAAGAAATTAAAGGTTCTCCTGATTTTATATATGATAAAGAAATTGAATTACAAAAACAATATAAACAATATTCTTATAAACCATTAATTTCATTTGGTGGCGAAACTGAATGTTTTAATATATCCATACTACAAGATATTAAAGATACAATTATTTAATTATTATTTTAAAAATTAGGCTGAATATTATGGAAAGTTTACCATTTAACTTACTTTCAAACAACTATCTAGAATAGTAGTAAGCACCTAATTTTATTTAAATTAATTCAAATGTGGTTGAATTGCTTTAACAGCTTCTAAAATTTCAGCTATTGTATAGATTTTATTTAACCTAACAATACCTTCACTAAAGAATAATCCAAACTCTTCAAAATCTTTAAGTACATTAAATTGTTGCATTGCTTGATTAACTTTATCAGTTTCAGAAGAATCTTTATTAAAATTAATCCAAGCCATAGCTTCCTCAGCTAATTGGTTCTTCAACTTCATTTCAGGTTTAGTAGGTTCAGTAGCATACTTAACTACATCAGCACTATTAATCTGATTTACTGTTTCAGTAACAATATCATTAAAATTATCTACTTTAGGAGCTTTAAAAGTTTTACCTTTTAAATTACTAGCTAAAGTAACTAAATAATGAGCTTGTGTTTGAGCTGCTACAAATCCTTCATGGCTAATAGGATTCATTTCTCCTCCACTAACTGATAAATGACCACTTGGTGTTAATTCAATTTGACTTTGTTTTAAAAATTTCATGTTTTTTGTTTTTATTAATTATTAATTTATTTTAATTTGTAATCTATTTTACATCGTGAACCCAATTATCAATATGAGTTACATTTGTTGTATTAAACCAACGACCATAAGCTGCAATCTTTTTATGATTATGTGTATGAAAAGATATAATTTCTTTTACTTCCCATTTACATAATTTCTTACCATCTTCATCTGAAATAGTTTTATCAGTGCTATAATTCCATCTATAACCTGGACTATCTTCATCTCCAAAAACTATAGCTGTTTTATATTTTCTAGGTTCAGATAATAATTTTATAAAATAAGCTTGATCATTATTACTTCCAACTTTTTTATAAACTACTTTAGCATCTAAAGAATCTATTTGGTCATATTCATATAAAACACTAATAGATCCAGTAATAACTACATCAGCAAAAAATTGTTCAGATAATGTTTTAGCGATAGTAATCATGGTTCCAGATATACTAGGAGGAATACTTCCAGAAATATCAATAATAACTACATTTTTTTCAGCAGTATTAAATTCTATTCCACCCAAAGGTAAATCTAATTTTTTAGTATATAAAGCTGGATTATAAGTTACACTATTTAAGATATTTTCACTAATAGCTTGTTCAATATCCATTAACCAACTAGGAATAAGTTTTAATTCTTTTATTACTTCAATATCTACTTTATAAGATATATCGTTTAAAAAAGTAGAAACACCCATCATTCCTGTTTCATTATTAAATTTACCATCTACTTTATTAACTTTACCTGAATCTCTCCAATCTTTATCAGATGTAGTTACTTCAGGACAACCTGATGATCTGGCAATACCATATTTCCAGGTATTAACAAAACCATTTTTAGCTAATATTTCAGCCCATTTGAAAGTAAATTTACTTTCTTTCATACTTTTCCATAGTACTTCAAATTCAAGCATCTGCACACAATTATCATATTCTGACAATTTAGCTCTGATGAATGGAATACCTAAAGGTAAACTTTGAAGCTCTTTTTGAGTTTCAACTAGATACACAATAGGTAACTTTAATCTACTACTTTGAATTAATTTTATCATTATTCATTTATTTTAATTTTTAATTTTAACCAAGATATTTTTTCATTAGATTTCCATACTTTACCATCTCCATAAGGTATATCTTCTCCAGTAGTATTTTCAACAATCTTATTTAAAATAGGTAATAATTTAGTTTCATAAGGAGTTTCTACACCTTTAATAATCATATCAATTGCTTTATCTATACTTCTTGGACTAAGATAATTTGTTTCTGAAGTTAAGAAATTTTCATTTTGAATAATAGTTATTAAATCTGCTAAAACTGAATCAATTACTAAATATTTTTCATACATATAATTAGCCCACATATTAGGATCAAAAGATACATTATAAAATATGAATCTTTCCTTAATTTGAGGAGTTAACATGCTTGCTCCTTGTTTATTAGCTGCTGCAACAATCATAATATCAGGTAATTTTTTACCACTAATCATTCTTCTTGTAGTTAATAAAGTAAGAAAAGCATTTAATACCATTGGATTGGTATTTAATAATTCATCAAGAAATAATATATCTCCATCTTTCATACTTAATAATCTATCATAATCAAAGTATGACATCATTTTAGTTTCTTGATCTGGAATACATATACCACTAATTTCATGAGGCATTAAAGTACTTCCAATCATCTCTACAACATTTACACCTTTTTCTTTAGCAAAATTATGTATAATAACACTTTTTCCCAGCCCTGGGTTACCTATAAATAAAGGAATACAAGTTTTTCTTAATTCACTATCTTTATATATTCCTTCTAATATTTCTTTTATTTTTTTCACTGTAAATTCTTCATTTTTTATATTACTATATTTAAATGTTTTTAAAGCTTCTTCTTTTCTTATAAATTTATTTAATTTTATACATTCATTTAACCAATGTTCTTCTTCAAAAGTGGCTACTCTAGTTTTTGATAAATCTCTTCCATTATCAGCATCTCCATTAAGTTTGTAATAATAAGAATTGCCAATATTTATATAATAGTCATAACCAATAGTACCATTCTTTCTTTTTCCATACTTAAATATATATGAATTATCAGATTCATAAGTATAAATTTTTCCTTCTACTAAATCTTTAAATTCTAATGACATTATTAATTAATAAAAATTCAGTTAATTTATTTTTCTGTTTATTTTTCATACAATCACTAGGATCTTTACTTAATTCTAAAGGATTAACAATCCATTTTAAATTATATTTTTCTTCATACTGCTTACTTGCATTTATACCAGCTAAATCATTATTGAGATAAACTATTATTTCTTTAAATCTTAATTTTAAATGTTCTATTATTATCTCAGGAATAATAGTTGATTCTGATTTAGCAGCTATACAAGTTAATTGATAATTCTCATTTAAACAAGCAACATCTTTTAATGAAGAAGTTATAATTAATTTATCTCCTGATTTAGGTAATTGATAATAACCTTGTATATCAGTTATTCCAGTATTACTTTTCCATTTATATTCTTTTGGTTTATCAGGAAATAATAATTGATACTTATAATTATTGAAATCATAACCAAATCCTATTTCATTTTTATAAAGTTTATACTGTTTTAATATCCCTTCTTTATCAGTTATCCAGTAATATTCAAGTTGTTTTATTTGATATTTATCAAGAGTATATTTACTAATTAAATATTGTTTCCAATAATCTAATCCTTTTTGAGTATATTCTTTAGATTTAATTTTTATCTCAGTTTGTTTACTTACATATACTTTAGGTTTAATACCAAATATTATAGGACTAAGTTCTAAAGAATTAGATTTAATATTAAAGTCATTAGCTATCATTAATAAACTTTCTTGAAAAGTACAACTATACTTCATCATAACTAAATCAAAACAACTTCCTTTTTTATTAGAAGAAAAACAAATAAAAAACATATTAGGATATACTATGCAACTAGGAGTTCTTTCATCACCAAATGGAGTTTTAAACTTTTTGTTTATTTCTTCAAATTCAGTATATCTTCTGAATATATCTTCTTCTGATATTTTACTTAATATCTCTTCTTTTGTAATATGTAATTTAACTTGCATAAAATAAATAAAATCCTCCCTTACTGAAGCTCAGTAAGAGAGGATAAACAACTAAAATGAAAAATTATTAAAATGCTGCTTCTTCTTTTTTAGAACTATCAGGAGTTGGAGTACTAGAAGTACTTGTTCCTGTATATAATTTAAATTCTAAACTATTTTGATAATCAAAATTTGTTGGAGTTCTTTCAGTTAAAGCATTTTGCATAAATTTAGTAGTTTTATTAGCTGCTGATTGAATATAATCCATATAAACAGTTTGATATGTTTTACCATCTTCAGAAGATTTAACTCCTAAACAGAAAGTAAGACCATTACCTGCTTTAATAGCATCTCTGATATAACCTCTTAATTCAGTTAAATTACCTCCAACAATACTTGACCAAGAAGTATTAAATTTAACTTCATCTGGATTTTTTCCTTTAATACCTAAAGAAAGACCTAATAATTTTTGAAAGAAAGTTAATAATTCTAATTCTCCAACTTTAGCAGCTCTTGTATTATGATTTTGACTAAACCAACTCATATTAGCATTTTCATAAATATCATTTACTTCATTAGCCCATGAATTTTGAAGATAATCATTGATAAATCTTACTTTACCTGTACCAGCTACTTTATTAGCATTTTCAAGGAAAATACTTGTTTTAATTAATAATGGACCAGAGTTTTGTTTATTACCATCTCCATCAACATAAGTTTGACCAATTTTATTTTCTAACCAAAAATCTAATCTTAAACCTTTATCACTTGTATAAACTGGTTCTTGTTGAATATAAGTTGCTCCTAAAGCATTTAAATCTTCTAATGTAGGATTAACTGCTACTACTTGAAAAGAACACAATCCTGTGAATCTTTGTACTGCTTTTACTTCTTCTTGTTTTTTTGCTTGCATCTTGTTATATATTTATTTTTATTTTACAAATTCTAATATCTTATCAAATACTTTTTGACAATCATTATCTATTTTAATTATTCCTTCTCCTAAAAGATCTGGAGGACATTTAGCTGAAGTATCTTCTTGTACAGCATTTAAATAATATTCAGGTAACTTTTTATCATTAAATTTATTATCTGCATATAAAACTACTGTAAATTCTTTTTCAACAACTCCTTCCCATTCTTTTCCTTTAACTTTAACTCTTTTTTCTTGATTACCTTCAATACCTAAAATTTCATAATGAGCTGTAATAAATACTTCTTTTTGAATACTTTTAATAAAGTTTAAAAACTTACCAATTTCTTCATTATACATTCCCCAAATCTCAAAACCTTTTTTAGTAGCTCTACATTCTGATAATAATAAATCCATATAAGAAGATAAACTATCTATACAAATAGCATCAATATCTTTATTATCAGCATACTCTTTTAATACAGCTTTAAATTCAACTACTGTTTTAGGTCTTGAATGATACTTAAATTTATTTTTGAATGGTAAAGGTTTATCCTCACCATTTATAAATCCTGTTGTTGCAGGATTCATATTTCTAAAAGAATAAGTTTTACCTCTTCCTGATTGTCCTACTAAAAGAACTTTATAATAATCTCTTACCATAGTTAAGCTTTTACTTCAGTTTCAACATTTTCTTGTTTTTCTTCTAAAGGTAATACAGTCTGATTAGGATTAACTTCAGCTACTGGTTGAGGAGCTGGTTTCAATTGAGGAAATAAAATCATTAATTCTGTAACAACTACATTTTTTAATGTTTGAACTTCTTCATTATTCAATAAACTAATTTCAATATTACCTGTAGCTTTATGTTCTACATGTTTATCTTTACCTGAACCTACAATTACTTCTGTAAGTTTAGGAATTTTAATTGTTGTATTTATTACATTTAGTAATAAATTAATCTTTTGTTCACTTGTTTGTTCTTGATTCATATTTATTTATTTATATATTTTTCATAATCTTTAATTGTCATATCTTTAGCATGTGGAAGTTCTTCTAAATAACCAGCAGCAAAAGTACTTAATAATCCTATACTAATATTATCTGAAGATAATCTATTTTTACAAATCTTTAATAAGATAAATCTATCTTTAAGTTTTTTTAAATCATAACCTAAACAAGTATCCATATCTAGTTTGTAAGGATTCATTAAACCTATACAAATATCACTATCTGAAAATGGGTTAGTAGAATCTCTAAAATCTCCTTGAGAAGGTGAAAGATCAACTCCTTTAAACTTAGCTCTTTCTGTTGAAGATAAACCTTGATTAAATTGTTGTAAATTTGTAAAAGTAAAATTGAATAATCTTGCTAAATCTACTTGATATTCTGAAAGCTTATCTATATTTTGTTTGACATTGAATGATCTTTCTTTCTTACACAAATAAAGATGATCTGTTACCATCCAATTATATTCATCAGGATTATTATTTATAAATCCTGTAATTTTTTGTTTAGTTTTACCATCTACATCAATATAATCTTCTTTAATAAATTTTCCTCTTTTTTCCATGTGTTTCCAACAAGAATTATATAGTCCTGTTGGATTTTCTGGTTTAAAATTCCAATTAATTTTATCAAATATCCTATTAACTTCTGGTATTTCAGCATTAACTAATTCTTGTTCTTTTTCAGTTAATCTATTATCACCAAAACCTTTTATCTTTTCTGGTGGAACAATTATACCATATTTATTAAATATTTGAACAGATAACCAATTACATTTTTTAGTCATTTTATCAATCTCAAATGAGTTGTAAAAAACATTTAAAGTAATACCTTTAGCTTCTGCATCTTGAATAGCATGTTGTACTATAAAATCTAATAATGTGGATTTACCTGTTCCAGAACTACCACCAATTAAAGTAATAATACCTCTTTGAACTCCAAAAATATAATTGTTTAATCTTTTAAACCCATTAGCTAATCCTTTAAATTTACCATCTAAACCAGCTTTAATTCTTTCTTGTAAATCATTCATTATAAAGGTTTTGGTACTAATTTAATTCCACAATCTTTATCTACTGTTTTTCTGTAATTTTCTAAATAAATACTTAATTCATTTGAATGTTCATAAAAATAATTTCCTAAATTATTACATAATTTAAATTTTAATACTTCTCCAATCTCTATATCGATATTAGGATCTTCACCAGTATATATTTTCCAATATCCATTATAATCAAATTCTCCAGTATTTAGAAAATCAATAAAATGATTTTTCCAAAGATCTAAATGATAACTATCTCTATATATTGGAAATTTATGTAATTTTTTATTCCAAATAAAATGTAATTCTGTTTTATCTTTTTTATGATTAAAGAATATTTTAGTTTCATCAAAATTAGGTATTGATTTTATAAAAGCTTTTTCAAATGCAATTTTCCCATAATTTTTATATTGCTCCATATCTTTCATTATTTTCTTCAATTACTTCTTCATCTAAATACTTTTCCCAAAGCTCCTGATTTATAAAAACCTCAATTCCTACAACAAACTGCATCTTATTTCTCATATTACTTAAATAACCATTTAAACCTTTAATTATTTTAGTATGAGTACCAGATTGTTTAATTAGTGCAAAGTATTTCTTCTTTAATTCATTAGCTTGTTTAGTTTCACTATCTTTAGATCTTAATATTCTTGAAGAACCTCTTCCATCTGGTACTTTTAAAGGATATAAATTCCAGAATTCTAAAAATAATTTATCGGGATTATCTAAATCTTCTTCAAAGAGATCTAATCCTTTAACTTTTAAATAAACTAAAGTTAAATCTCCTATTTGACTAATAATACCTTTAACATTCTTCAAAAATCCTTTTAGTTCTAATCCTTTGATTAAATCATTTAATAAATTAGTAGATTCTTCACAATTATAAATAGAAAAAATTAAATTATAATCTTTTTTATATAAGCAATATAACACAAAATATTCATCTAATGTTATATCATTTTTAATTAGATTATTTATTTCAATTGTTATTTTCATACATCCTCCTCTTCAACATCTTCTAAATATTCATTTAATTTTTCATCTTGAGTTAATCCTAAATTATCAACATTTTCATGTGTACATAATACATACTCTTCTCCATTAAAGTATTGATTAGTATCAAAACAAATTAAACATTTATGTTTAGTATCTACTTTAATTTTACTTGTTTTTATTTTTGCCATAGTACAATTTCTTTTAAATAATAAGTTTGTTTTTCAAATCCTGTATCTAAATCTTTAATAATTTCATCTTCTAAATACTCAATTCTAATAGATTTTTCATCATTAATAAATTTTGTTTCTCTTCTTGCTAAATCAATACTTATAAAATATAAATAAAACATTAAAATAAGAAATAAATATACTAACATAATCCTATATTTTTTAAAGTTAGATAATTATCCATTGTATCCCATTTTAACTGTTCTTCCATTTTATTAAAAGCTTCTTTATTAAAATATCTTGAAGGTAAAGATTCTTCTACTTTAACTACTTTATGTAATCCCATAATTCTTTTAATCTTTTGTTTTACACGAATATTCATAATTATTTATTGTTAATAATAAAATTACCTTTTATATTATTGCCAGTAAAATATTTACAACCCCCTATCCATATATTATAATATCTAGAATGAGTTCCATTAAATCCACCTAATCCATGTTCATATATTGGTATAACTTCATTATTTATACAAATTATACTTTCTTTAAAATGTGGAATTACTAATGAATATCTTTCATCATTATAAGTATTTTTAAATTCTTCAAAAGTAGGTAATTGTGGTCTATGTATTCTTAAACCTTTACATGAAATACATTCAGGTAATAATTGAATATATATATTCATGTATTCAGACAATAATTCAAATTCTTTATTTATATCCATATTTTAGTTTATTAATGTTAATTTTTCAATATTTAAAGGATAACCAGTATAAGGATTATCTACAAAATAATATAAACTATCTCCTTTATAACAAATACTACCATTATAATCATATAATATTTTACTAGGATTATTAAATTTAATCCATTCTAATTTATTATAAGATTTATCTTTATAAATATAGTTTATCTTATTTTGATCTAAAGACTTAGTAGCTCTTTTAATCCAAGTTTCCATTTGAGTATCTTTAAGACAACAAATAAATATCTCAGCTTTTTCTCCTTTATATCTATGTAATAAACTTCTACCTAATTTCTGGTAAAGTTTTTCTTCATTTGATTCTGTACTATGAAATATAACTTTATTTAAATTAGCAATAGTTACTCCAGTAGAAATACAATTAACAGTTGAGAGATGTCCCTCATTAGATTCTTTAAATTTATCTAATACAGAAGATTTATTTTTAGAATGAAAAGATTCTTTACTTAGATTATCAGCTATATCAGTTCTCATAGTATAGATTAAACACTTTTCATCTTTATATTTATCAATTAACTTTTTAGCTAAAATTAATAAAGTAAAACTATTATAAAGAAAGTTAGTTCTTAATCCCATATACTTTCTATAACCTAAATTATATTTGGTATCCCCAGTTTCTTCATACTTCTGAGAAAAATAATTCATAGTAGTTGTATAACTATCATAAATTTCTTTTTCTGTTCCAGCTCTAATAGTTTTAAACTTTTTATAAGTACCTGCTTTAACTATATCATTTAAATCTTCAAATACAATATTAACTTGATAATCTTTAACTATTCCATCAGAAATTGCTTCTTCAATTGTATATGAAAAACCAATTTTTAATCCTAATTTTTCATCAAGTCTTTTAATAGTTTTAGGATTTAAAGTTCCACTTAAACCAACTCTCTTTTTATAAGTTATAGTTTTTAAATGATTAATTTGAGCTAGTGATAATAATTGAGGTTCATCAATTATTATATAATCAAAATACTGATTCTTAAATTTCTTTAAACTATCTTTAGTTGTATAAGTTATATTAGTTGATTTAGGAGTGAACTTAGTTAACTCTTGTTCAAAAGAATCTTTAATAGCTATATTAGGATAACAAATTAATACTTTGTCATCTTCTTCTATAGCCATTAAAGAAATTCTTGTTTTACCTAATCTAAGTGAGCAAAAAACTATAAGATCTTTTTTATCTAAAATACATTGACTAGCTTCTTTTTGAACTTGAGTTCTTTTGTTCATCATCTATACAAATTGCATATAACATATTAGCATATTCAACATCTAATTCAACTCCTCCAAATACAATAGTTTCAGCTTCAGTTCTTTCAGCATTTTCTAATAAACCTTTTAATTGTTGTATTTCTTCTTTTGTTAGATCTTTATAATCCATAATTATTTAATTAAATCATATACTTTTAACCAATCAGATAAATATGTTTCCTTATCTGTTTCACATCCACAAGAAGCAAAAGTAATATCTTTAATTCTAGCTGTATATATACCTAACTTTTGTAGTTTATTAAATGTATTATTCATATCTATAACAAAATCAGTTATATCTTCATTTTTATGATAAACTTTCTTATCTCTAATGGTTAAATTAAATTTACCATTCATTGAAATAACTTGTTCAATAGATTTATAAACTGGTTCCCAAGTTTCAACTAATTCATTAGGTAATATATAACTAGAATCATTTGTTTCTAAAATCTTCCAAGTTCCTTTACCTTCATTAACTAATGTTTGTCCTTTTTTAATATTTCCACTATATAAATCTTGTGGACATTTATAACCTATTATTTCTTTATTTTCCATTTTATTTTCTTTTAAATTGTTTTCTATAATTTCAGCCCATTTACCTTTATAACATAAAAACTCACCTGTATTTTTATTTCTATAACATAAAATACAACCTGACATTCCTGATTCATAATAACTATTATTAAAAATATTAGTAGAAACTGTATATTGTATATTATTATGAGGGCTTATAAATCTAGTACCAACTGGATACCTTCTTTTAGCTTCAGCTAATAACTCTTTTTTACTAGCTTTAGACCAATCTTTTATATTATTAGGATGTAATAACCCTTCCCAACTATTTTTAATATCTTCTTTAAGAACATACTTTTTAAATTGTTCAAATGTTATTTCTTTACCACCAAAATTTAATGGATTTATATTAGCATCTCTAACACCATTTAAAACTCCATAAGCTGTTCCAAAACTCCATACTCTTTCTTCACAATGTGTTTTAATATTACTATTTTCCCACCAATTTTTAATTATTTGTATATTTTCATTATTTACAATTATATACCAATTATTTGGTAATACAAACTCTTTAACAATCTTATCTTGATGATCACTTGGTAAATATGATTGTATTTCTTCTAAAACACCTTCAGATTTAATAATATTTACATTAGTGAATTGTCCATTATTACCTAAATTACCAAAACTAGTTATAAAATTAGATGCAAATAAAGCTACATTTTCAAATTTTAAATATTTAATAAAATAAATACTATTAGTTGAATAAGCTGTTATTTTATACCACTTACCTACTTCAAGTTTACTTTTTAATTCTTGTAAATCATAAGCTTCTTTTGTAGAAGGTTTAAAATTAATTTTAAGATTATTTTTATTATATATATCTTTCCATGTATTATTATATGGAGGAATATTAGATTTAGAAGTATCAAAAATAACTCCTTTATTTTCTTTTATAGTATCTTCCCAACCAATTAAATATATACATTCAACATATTCAGGTATTTCTTCTTCAAATTTCTCATTTGGAAAATATTTTAATACTTCTTCTTTAATTGCTTTAGTAATAATATTTATATTATTTAAATTACATAAATATTTAGTAGTTTTATCTTTAAAAGTAAAAGAAATTCCATATAAAACTAAAAATTGATTACCATTTATTTTATCAAATTTAATTAAATATTCATTAGTTGAATTACATTTAATTATATACCATTCTCCTTTAACTAAATCTTCTATTTTTATTTCTTCTTTCATTTTAATTTATTTATTATTTTTGCCAAGTTTTTGTTAAAACAGGATCAACTTTCATTGCTACAGTTTTACAAAATTTTTTTCCAGCTTTAACCATACAATCAACTAATATTTCACTTATTTCTTGACTTCTAGATTCTTCACATTCAGCTACTATTTCATCATGAACTAAGTTAACAATAAAAGCAGGTAAATTTAATTCTTCTATTTTTCTATCAAATAAAACTACTGCATATTTAGTCATTAGACCTGAAAGGCCTTGTATTGGGAAGTTTTGCGCGAATCTTTCTAAAGCTCCTCTAGTTTTAACATATTTAGAAATTTGTTCCTTAGTTCTATTATTATAAGGAATAGTTGCTAACTCTTGAAGTATATGATAATCTTCAAAATAACTTCTAGAATTAGTTATTTCATCAGTTATTACATATCCATTCTTTAAAGCAAAATTAATTTGAGTTTTAAAATATTTTTCTTTTTCTGGAAATTTAGATTTTAAAATATCTATTAATTTTTGAGCTTCTTCTTGAGTAGTTTCTAAATCATCTTTAACTGAAAATGCAGTTTTTCCATAATCTAGACCTAAATTAATCATTTTACCAATATCTCTTATCTTTTTATTATACTTGGGTACTAATGGATTATTTTTCTTAGTTACTTTAATCTCTTCTCCCATAAGATATTCACTTATAGCTGTAGAAGTTAAACTATGACTATCTCCATCACCATTAAATATAAAATCTAATAAAGCAGGATCTTTACATTTATCAGCAGTTACTCTAGGCTCTTGCTGACTATAATCTGCTACTATTAAAGTATTTCCTTTTTCAGCTATAAAACATGTTCTAAGAGGATTTACTTCTCCCATATCATCAGAAGCTGTTATATTTTGTAAATTGGGATTAGAACTACTTATTCTTCCAGTATTTAATATTTGAAAAAATTCTGAATGAACTCTTTGAGATACTGGATTAAAATGTTGTTTTATAAAACTTTCTCCATAAGTAGAAATTTCTTTTTCAATTTCCTTATATTTTAAATATATAGGAAGAATTTCAAATTTATTACTTTGTTTAATAAGATGTTTTCCTTCAACTGATTTTTTAATTCCTCCTTTTAACTTATCTCTAACTTCAACATTAATACCTATTTTTTCAAATAATTTAATAACTTGTTTACTACTAGACCATTTTATTTTACAGTTAATATCTGTACTAAATAAATCTAATTGATTATCAAGAAATTCAATAAATTTATTATCAATAACCCATTGATTAAGTTTTTGTTTATAATTTAATAAATGTTTTTTATTTTCTTCTGCAATAGCTAACCATTTATTAGGATCAATTTTAAAGCCTTTATAAGATACTTTTGCTAAACAAGGTAAAAATAAATGTTCTAATAATAAATAATTTTCTAAATTATCATTTTTAGCTTTAATTTTTTGTTTATTCATTATATCTTCCATATAAACAACATCTGTAGCAGCATATTTAATTACAGAAGAATCTAAACCTCTCCAATGTATTTGACCTCTTATATCTTTACTTAATTCAACATCACAATATCTCTTAACTAAAGATTGAAGTCCTAAATATCCTTTTTCATGTTTTATACCTCTGGTTAAAGCTCTTTCTACTAAAAAACAATCCCAAACATTTTTAATATTAATTTTATAATGAAATAAAAATCTAATATCAAAAAATCCATTAGTCATTAATTTAAATATTGATTCATCTTCAAATAAATATTTAAATAAGCTTAATGGATATAATGAATTATCAATTACAAATTGATTATTTTTATCTCCTAATTGGTAACATAATACTTTATGTTCATAAGCATTAGGTAAAGCTTTTGGATTTCTTTTATTAAATTCAGTTTCAGTATCAAATTGAATTACTTTCTTATCTTTAAAATATTCTATACATTCTTTTATAGTTGAACAAGTATAAATGTCATTTTTTTCTTCTATTTCAGAATTACCAATAAAATATATCATAATTTTTCATATTTCTCTTTAAAATAACTTTCAGAAATAAAAAACATATTAATAAATAAAGTAAAATTAGTAACTAATCCTAAATTAATGTGCATAAGTATATCATGTTGATTAGGAATATTTATTTTTTCTAAATAAATTTCTTTCTTTTCAAAAATATATTGATTTATTAATTCACAACCTTCTTCTAAACTAATTTTTCTTTTTATTAATATGTTTTTTATAAATTCTTCATTTTTCATTATTTTTTACTATCATATTCTAAATTCATAATTTTCGCACTAAAATTACTATCTAATGTTCTAACAACTATTCCTTCTATTAAATTATCTTTAAAATAAGTATTACATTCTTTTAATAGTTCTTCTTTAGAATTAAATGATTTATTAAATACTAATTTGCATCTATTAAAACCACATTCATCAATACATTTATCAAAATTATTTTCATTTAGTTTAATAGTTGTAGAATTATATAAATCTAAACCATAAAATATAATATTAGGTTCCAATTTTACAGAAGGATTATTTTTATTTCCTGAACCTTTTAAACCTTGTCTATTTAATTCTCCTCTTAATGCTAAATCAATATCTAAAGATTTACAATATTTTACAAAAGTATCTAAATAAGGTTTACCAATTCTAACAAAATCACTATCAGATTCTACTTCTTTATAAATATTTAAATCTGGTTTAGTCCAAAATAATATTTTTTCTAATAAAGTTTTATCTCTTCTACCAATTATTTTAGTAATAGTTAATGGTTTATCTAAATTTCTAGAAGCTATTCCAGCTTTACCATTTTTATAATATAAAGTAATACTAGAGCCATCTATTTTTTCAGTACCAATTAAAGTTATAGGATAACCAATATGTTTATCTATATGATTCCACATATTATTAATATTTTCTTCATCAGTCCTATACATTCCTTCTGGAAATACTCTAGATTGTCCTCCTTTAACTCCAGAACCTGATTTATCTTCTGGTTCTTCCCACTTAGTAATTCCTAGAATTTTAGTTATATCTAAACCCTCTAAATCATAATTTCCAGATACTTTATTAGAATAATCTTGAACTTCATTTAGTGATAATAATATACCATAAGAATAAACCGGAACTCCATTACCAGTATGTAAATTAAATTTCTTAGCCTTAATTCTACCATTAGAACCTAATAAAGTCTTTTTAGGATCTCCTCCTGGTCTATGAAAGCTCTCAAATAAACTTACATCAGGTAAACTATAATCAGGTTGTATAAATACAGCTTTATCTCCAATCTCATATAATCCTTTTTGAGATACTAAAATATTTCCAACTTCTTCTAATTCAATAAGTTCTATAGAATTAGCTTGATCATCACCTTTAAATAAAGGTATTTTATTTTTTATTGTTACAATTTCTACTGGATTCATTATTTTTCTTTTAATTTAACATATTCAGCTAACTCATCTAATCCCATTGTTTTAGATTTATGTACTTCATGTTTAGTTGGTAATCCATTATTAAATGATACATAATCTTCTCTATGAACTGCATATCTAGTTTGAGTTAATGGATCAGCCATAAATAACCAGGGATATAACACTTCTGATATATGATTTGTCTTAGTTTCTTTTACTTTTTTAGTTTTATTTTCCATTTAAATTGTTTTAATTATTTATTTCATTTAATAAAATAGGATCTTCAGCCTCTATACCCCACTTAGTTACAACAAGAAAACCACCTTTAACCTTTTGTAATACAACTGGATCTGGAATATGCTGTAATTTGTAACCATCTGTAATATACATATTTGAAGTATCCATATCTTTAATTGGAGCACAAATTGATAAATCTATTTCTTTCATAATCCATTCTGAAGGATAATCTTTTTTATATGACATATAATTTTGTTTGGTTGTAATATATAAACTATCTGAATATATATTTCTCCTATAGTAAGAAAATTCTGATTCCTTTAATTTAAAATTTTCAATTTCTTTAAGATTCTTTTCAGGAACAAAACCTTTGAATCTATTTACTCCTCCAAATACTAAACTATATTTTTGACAAATCGCTTTAACTTGTTGTTCTGTAATAAATTTATTAAAAGGATATTCTCTTTTATAATAAGTAATTAAATCTATCTGTTCTTTGGAAATTTCAGAAGCTTTTATTATATTTTTACCTATTTCAACTTCTTTAACTTGATTAAATCCAAATTTAGATAATCTATTTATTTTAGATTCATTAATTTTGGGTTGATTATTAATTATATTATTAGCTTCTTCCAACAACTTATCTGATGCTATTTCAAACTCATTGTGTATTGCTAATACTTCTTTAGGATAAATAGCTTTAGATATACTTTTAGGCAATTCTTCCATAATAGCTTCTTTATTTAAGATAGCTTCTTTTCTAAATAGATTTTTTAAATTCATTTTATTTGTTTTAATTTATAAATATAAGTACTATCTTCAGCAAATTTTCTATGTATTTGCTTTAAATACATGTTTTGTATTCTAACATAATCAGATAAACATTCTTTATATGTATTATATGATTTATATTCATTTCCTTTCATTATACCAACTATATTCTTATGTGTATAAGTTAGTTTTGATTTATAATGTCCAGTTTCTTGTTTAATTTGAGCCAAAGCTACATTAGGTAAAATACAACCTAATCTTATTAATTCATTTGTTATAGATGAATCATTTAACTCAATATCTTCTGATTTTTTTAATTCTACTTTCTTATAGTTTATTTTGTAATTATTAACTTTTGTATTTTGTGAAAATAAACAAATAGCAATTATAATTATAACTGAAGCTATTAAAAAATTAATAAAAACTTTTCTATTATAAGTAGAGCATTTACTATTACACTTTTTACAAATATATCTATTATCCATAAAATGAGTAACTTCTTCATTACAACAAGATGATTTTATATTTTTCATTTTAATTTGTTTTTAATTCTTGATTTACTATTTAAATATCCTATTAATATTAAGATTACTATTATTATAAAAGTTCTTAATAAATTAATTAACATTATACATGTTGTTTAAAAAAGTTAATAGCTTCCTGTATCTTACCATCTTCTATATATAAGTATATATCTGATAGTATCATTTGATTTTGTTCTACTGTTCTATCTGCAAAAGCATTAAATACTTCATCTAGATTTATATTTTGCATATCAGGTCTATACTTTAATAAGTTATAAAATCCCATAATACAATTTAAACAAGCATTTCTTGTTGTACAGTTAGTTTTTATGTAGTGTATCATTTTATTATAATTCTAGTATATGTACCTCCTTCACACCATCTTTCATCAGGTATATAATGATAAACAACACTATCTTCAATTACTATATAATTAAAAGCATCTACAGAATAAACTGTATTATTATTAAATTGTAATCTTGCCATACATTCTTTAGTACCAAAATGACAACTAGTTAATGTAATATAAATTATTGTTATTAATATTATTATTTTATTTTTCATTTTATTAAATTTAAAGTGTTATATAAAGCATCTTCTAATGCTTCTTCATAAGTATTATATATTACATAATCTTCAATATTAGCTTCTAAACAATATAGTTCAAATTTTATTTTATCCGCATCAGATTGATAAATACTAAAATAATATTTATTTTCTTCAAATAAGAATTCAATTTTAATATGAATATCATGAACTTCTCGTAGCCAACGTTGTAAAAGGCTTTGTGTTGGTGCTGTATAATAAGCATTACTAGAATGAGAGTTAAGATTCTCAATTATATCTTGATCATAAATAATAGGTTTTGTAGTATTATAAGCTTCGGGATAATAATAGTTTTTAACTATAAAATTAAATCCTTTCTTTTTAGCTAAAACAGCTGTTTTATATTTTATTAATTCTTCATTCATATTATTTATTTATTAATTAAACAAGCTGCTCATCATTCTAAGCTCTATTACACTATAGTTACTTGTTTTTGTTACAGGCGAGTAACAATGTTATTTAATCTGTTTATTATATCCTTTTACTAAATTAGTAGCAAATTCTTTATCTCCAATAACTAATATGAGATTTTTAGTTTGACTAATCTCATATCTATGAATTTCATAAACAACAGGATTATTTCTTTTAATTAATATTAATTTATCTTTCATTTTCTAAATGAAGTTAACAAATCAAATCCATGAGATTCAATCTTAATTTTATTTAATTCTTCTTCTTTAACTCTTTGATTGTGAGCTTTTAAAAGTAATTCATTAGCTTTTTTATCAAATTGACTAATTGAGTATCTATAAGCTTTTTTCTTAGCTCTACGTCTATTATTAATTAATCTTTGATATTCAGGATCTTTTTTAGATTTAAACTCTTTATACCAACCAGAAATAACTATATAAATAAAATCTTCCTTTTGAGCTTTATATCTTTTATAAATAGGTAGTGGTTTTATAGTATTTTTTCCTCCATATTCATAATATAAGAATTTACCATTTCTAAAAAACCTCCTATCTCCATGATAGGCTTTTAATTTTTCATTCATTACAGGGAACTCTTCTATTTTCTCATAAACTTCTTCAAATTTATTTATTGAATCATAAGTATCTTTATGAACTTTATCAGTTCTATAATCATCTGATAGAAAGGCAATATCTTTCTTGTATTTATTTCTTTTCCAACCTTTTTGGATATTGTCAAATTCATCAACTACATAATAAGGATTTCCTCTGCCATAATCTTCAAATTGTTCTAAAAATAATTTCCTATCTTCTCTTTTAGATTTAGTACAATAATAATGAAATGCTAAATCAAATGATTTCCCTATGTTTTTATTTATAATCCTATCAGTTAAATGATGTGGATTTTTATCTGAGTGATAATAATGATCATACCAAGGGTAATCCCAACCTCCTAATCTTCTTTCTGTTTTAAAATAACAAACTCTATTACATCTAAAAGGTAGAGTTTCTACTTTGTCTAATTGATTTATATTTACCTTTGACATATTTATTAGTTTTAAATTGTTTATTATAAGAAGAATGTCTTAATTTAGGTATTTCTACTGTTATTGTGTGATAAATAGGTTCTAAAAAGAAACCTACTTGAACTCTAAATTGTATTATCATAATAATTGTTCTACTTCTGTCTGTGATAAATAACATGTTAAACCTTGAGCTGTGTCAAATAGATAAGTATTAAATATACATTTTCTATAATAAGCTATAAAAGTAGAATTCCTATATTTAAATCTATAATATCTATCTTTTATTAAATTATTTTTATTCATAGTTTAATGATTTTAACTTTATGAGTTCCTCCTTGTGATTCAGGTAATACTAATTTACCAGTTTTTAAAGCTTCTCCTAATGGAGATTTTTCAGTAAAAAATTCAATATCTTTAGGAATTAAAAACTTTTCTTGTATTACTCCATTAGAATATTCTATTTTATATTTTTCTAGTTTAATTTCTGTCATTATTTTTTATTTATATGTAAAATTGTCATTTTAATCTGCCATTTTATCAATTCCATCTAATTTGGTATTCAATTTGATGTATATTATATGTCTAGACAACAAATAAATATTATTAACAAATTAAAAACAAAATTAAATGGAAGGATACATGCCCCCTATGGGAGGTTTTATTAACACAGGATCTGATAATTCAGCCTTAGTTGCAGCTGCTATTGCTGCTGGTTCAAACAGATTACCATACACTGATGGATTTGGTGGTGGAGGTTTAAGTGCTTTAGTATTAGCTTCTCTACTTGGTGGTAGAGGAGGATTTGGCTTTGGTAATGGTACTACTGCTGATAATAACAATATTATCTTAGCTGATTTACGTAAAGATGTTGGTGATGCTGCTTTGGAAGCTGCTAAAGTTGAATCAAGAATTCAAGCTGCTATTCAAGTACAAGATACTAATAATCAAGTAAACTTCAGAGCTTTAGATAATAAGATCTGTGAAGTACAAAAGGATGCTATTATAGTAGGTAAGGATGCTATTATTAACTCACTTCAAATTGAAGCTAGAGCTACTGATAGACTTAATGCTTTATCCACCAATATGGAACATCACTTTTGTAAAGTAGAAGCTGATATTAAAGAAGTTAAATGTGATTTAGGTTTACAAATTGAACGTGGATTCTGTGAACTTAGAGAAAAAACTCTTCAAGATCAATTAGATGAATTACGTAGAAAAGTAGCTTGTGGTGATAATTCACTTATTTCAGCTCAAATATCTAATTTGACTGGTTTAGTTAATTCAACTTTACAAGAACAAAAGCAAAATAATAAAACTGTACAAATTGGAACAGGTTTAATTGCAACTCCTAGTAATTCACAAACTAATGTTCATTAATTATGAAAGAGTGGTACAAGAAACATGTAGATAAATTTTCTGAAGAAGAAGCCTTATGTAAAATTCATGATACAATTGAACGCGCTAAATATTCTTATATTGATGGAGATAATACAGAGTATCTTTATGAATTACAAAAAGCTTGGTCTATGTTGGGTGATTATATCCAGAGAAAGTCTGAAACTGAAAAAGTTGATTTAACTCAAGGTAAACCTCAACAATCTGAACAACAATCTCAAAGACAAAACCAAATGCAATTCTATAATCCTTACTATCCTTATGGAGCTAATCCAAGAGGTAGAGTATATGGTTATCGCAGATACTAATTATTATTAGTAAAATTAATCCTCTTAGAATTAACTAAGAGGATTTTTTGTTTTAAAAAACTACTCATCCATTTCTAAGTGGAATATTATTACTATTTTTAAGATTGGAATTGAACCAATATCTCTGATTACGTCAGTGCATAAGCCTATATGCTACAAATATTTCATAAAAATACCTTACAATAAATAAACTATTCTTAGCAATAGTGAAATCATCTGAATTATTATCAGTTTATAGATTTTAGACATTCTAAATTTATCTTCAGTAAGTAGTTTTTATTTCTTTAAATTAAACAATAGGTGTACTTTTCTCTCAAGCTTTTATTGCTTATTACTATTTTGATTACCGGTATTTATTACCTATTGTTTTTGTGGGGAATTAAGGACTTGAACCTCACTACTTATGTCCTATATTCATAAGATGTCTACCAATTGCATCAGTTCCCCAGTTAGTAGGCTCTTTATATCCTGCGAGCCTACTTAATTGTTACATATTCACTAATATGTTAATTAAAGTTTTCATATAATCTAAAGTTTAATGTACAGATGTTTCGCCAACCAAACTGCTGGGCCTTATTACTTTTAATTTAGAGGCCCAGACTGGATTTGAACCAGTAATCTTCTGTTGTTTATATTTATATGACTTTAATTGATTTAAAGTAAACCTAAAGCTAATCACTCAACACTTAATGCTACTATATAGGTAGTAGATTATAAACTTAATGTTAATTGTAATGCTAAGGCTTAGTGATTTTCTTTAATGATTACCATTGTGTAAGTAATCAAATATTTTATTAGATGTTAAATTAGAATTAACAGATTCAACTTCATTAGCTTTTTTCAAAGCTTCAATAATAGAAGTTAATAATACTTGTCTTCTTCTTAATAAACCTGCTCTTTCTCTATGACTCCATTCTCCTGTAAATTTTTGAAAAGAATACTCTCCAAGATCAATAATAGTATCTTTAGAAGCAACTTGTGGTACATACTTAGCTCCACTATCTTTAGTAATATTAGGATCTGGTAATATATAACTTTCTTTAGTTACTGATTTTTTAACACCTGTTTGAGGAATTGATTCATAAATACCATTTCTATCTTTATAAATTTCATTAGTATTTTTATTCCATATTTCAGAATCACTTCTAACTGGAATAGAAGAATACATTTTTTCAATATCTCCATTTTCAATTAGAGATTTTAATCTTAATAATTCTAAAGAAGAATATTCTCCCCAAGATTTACCATCAACTAATAATTCTGCTTTAGCTATTCCTGAAGCATTTGTAGCTTCTTGAGAAAATAAAGCATCAATATATTCTTTACCCGTTTGTTCAAACCATTGAAGTTTTTCTTCTACTGTTGTAACAATTAATTTAGTACCTCTTTCAGCAGGTAAATCAATCATTCCAGGTTTACTTTCATAAGTTTTTACTTCTCCTTTAAAATCACCTTGATTTTTACTAAAATAAGAACTGTAATCTAATACCATAGCTCTGAATGAACTTTGTAAGGCATCTGTTTTTGCTAATAATACATTTAATTTTGACATTTTAATTTATTTTTATGTTAATTTTAATATAACTAATTGACTATCAATTAATTAGTGGACCTAGTGGGAATTAAACCCACGTCCAAACTAACTATCTAATAACTTTCTACATGTTTAGTATTTGTTTTTCTTCTTAATACAAGAATAATTCTAGATGGTTATACTAGAAATCTACTAGTTTATCTCTAATATTATTATAGTCCTAATAGTTAAACAGATTTGGGACTTTATTGAAATTAATTAGGCTGCTACTAATTCTGCTTCAACAGCAGTTTTTACTTCTACTCCAGATACTAGATCAGAGATTGCAGATTTGGAAGTTAAGTCCATTGCTGAACCTAATTCATTTGTTATAGTGTTAACTATTGTTTATACTCATAGATTTAGATGTTAGGGTACCTCACATCACATGCTTACTATTATATATTTTAGCTGTCAAAATCTGTTAGGCCCATATATTTTTAAATAAAGGCTTTTCACCTTATTGAAAGTTTCAATCAACTTTTAAGTTTTTAATACAAATTAAACCAATAGTTTGACAAGAAATTTCATCTTGCATGGAAAATACTTTCCAGTCTTTTCAACCGTGTCTTATTCCACCACAATAGTTTGTAATTTAATTTGTATATTTTAATTATTGAAAATCAGCTAATACAGCTTCTAATTCAGCAATTTCAGCATTAAGACTTGCAATTTCATCTTCAACTTCTTCTACAGCAATTTCAGCAGTATGAACTTCTTGTTGCTTAGAATTTTTAACATCTAAATAAGCTTCCAAATTAGCAGCAGGAGTAAATCTTGCAACTTCTAAAGCTTCATTAGCCATTTCTAATGTACTATTTGCTGATTGTAAATCTAATTCAAGATTAGAAATTTCACTTTTTCTTGTTGAAATTTGTTGCCTAACTTCAATTGTACTTCTCTTAACAAACAATTCTATTTGTTCTCCTTGTTTTTGAGCTTCACTCTTATTGATATGAGTAAGAGCTTTGTTTACAAATTTGTTTGTACTTTTAAATTGATTTTTTGTTGTTTTTGCTTTTGTAGCCATTTTAATTTAATTTTAATTTGTTTATTGTTTTAATTATTAATTGTTTTTTCTCTTTTTTAACAGGTTGAGAATTGACCTTTTTTATTTTTAAATCTATTTTAGTTGTAATTGGTTTAACTAAACTCTGATTATTTTTACTCCAATCAACTACTTTCCAACTATAAGATTCTGTAATTTTCTCAGTTTTAATTGAATTATTATCTTCCTTTAAAACATATTTCTTAAACTGATCAAAAGTTATTTCAACATGATTATCAGGAATATTACCAGTCCAAAACCCATTACTAGAAGTAATATAACCATTTGGATTTGGATTATTAGGATCCATTTCACCAATAGCTCCAGGAGTTCTCCATTTACCTAAAATTACTATATTTTCTTTAGTAACCTTAATAAACCATTTTTCTGGTAATACAAAATTATCTTTTGGTTTAAATCCAACATGCATTAATTCCCAATAATCTTTATCAATTGGTTTAGCTGTATGTCCATAAACATCAATAATAAAGTTATAGGGTGTTTCATTATTAATTTTATAAAAATGATTTTTTAATACTCCATTATGACCATTATCTGATTTTATCCATTTAACATATCTACCAACTAAACTTTCTTGTTTTATTGTAGGAATTTCATGAGGTAAAGCTTTTCTAACTCTACCATAAAATACTCCATTACCTTCATCTTTAGATGATTCAGTTAAAAAGTTTCCTTCCTTCCATACTCCATTATCAGAAATATAACCTATTTTAAAAGTTTTATTTCCTGTATGAAAATTAGAATTAAAATTTTGAAAGCCATCATCACCTTCTTTTAGTATGGTTACCCAATCTCCAACCTTAGGTTGCCATTCTTTTTCAACTTTAGGTAAAGATACTAATTCAGCAAATCCATAAATATTATGATATAAACAACTTTGACCTGTTCCACCATAAATATGACCATTATATATTTTATAAGTATTTGAATCTTGTTTTAATACATGATTATTTCCATTAAAACACTTATAAGTACAACCAATAGGAAATCTTTTTTTACATTCAGTTTGAATTTCTTTTATAGACATTGTTTTTTCTTTAATAGTTTCTGGTTTAGAAATTATCTCAGCCCATTGACCATCTTTAAAAATATAACAACCTGATCCTATAAATTTATCACCATTAATCTTTGAATAATAAATTATTAATGAATTATTATTTTGCCAATAACTATTAGTTTGAGTAAAAGATCTATCATTAATAACACAATCTTCTTTATATTTAATATCTTTAAATACAGTTCCAACAGGATAATCTTTTTTAGCTTTTTCTAGTATTTGTTCTTTAGTCATTTTAACTTGTTTTTCTGGTTTAGGAATATATTTACCTTCTTTTTCACATAATTCAAACCATTCAATTTCTTCAGAAGTAGCTAATCTTATTGTTCTATCAGTAAAAGCCCAAAATTCATTTCTATATTTATTAGATTTTGTCCACAAACTATTACAATAATGTTCTTTATTAAATCTTACACATATTTCATTATTATAAAAATAAATTTTACCTTCTTCAAGAGTAAATCCATGACCATTAGTAAAAGTGTATTTGGGTTTAATAATTTTATCTACATGTCCTTCAGGTAAATATTCTTGTATTTCAGAAAGATCTGTTAGTAATTGTAATCTATTATTATTAGCTCCACAACTTCCATTATCTTTAACATAATTACTATCAATTCTTTCATCATAAAGCATATAAGCTCCATCTAATTTACTATTAGAACATTTTCTATAACCATTTGTAAAATCAGTTATTTTATACCAACAACCAACAATAAATTCAGATTCTTTCTTTAAAGTAGTTACATCATAAGGTTTACCTAATCTATCATATTCAGCTATTTCTTCTTTAGTAGCATATCTCCAATCTAATAAATCTTTTGATTTATCAAATTTAAGAGTATAACAACCATTTCCAACTCCATTTATATCAGCTAAAACACTTAAAGCATCATCATCTTTTCTTTGTTTAGTTATAAAATTAACTTTGGTAGTATTTCCTTTAAAACTATTATGTAATTTTAAACATACAATATAATCACCTTCTTTAAATTGATTAATCTCTTTAGTTTTATTTTGAGCTTCATACAATTCTTTTGTAGATGGTTTAGTTAATTTAACCCATAAAGCTGCTTTATTACCATCTTCATCCAAACATATATAAGTATTTCCTCCTAATGAACATGTATAATTATTTCCTTTTTCTTCAGATAAAACTTTAAATATTTGTCCTTCTTTTCGATAACTTTTAAAACCACAAGCACTATTATTTCCACCTGATAATACACTAACATATTCTGGAATACTTTCTTCAATGAAATCTGAAGCTGGATAAACTATATAATCTTTATTTTCAAAAAAAGAACAATTAGGTACATCAATACAAATTGTATCTCCCCATTCTTTAAATTTAGCATTTGTTGTTCTACCAGTTAATTTAACTATTTTATCCCATTCTTTTTGAGTTTCACATTTAATAGCTGTTTTTTCATTTTTATAATCTTCTATTTTTTTCATTTTAACAAGTTAAAGTTTGAGTTTGAAAATGATTATATTCAATATTAGTCATTTTATTAATAAAATTTATTCTATTATTTTTTAATTTTTCAATAAATTTATTTTTAGTTAATCTTGTTCTAACTAACATGTTACCTTGAGGTAATCTAAATTCATTAATTTTTACTTGCTTTTCCATAATATTTTTATTAAAAATATAACAGGAAATTAATCCTGTTATATTTATATTATTTATTTATTTAGAAATATTAATCATAGGAGTATTACTTCCTAATGAAGTAGTTGGAAGTTTACCATCCCAAGTTCTAATCCATTCAACTTTAACAAAATTATCTGTATAAGAAGCTTGTAATTCTCTATTAGCTAAAGCTCTAAATTTAGCTGCTTCATATTCTCCTTTAGCTTCTGCAATATTAGCTGATGCATCTCCATTAGCTTCAGCAACTTTAATTTTAGCCTTAGCTTCAGCTGTTTTAACATCATTTTCAGCAGTTAAAGCTGTTTGAACTGATGTATTTTTAGCATCAATCATGTGTTGTAAACTAGCTGGAGGAGTTAAATTAGAAGTTATTCTTTCAAATTTAAAACCATCTTTTAATAAGGCGTTAGTTAAATAAGATTCAGCCATTTCTTCAAATTTATTTCTATTATTTACAAGACTATCAGGACTAAATTTATTAGCAGTTAATCTATAAGCATCATAAACAACATTTCTAATTATAGATGATTGAATTTGATCTAATGGTCTTCTATATCTAACATAAATATTAGGAACTTCAGATTGTATTGGTGAATAATTTAAAGTGGGATCTACAGTAAAAATACTACCACCTTTAGCTGTAACAGTAAAAGGTTCAAAATCTGCTGTTTGTGTATATGTAGGAAATTCTACAATTTGAGAGGCTCCAGGCATATAAAATACCCAACCAGTAACTTCTGTTACATTAGAAACTCCCTTTTCAGAACCAGTCATATTAACTTTTAATCCTGTATGTCCTGCATCAATTCTTGTACAAGAACTTATTGATATTACTATTGCTATAAAAGCGATTAAATTAAATATTTTTTTCATTTGTTTTATTATTAAATTGTTTTATTATTTGTTTGATTAATTTTACTAAAATTATTGTTGTTATTCCACCTATAATAGGTATTAATATTCCATATAATAAGAAATAATGATTCATTAAATCTGCTACTTGTTCTAATCCTAAAGTCATTAATATAATAGTTAATATTATTAATGATATTAAAAAACTTATTTTTATTATTTTCATTTAAAATAATTTATTTGTAATTTTATTTATAATATAATATAAAATAAATAATACTATAATTACTGTTGAAATAAATAATAAAAAATAATTTATCCAGGGAATTAATGAACATACAATTAATATTTTATAAATATTAACTCTACCTTTGTAATAATCAATCCAACCAGAATATTTACTAGGTTTTTCTATTACAAATTCACCTTCATCTAACTTAATACATTTCTTTTTATCAAATTTTGCTATTAATATAGTTATAATAATACAAAATATTACTGCTAATATATACATTTTATGCTAATTTTAATTTTTTACTTGTTTGTTTTCTTAAAAATTTCTTTAAATATCTATTATTACCTAATGATTTTAATAAGTAATTAATAGCAGCATTTAAAATAGGTTTATAAGAAGATGGTTTACTATTATTACCATTTCTTCTAATAGTAATTCCAGTAGGTTCTCCTTTAAGATCTACTAAGTTATATACTTTTCCATGTTCTACAAATCTCCTTGCTTGTCTAGAAGGTCCTTTTGTAATATATGGATTATGTTTATCTAATGGATTAGTTACAATACCATCAGAATTAATTTGTTTAACATAAGGTTTATTTAATGTTTCCATGATTTTTTAGTTTTTAATTATTTTTTATTTCTACTTTTTATCCACTCCATAAGAGTTTGATATTTTTGTTTACTTGAAGTTACACTCATTTTAATTTAATATTAATTCTGTTTGAAATTTATCTGTTATATTATCTCTTAAATTTGAATATTCTTCATAATAAAATCCTTTTTCAAGTTTTCCGATTTTATGTTTATTACTATAAATAGAAGATAAACTAACAGTAATATTATCTTCATTTAAAATTCTTTTACAAGCTTTAGCTAATGGACAATTAAATATGTTTACAAAATCATTTACTGGTGTTAAATTATAATCTATATCTTCTCTAGTTATTGTTATTGATTTTTTACTCATTTTATTTAATTTAAAAAGAGTTGTACCTGGTTATACAACTCTTTTATTTATAACTTATTTAATTAAGCTGCTGCATCTACTAAATTAGTAGTAGGATTAACTGCTGGAGTAGTAGCTCCAATTGTTAATTCATGACCAGCTGATTTAAATACTGATTCAATTGTTTCATGACCAAATACAACAGTTGTATATTTAGTAGCTGTATTTTCACCTACTGTATAAGCCGGTACCTGACGAGAAACTATTTCTGCTGGTACTTGTTTTCCAATAAATTTACTGATCTGTTCAGGATTTCCACCTTTCCAGATAGCTTCAGTTCCATCAATATTATGTTGTTGCCATATTACACGTTTTACTGTAGAAGCAAAAGGATTGTTTGGATCCTGAAATTCTGCTGTATAATATTGACGTGAAACTTTACCATCTTTTCTTGTTTTCTCTGTTGATAATGCGGAGATTGCTAATAATACTAATACTTTATTCATAATTTTAATTTTTAATTTGTTATTTATTGTTATATTTCTTTTTAAACCTGTAGAAACAAAAAACAGGGATCTTAATACCATAACCAGCTGATAATAATATTTTGATAAAATAAAGAGGCTAGTCAAGTTCTAGCCTAACACATTTTTAGATAAACCGCAGGAATGTGTGTGATTCTTTAAGTACAAATCATAACCTGAAACTTGTTTTTTTTGTTTTTAAAATTAAGCTGATGCATATCAACAAGCCATTTAACTTAACCATAGTTTAAGCACTTAATTTTTTATTAATCAGAAATCATCATAAAACTGATTAATTTTTTAATACTCTAAAATCTTTAGGAAATACTGTTGCTATAAACTTATCAACAGTTGATATGATTTTTTCATTCCTATTTTTATTTAAATGATTTGTTAAATTTAACTCTTCTTTTTCAATTAAAAGTTTATTAAATGTTCTTAACCATTCTTGTCTTTTAACTTTTTGAAAGTGACTTTTCTTAGTAACTTTTAAAAAGTTAATTGTTTGTTCTATCTGAAATTCATTCAGTTTTTGAATAGGAATAAGTTTATTATTCCATCTCCAATGTAAATTATTTAGCATGATGCTACTTTTAAAGAAAGATTAAATTTTGGTTGAAATTTAATACTAAGCATTGTTTCTAAGAAACTTTGTTGTAAAGCATTATTACTTCCTCTTTTAGCTGTTTTTAATAGCTCTCTTTCCTTTTTAGTTTTAATAAAAACAGTTTTATCTATTAATACTAATCCAGGTCTTAAATTTTCAGCAACCATCATTCTGTCATTAGTTGTATGAACATAATTATCCATCCAGTATTTTTCATCTCTACCATCTTCTGTTGGATCTTTAATAGATCTTAAAGAGAATTTAGATTTACCTTGTGAATTAGTTTCAATTAACAATTGAGAGTTTCTCATTGCTCCATCATTTACTTTGGTTAAAATTTGTGTGTTTGATTTCATGATTTTTTATTATTAAACGTGTGTATAACCTTTTTTAAGTAATTTATTTAAATCTTTTATTTCTTCTTTTAACCAATTAATTCTTGGAAGTAATCCTTTATAACTTTTAAGTAATGGAAATAAATAAGCTTTTTGACCAATATATTTATCATAGTAACCATCAATATTAAATAAATCATAAATTTCTTCATCAGTTGTATGAAGACAATTTTTACAAATACCATAAGATAATCTAGTAATAATTAATTGATTTAAACTATATTTTTCATTATAACCTTTTTCATAATTAACAAGACATTTTTTAAATATCTCAATTAGTTTCTTTATTTCCATTTTAATTATTTTATTATATTATAAACTATCCATCCAAATAATAATATTATTAATGGTGTTAAAAAGAAATTAGAAAATGTTTGATTTTTATCTTTATATTCATCTTTAATTACACTTGATGAATGATTTTTAAATAAAGATATAAATAATGATATTCCTAATGCTTGAACATAATTTATTTCTGGTAATGTTGTAAATACTGGTAATAAAAACCAATACCAAAATTTATATACTATAAAAGAGTATATTAATGTACTATAAGATATAATAAATACTATTATAAATATTACAGCTAAAATTCCTAATATTATTTCCATTTTAATTAAATGTTAAAGTTGTTTTAAACTCAGTAATTACTCCATAATTTAAAGCATTATAATTACTTTCAGTAAATGGAGGATTGATTGTTCCTAAAGTTTTATTTAAATCATTATCTCTTACACTATTATCATCAACAGCTGGATTTTTTGATATATTAGCTTCTTTAATAGCTCTTGCTAAAGGACAATTAGCTACATTTAAATAATGACTACCTAAATGTTTATTTGTTATTTTTAATTCTACTTGTTTTGACATATTATTTGTTTTTTATTAATTATTCTTGAATTGGTAATTCTTTTATTAATGGTATAACATTTGAATAATCTCTTATACCTTCAGAATAAGATTTATCATTTATTGTTGCTAAATTAAGATTACAACCCTCATGTATTTTCATATCATTAAATGGTTCATATCCAATTTCTGAAAAATTATCTGATAAACATCTATAACCAGTTGAATCAATTTTTATATTTAAAATATCAGCTAATACTCCTAAACAACACATCTGATTAGGAATTACAGGATTTTTTAATTTATAACCAAATTGTTCATATTTTCCAGATTCTAATGCTTTAATCCAATTATCTTTTACTTCTTGTGTAAATTTAAAGTTTTTCATTTTATTATTATTTATTAATTTAAAAATATAACTAGCTAGTATTTCTACTAACTAGTTATTATAACTATTAATGATGAGTATTAATAGCTTTGCTCCACAATCTTCTCATCTAAATTATCTGGTTCTTCACCTGTGGAGTTATTCTTCTATGATATTATATGTTTTATATTTAACTCTTTTATTCTTATAAGTTATTTTATATCTGTAAGATTTAACTTTTCTTATTTCACTATCTTCTGTATATTTAATAGTATATTCTAAAGTTTCTATTAATTGATTATTATCAATAATAAAATAATCTTTAGTATATTGTATAATACAGATTATAATTAACAAAGTTATTAATACTATATCCATTACATTAGTTTTAAATTAGGTATTTGACCATCTTGCTTACAAATATATAAAGTTATACAAGGTATTAAGTTAATACACCATCTTTTACAAGATTTAGAATAATGAATACCTATCCAAAATGAAGCTAATCTAATCAATATACCAGCTTTAAATTTACTTAAATATGCTATACTAATTATTAATAAATATATTAATAAAACTGAGCTAAACCATATAATCCACATTCCTAAAATTATAAGTATATTATTCATTATTTAAAGTTTTTAGGTTTATATATAATTATTGGTGTTTTTACACTATCTAATGGATGTTTTAACCATAGATATTTTAATGCTACAGCTAATTTTCTATCTTCTACTGTAATAGTATCTTTATAGTTAGCTGTACTATCATTAGCTAAGTTAATGTTGAATAGTAAGGTTATTAGTAGTATTTTCATTTTGTTAATATTTTTATATGTTTTTTAATCCAAGATATTCTTGGTGTTATAAAATTTTCAATCCAATAATAACCATAATTATTATTGAATAGCATATAAGGATTATACCGTTTATATATAGGTCTATTTTTATTTATATATTTTTTTAATAACCAATATTCATCTGTAGTAATAATATGTTCATTATTTAACTGAGCAATCCAATTACATAATCCATCTTTAAAATGCTTTTTATGTTCAAGCATTAATTCTAATAATTCTTTTATAGTTCTTTGTTCCATTTGTTAGTTTTTAGATTAATAATTATTAATGTGGGGAAAAGAGGAATCGAACCTCAAACTTCTTCCAATGCTGGTTGTAGACTACCATTATCTTATTTCCCAATTTAAAATAATCTATCTTAAATGTTCTGATAATCAATATTTTTACAAATATTTAATTGATTTAAGATAGATTTCTGATTTGTTTTTAGTTATTTTTTCATGATTTTTAGATTTATTAGTTTTAGCACCTTCTTTTTATTTAGGAAAAGATTTTAACTTTTCTAAAGACTCGTCTGTCACCTAATAAAAGTAAGGTCACGTAGTTAATAGTTTTCAAATTAGGCATTCATATCTTTTACAAAAAGCTTGGATACGGCTTATTAACTACTTGCTGGAAACTCATTTGTGTTGTAGGATATTGATTTAACCAAGTGTTTCCACTGCATCTTACCAAGTTAATTATTAACTGGCATCCTCATAAATATCTCTTTTTCCAATAGAGCAACACATCTAATATTTCTATTAGTATCTTTATATAATAATATTTTACATCCTGGGGTTTGCACCTCTAATCCATTTCTGAATTACACATATACTCTGATGAAGCCAGTTATTATTATAAAGGTATTCAATGTTTAACCTATTTTTTTATAAAGCTACTTTTGCAATACACACTACTGCTTAAAATCAAATTTAATAAATTGTATTGTCTTTATTAAATATTAGATTATTTCAGATTCGTCACTAACTTTATATTATTTTTTGATACTGATGTATCATCCCGGTATTATATTTAATTTATTATTATTCATTAGTTATAAGGTAACTATCCATCATGATTTACCTAGTTTTCATGTTTTCTATTTATTTTAAGGTTAATAAATAATTTAATTAATAATAATCTTATAGTATTTCTTTGCTTTAAACTGACTGGACAGCTATAAGATTTAAATAACAAATCCCCCATCACTTAGCATAGATGTGAAGGGCCTCAATACCCAAAAGAGATTTGTTTTATTTTTTATTAATAATTCTAATACTCTAGATAGTTGAGCATATTAGAATTTATTTTAGTATTTTTATAATCCAACTATCAAAAGAAGTATCACCAAAGAATTTATTATTTTTTGTATCATTACTACCTGTCCAATAAGCTAAATTAGCTATTTTTTCAATTTCTTTTCTATTCCAACTATCTTTAATTGGTTTGATAATTATTTCATTGTTTTGGACAAATAATCCAAAATCACCTTTTTTAATATTTTTATCAGGATGAGAAAATATGTGTTCTCCATATTCAACTAACACCTTATCAATTGCTTTACCTTCATTAAAAGATTTAATATATTGTTCAATGAATGAGTTAGGTATTTGAGGATAAATAATATCTACAGGTTTATAATATTCAATACAATGCTCACATCTTTCTTTACATCTATTATTAGACTCTTCTTCACTTTGACAATGAGTATAATTTAAATCAGAATTAGTTGTTGCTATTATCTTTTTACAATCTTTACAAATATTATTTTTATCTAATTTGCGCGCTTGTAAAATTTGATTTGTATTACTACAATATTTCCAATCATCTTTTTCTATCTTTTCATCACTTAAAATGTATAAATGTTGAGGTATATTATCATATAATGCTGATTCTTCTGTAGCTACTACAGAGCTTATCAGTAATTTATTACATAAATGTAATTTACTTTTTTTTGTTTCAAGCATTATAACTTGACATTCTTTATGTATTGACATATTGTTTATTTTAAAGTATCTCCTATATTTCTACTTTCACCTATTGTTCTAGCTATTATTGACATATTACCAATACATAATATAGTCTTATTACTATCTATTACTGTAATATTATAACAACCTAAAGATTTTTCTTTACCTATTAATATAACAGGTGATTTTAAAGTGTTAAATTCTCTTGTAGAAATATCAGTATAATCTTCTGATTTAGTTGATTCACAACTCGCCAATATACAAATTGTTAGTAATAATATTAGTTTTTTCATTTTATTTAGGTTTAAATATTGTAATTTTTAAACTTCTTAATTCTCTATTTTTCCAATTTCCTAATAAATAATTAATACCTATTATAGTGTTATATCCAGGTGCTATTGTTATAAATATATCTAAAGAAGTAGGTTTTAATGAATTCCATCTTCCATCTTTATCATAATAAGCTTTTTGTATGAAATTAAAGCTTAAATTTACTGATATAAGATAAATAATAATAAATATTAATATAATTAAAGATTTTTTTTTCATTTTATTTATTTATTAGTTAATAATTGTGTTGAATATAGGACTCGAACCTATAACTTTAAGATGACGTAGTCTTATACTCTACCAATTGAGCTAATTCAACATTTAATTTAACAGGCTTTGTTCATCACTAATATAACCAGATAGGGAATTAGCCTCTCTAGTGTTTATTAGTATCCTGTTATAGATTCTTTCAAAGTGTTTAATTACGCCAAACACATAAAAGCTAGAGTAAAAATAAAGTAGGAGTTATTACCTAAACCCATACAAGAAAATTGGATTGTTTAATGAGTATTACTACTCTGATCTAAATATAAGGAATCACACCTCTTTCACATTTAATCCAGCTCATTGAGAGTATTTAAATTGTGTTGCTGTTTTACTAAACTAGCTTAAAAATTTAATAAATTACTTGTGCAATTTCAGGCAATATTATGTAGGCAGCTAATCCTACTCTGAAGCTGTAAATTTATAATATCTATACAACAAATACAAACTGCTGATACAGTTTTATAGGGAATATTATACACATTGCACCTATCTTACTATGATGTTCCTATTATTTGTCTTCTAGCAAGTAATTTAATATTTTAATAAACATTTCTACATTATTATAAATTCATAGGTGTCTATGTTCCTACCTCGATGTTTGCAATAACTTATCATTTAAGATAGTAGAAATGTTTAATATTTTAATTTTCTTAAATATTTTATAAGTATTAATTTAGCTTTATAAGCATCATAAACTTCTTTAGATACCTCACATACTTTGACATCAAAACAACGTTGTCCAGCAGATTGTTCTGTCATTTGAATATATTTACCGTCTTTTTTAATAATCCAATCATTTGGATTAATTATATTAATTTGATTTAATACATCAATAGAATCAACTATAACTTTAGTTACAATACTTGCATGTACTTCTATTTTAGACATTTTGTTTGTTTTAATTGTTAATAATAATAAACTCTCACAAGGTTACCAGTTATTCCTTGAAATCTAATGATTAATTAGATGTAAGTGTATATCTATCTATAACTTAGTTATCACACTAATTAGTAGTAATACAGTTTTCCTGCAATTTGATGAGAGTTTATTTAAGTAATTAATATCTACAAGACTGTCTATTCTTGAAATTAACATTATTTGTAACTTTGTTATCATTACTGCACCTACAATTGGATAGATATTAATTACTATATTGTTAAAATTCAAGTTTATTAGTTTCTCCTTTTAAAAAATCAATTAACTTTTTATTATTTTCTTTATTATCTTGAGCTATAAATACTTCAATAGGACTCCAAAATAAATAATTGTCTGAGGAAAATAATTTGGTATTTCTTTTTTCTTTAATATCTTTAATAAGACCATTAAGTTCAGGATTTCTTCTAGGTGAATTATGTTCATCATCACATTTAAATACTCTTTCACAAGATTTTTTTAATAGTGTTGAAGCTCTTTCAGATCTACAATCATTAGTCATTTGACCATAAATACAAAGATAATTGTCATTAGAATTTAATGTATTAAAATCTAATTTATCCAATTCTTTTTTAGTTGCATGTTGTTTTAATTTAGTAGCCTCAGCTATTACTAAATCTTCTAATTCTTCTTGATTTAATGTATTCATTTTTATGATTTTTTAAAGGTTAAAATTAAACATATTATTGTGCCAATCATTTAATTGTTTATAGAAATAATACTCTTTTTGAAGTATTTTTCTTAATTTCTTTTTCTTTTTTCTTGGTAAATGTTTAGCATCAATCCATTGTTGTTTGATTTCTTCTAATTTCTTTTTACCAAGTTCTGATATTTGATCTTGTTCATTTATAAACAAACTAAGAGCATGCATTAAATATGACATTGTTATGATTTTTAGTTAATAAATAAACTATTGTAATAGTAGATATATGAAGTTTTATATTTGAAACTCCCAAAATGAACTTTAATTTGTCAAAGCTTGCCTCGATAGCAGTATTCTACATAACTGTCAATTTTATATTACAATAGTATTAAGTTAAAATAGTTGTTTATAAAACTCTTTTAATTTCTTTTTAATTTCAATAATATCTTTGTTATTATCATATAATCCAATAAATCTTGATATTGAATCAGTTAGACTATGTACAACTACAGTGTTAGTTAAATAAGAAGTAGTAAAGAATCTTGAATTAGATTTCATTAATATACCTTCAGTTGTTTCTTCAGTAGTTAATAATACTGAATAAACTAAGTTATTCTTTATTTTGATAACTAATGATGGATGTCTTAATCTACAAGTGACAATATCTCCAATTTTTAATTCATTAGTTTGTTGACAAATTTGATTAAACTTCATTGAATTAATGATAGTTTTAATTTGCTTTACATTTAATTCATTATTGTCCAGGACTAATAAGAATTGTTCTTTTGTTAATCCTTGTAGGTCTTCTGGTTTAGATATTATCATAGTTTAGTTGTTAGATTAGTTAATTATTATGTAGTTTAATTCAATTGCAATACCCCCTATTAATAATAGTATTTCTAATAATAAGAGTATTAATAATATATTGAAATCAAAATTATCTTCTGTAATATATGCTTTATAAGCACAATAAAATGCTAGTATTATTAGTATTGATAGAATTATTAGTAGTATTGTCATTGTTATTTGTTATTAAAATACCAATATTTTGGTATATATACATATTTTTTAAAGATAGTATAAAAATAGTTATTATTCATAAGTTTAGCTATATAATAGGTTTATTTTAGGTAATTTGTGGTAATTATGCAAGCGATTAATTGTAGGTTAGAATAAGTGGTACTCTCTTATCTCTAAATAAAACACTAATAATCAATTAGTTATATTACAGTAGGGCTAATATTTCTATTCCTTCCATATAATTAACTGATTTATCATTCATTAACCTAAATTAATCAACTTATTGAATGATATTTAATTCATAAAAGTATTAATTACTATAATTCTTGCCCAATTATAATAACTAATACTTAAACTGTAATCTTGCAGGATTACTATTATTACAAGGAGGTAATAATTGGTAGAAGGATATGGAATTGAACCACAAGATAATTAACTAGTACTCAACTAATTATCCCAAGACCTATCTTTTAGCACTTTTAAACTTTTATTTGCAAATTATTGTTTATATCTTCTAAAATTGTTGCACTTTCCTCCCATATATTTTAATAAATACTCTAATTGTGACAAACTTTGTAGATAAACTACACAGGCTTTGATTTAATTTGTCAATCTTATGTTCCCTAGCTTCAAAGGTCAATTAGAGTATTATTATAATAGTTAGACAAAATCAGATCAATGAAATAACTAACTATTTATATCTTAATAAAATCAATACCTACAAGACTGTTATTCTTGAAGAATATGGTTCCCTTACCAGCAGTTAAATAACTTTTCTCCATAAGCATCCACTTGTATTAGTTCCAACAAATTGGATAGGTATTGATTTAATTTAATAAGTTAAAACTATTTAGCATACAGTTAAGGATTTATTGGTTACACCTTATTCTTATTTTCATAAGTTCTCCACTATACACTAAATAATTTAATAAATTTAAACTCTAACAAGTGGTTAATTCCACTTAAATAATCAGTATAAGTTTGGGAATTAGCCAGACTAAAGCAATTATTCATTAAGCAGTGATTAGAGTTTAATAAGTTAAACAAACTTAGGTTGTGAGTTTAAACAAGATTACACCTTGTCCTAAGTTAGTTTAATATTGTTATTTCTCAGCATAAAATCCTCTTAATTTACCTGAATATCTGATATTAGTATATCCTTCATGTTGTAAATCAAGTTTTAATTGAGATTTAGTTATTGATTTAAATGTAGTTATTGTAAAGAATTCTTGTTTCATTGTTTTAGTTATTAATTGGTTAGTAATTAGTTTAATTAAATTTAATTATAATAGTTCAGGTTGTTAGATGTTTTTGAACTCAAATGATATTTTAATCATTAACCAATATTATAATTATCCCTCTGTACTCAATTGTAATAGCTGTCCTTCAATAAGGCTTCCATTTAAGTACTCTGTTGTTACTCTATTACAATTGCTCAACCTTGGGAATTGAGTTATGGTACATTATTAACCTACAACTACTATTAATAGTTGTAGGATTTAAGGCTTTAAATGGTTATAATAATTAAATAATGTTTGAGCAATTAATAAACATGCTATAAATACTATTAAAATAATTATAGCATGTTTAGCCATTTCTTTTATTTCTTGTCTAATTTCTTTACTTATCATTGTTATTTAATTTAAGATTAATAATTGAAATAAACTATTGTAAGGATACAAACCTTAACACATGGATATTAAGTCTAATGACGCCATAACTAAGTGATTAACCTATGTTAATATTAGCTGCCTGTTATACTGGACAATAGTTTAAATAATAACTCTCAACCTGTTACAGTCAAGAGTTATTAGTGTTATAATGTTGCTATAACATTAGTTTCAGAAGCTGAATGAAGCATGTAGAACTGTTCTCCAATAGTTCCTCCGTCTTCAGGTTTATCTACTTCACACAAACTAACAACAGGTTTAGCATAACCTTTCTTAGATACCTTACCTGAGTTAGTACCACAAGTAAAGAATATCTTATCAGTATGTGGATTCTTAACAACGTCAAGTGTTGTTGATTTACTCAATTCTTTAAACTCAATAATAGAGTGTGTTTTAACAAATTTCATGATTGATGGTTTTTTAGTGTTAATTAATTAATGGATTGCAAACTTGTTAGGGGTACTTTCCTTCCTATAACTTGGTTAGGGTATAGAGTTAGGTGGGGGAATCCATTTAAACACCTATAAAACAATTATTTACAAAAAATTTTTAAAAAATTTATTTTTATCTACCTAAGTTTATAGGAATTTTAGTCTAATTTTCACACTTTAGCTATAACTGATAGAAACTTTACTATAATCTGGCACTAATTTAATAAAATTGCCAAAATATAGAAAATAATTTAAAATAAATTTGTTTTTCTCAAATCTTATTCCTATATTTGTACTCAGTTAATAACCTTTTAAGGAATTAAGATTTAACAAGGCTTAAAATAAGAGGACTAACGAAAGGTAAACTTATCAAATAGATAATAAGATCTTTAAATTATACAAGATTTAATTGCTGAGATTAATAAAGCAGGTAAAGCTACTCAGGAAGGTACAGAGATCTCATCTCCAGACACTTTTAAATCAAGATAATTTTAAAATTAAGGTACTTTAGAATTTCTAAGGGAACCTTGTTATGTTTATTAATTAAATAAATATAAAATTAATCTTTCTGATTTTCAATTACTTAGAAAATAAATTTGTTTTATAACAAATAATGTTATATCTTTACAGTATAATTAATAAACAAATTAAATGACAGAAGAACAATATAATTATTACTATAAACTTTTATGTTTAAAAGAATTTGATGAAAAAATAGAAGAAGAAGCATTTGCAAAAATGTATGATTTAATAAGAAAAGAAATAAGTAAAACAAAAGAAGGAAAAGCTTTAGAAGCATTATTAGAAACCTATAGTACTGTTATAACAAATAGAAATTTAAACAAAGAAAAATTCCTTAAAACAATTAAGTATTCTAAATTTTTAGAAACTTATAAAGAAGAAATTGCAGTATTACAAGAATATTTACCAAAAGCTTTATTTAAATATGATGAAGCTCATTTTAATTTAGAAACATTAAAACTTCTTAAAGAAGGTAATTTAAAATTTAACAATGATTAAATTCACAGAAGATCAATTAAAGATTATAGAAATAATAGGTTATACTCCTAAACCTTATATAGATAAGAATGGAGAAACTCAATTAGATATTGATTGGTTTAATTTAAAAAAAGATAAAATTGAACAAGTAGCAAGATTTATGATTGAAGTAGAAAAAGAAAAACTTAAAAAAGCTTTAGATCAAATGTTTTTAGATGATATTGTTTATGGAGAATCTTGTATTAATTTAGATACATTAGAAAGAGTACACCCTTTAGAAATACCAAAGAATGACATTTAATATAAACCTTAAAAAGGAGGATAATATTTATGAAGCTTATTTAACTTATATAAATCCTATATTTGCTAAGAATCAATTAACTGATTTAGAGATTAAATTACTAGGAACTTTTATGAGTATTAAAAATAAGTATAAACATTTAGATGAAACAGATCTTAATAAACTATTATTTCATAAAGAAACTAAAAAGAGAATAAGAACTTTTCTTAACATTAAAGAAGCAGTATTTAACAATACTACTAAATCATTGAGAGATAAGAACTTCTTTAAATATGATAAGATGTTAATACCTCTTCCAGAAATAAAAGATAATAAATTAATAATTAGTTTTGCACTGAGTAAGAATGGATAAAACTAAGAAAAGGTTAATAACTGATTTAAGTATTAAATATTCATTACCATTTGAAGTTATAGAATTAATAACTAATAGTCAATTTCAATTTGTTTCTAAAACAATGAAAGAGATGAAATTATCAAAAGAATATAAAACAATATTATTACCTAAGTTTGGTAAGTTTGCACCAAGTCAAGGAAAAATTAAAAAATATGAAAATAGTAGAAATAATAAAAGCTTATTGGAATTATCTGATAAAACCAAAGAATAAAGAATTACAAGAAAAAAGATTAGAAATTTGTACTCCTTGTGAATTTAATAGTACTAAAGATAAAATTAAATTTCATAGTCATTGTTTAAGTTGTTCATGTTTCCTCCTACCAAAATCAAATGGATTAAAAGCTAAGTGCCCTAAGAAAAAATGGAAAAATTAAATAATTATGATAGAAATAGAAATTAAAAATTATCTTCCAGAAGGATATACGTTATCTAAAGGATCAGAAGTATCAAAGATAATACTATCTGATAAGGGAATAGATTATAAGTTTAATTATGAAGCAGAATATGAAAAAGAAATTGAATTTGACCCTCATGAAGATGATGATATATTAAGAGGTAAAGCTATTGAAAAGAAAATGGTAGATGGTTCTATATATAATATAGAAGAAGGATCTATAAGTATTAAAGATGTATGGGGAATATCTAAATCCTCAAAAGCTTATTTTAAAACTAAAGAAGATGAAAGTAATAAATTAAAGTCTTATGCTTATGAAATAAGTGTAGGAGATTTAATATTATCTTTTGAAACTAAAGAAGAACAAAGTGAAGTTTATAGTATAGTATTAATGTGGTTTAAAGAAAATAAATAAAACAATATGAGTAATAAAATTAAGTATACTCCTTTTTCAAATGGAGTTTTAGTAGTTTATGTAGAAGCAAAAAAAGAAACAGAATCAGGAATTTATTTACCTGATACTGTTGAAGAAAGAGATTCTTTAACTAAAGAAATTTATCAAGGTGATGAAGTAATTGCTATTGGTCCTGAATGTAAACAAATTAAAGTAGGTCAAACAGCTTATTTTAATTTACAAGTAATGCCTAAACCATTTCAAGTAGATGGAGTTAAATATCTTTTATATAGAGAAGGTGATATTCATGTAATTAAAGATTAAGATGATAAAAGAATTAAAAGTTAAAGGTGATAAAATTATATCTATTGTATGTAATAATACAATTTTTAAATTAGGTGATAAAATTGATTTAATACATAATGTCGAAGATGGCATATTTTCAGAATATATTATTGAAGAAATTCAAAACAAAAAAGGTACTAATAAACATTTTGATAATAAAGTAGAATTTCCAAAATATACTATAATAACTAATTGTGGTTGTATTGATCCTAAAAATGCAGCTCATGTAAATTATAATACAGAAAAATATAAATTAAACAATATTGAATGTTTATCTATTGTAGAAATATTAAAAGAATTAAATATTTTTCCCAATGAAAGAAAGCATAAAAAATTATTAAAATTAGTTAAAGATAAAATTAAAGATTAAAATGGTAGAACAAATAAAACAATTAAGAGTACAAATAGATGGTTTAGCTCAATTAACTAAAGAGTTAAAACCACTTAGAAAAAATAATTTTAACTTTACAAAAGAAGATTATTCAGAAAGTATAGATAAAGTTAATAAAGGAATATCTCAAGGATTTCCGGTAAACAAAGGAATATACATTGTTTATAATAATATAAATTCTAAAGAAATAGAAAAATCAGTAGATTCACTTTACTTAGCTAAAGCTTGGTTAGGTAAAATGCTTTCAGAATTAGGAACTGAATCTCCTTATAAAGCAGGATATAAAACTAAAGAAGATATTGAACCTACAGCTGATGTAGCTATAGCTCTACCAGTATTAAGAGAAACATTTAATAAAGAAAGAGTAAGAACTATTATTGATACTTGGCAATTAAATGGTAGAATTATGTCTGATTATGATAATTTTAATCATATTGAAAGAGTAGATTGGTTAAGAACTGAAATTGAAAAATGTATAAGTGAAGTAAAAAATTATTTTACATTTAAACAAGCAGTTAAATTAGATACTGAAGTATTAACAAGAGAAATGAGTATAGCTAGAACAAATGTTTATAATCATTTATGTAAAGCTAGATTTTGGCTTGGTTTTGAATTAGAAAGATTAAAAAACGAAAAATAATATATGAAACTATTTACTTTATCTTCTAATTATCCTATAATATCACCAGAAGCATTACTTATAGATGATTTTGCTAAAATTTGGAATAGAGATAAAACTAAGGATAAATCTGTTGCTACAAAAGAGTTAGCTTATGTTTATTTCTTATCCGACTATAAAAGTATTTATAATACTTATCCATCTGAAATAAAAGAAGAAAGAATTATTGAAGATGTATTTAAAGGTAAATTCAAACCAGATAAATTAGTACTTACTGCAATAGATAAATATAATGAACTTCATAATACATTTAATATGAGGTTTCTTAAATCTGCTAGATATGCTGCTGAAAAAAGTATGGAATACTATAATAATGTAGACTATACTGAGAAAGATCCTAAAGGTAATTTTGTATATAAGATTAAAGAAGTTAATGCTTCTATTAAAGATTGTTCAGGTATATTAGATGCTTTAGATAAATTAATAGATAAAGTAAGTAAAGAACAACAACTACAAGAAGCTAAACAAAGAGGTGGAGGTGAAGGTGGGTTTTTTGAACAGAAATAAATATGAATAAAGCTGAAGTATTAGAATGGACATCTACAAGACAACACTTTGAAGAATTTGGAACTTACACTAAATTACTTCCAGGTAGTGTTGCTTGGATTAGATTTTGGGAAGAAGAAAGAAAAAGATGTTTAAAAGGTTATCATATAGGTAGAGATTTTATACCTGGTTACTTTTATGATTATTTAAATTACTCTCCAATTCTTAAAACAGAAGCTGTAGAAAAAGAACCTTCAATAATTCAACTAGGACAAATTCAAGCTGAAAGGGTTGAAGGATTTCCAGACTTTTATGATGGTGACTATGATTTTTTTAATTACTTAGAATTAGCAGAACTTGAAGGTCAACATGCTTTCATGGGCGGATCCAGGGGCAAGGGTAAGAGCTTTAAAGCTGGTTCAATGTTATGTAGAAATTATTACCATATAGAAAAATCTAAATCCTATGCTTTTGCTTATTCATTAGAATTTTTAACAGGTGATGGTATTGTTACTAAAGCCTGGGATATTATGGATTTTAGAGATACATATACTCCCTGGGGAAAAAGAAGACAATATAAAAATACAGATTTACATAGAAGAAGTTCTTTTCAGGAAACTGATTCAGCTGGACTTAAAGTAGAAAAAGGTTGGAAATCAGAAATTATAGGAGTTACTGTTGGAGACGATATTGATAAATTAAGGGGTAAGAGGGGTAAATTAATTATACTTGAAGAAGCTGGTAATTTTAGAAAACTACATAAAGGTTGGAATATATTAAGACCATCAATGGAGGATGGTAAAAACACATTTGGACTTATATTAGGTATAGGAACTGGTGGATCTGAAGGAGCAGCATCAGAAGGATTTGAAGAGTTATTTAGAAATCCAAAAGCTTATAGAATTTATCCGGTTGTTAATAAATGGGAGATAGGTAGAGAAAATACTAATATAGCTTTCTTCTGGTCTGGAGCAGTTAATTATACAGGAGCTTATGATAAAGAAACTGGAGTAAGTGATATTGCACTAGCTACTCAGTATATAATGGAAGATAGAAAGTTAGTAGCAACAGGAGCAGATCCTCATGCTTTAACAAGAAGAAAAGCTGAAATTCCTTTAACACCTTCAGAAATGTTAATGAGAATTTCAGGTACTCAATTTCCAATTGGTTTATTAAAAGAACAAGAAGCTGAAGTATTTACTAAACCCCATCTATATAAAGATTTAGATTATTATGTAAAATTTGAATTAGATCATGAAACTCAAAAGTATAAAGCTAAAAATGATTTAGAAGCTACTCCACTATTAAAAGCTGGACAACAGGATAATAAAAATATGCCTGGAGCTTTTATTATACATGAACATCCAGTTGAAGGTTCTCCTTTTGGAAGATATGTAGCTGGAATAGATAGTTATGATTTTGATGAATCTACAACTAACTCTTTAGGTTCAATGTTTATAATAGATACTTTTACTAAAAGAGTAGTAGCTGAATATACAGGAAGACCAGAAACTGCTAAAGATTTTTATGAAACTTGTAGAAGAGGTTTATTATATTATAATACTAAAGTATTAATTGAAAATGCTAATAGAGGTATATTTGAATATTTTGATTCTAAAAATTGTGGATATTTAATAGCAGATGTTCCAGATATTGTTAAAGAATATAATGAATCTATAAAGGCTAAAACAGGTACAACCAGACAGAGAGGTTTTACACCAACAGATAAATTAAATGCTTTTGCCAGAGGTATGATTGCTGAATATCTTAAATCTTCTACTAATAATCCTGAAAAACCAGAAGAGCTATTTGTTCATAAATTCAGATGTTTAGCTGCTATTCAAGAAATGATTAACTGGAATATGGATGGTAACTTTGATAGAGTTTCAGCTTTAGGTTGTGCAGTCTTATTAATGAATCAAGAACTTAAATATCCATCTGAAGAAAGATTTAAAGAAGAACCATTAGATGATTTCTTTACGAGAAACTTTAAACAAAAACAAGGCTTTAGCTATACACAAAGTGGATTAATACTTCCTAATTGGTTAACTCCCAATTAATATCTTTATATTTGTAATAACTTTAAGATAGATCTATGGATTTTTCAACATTCAAACAATTACCAAGACAAGCAATACCTGATTCTAAAAAAGATGAACAATGGGGTAAAGATTGTGTTGATGCCTGTGAAGGTCTAGTTCTTTTAGAGAATCAAGGATTAATAAACAAAATAATTACAATTTATATAATGGTATAATAAATCCAAAAGAGTTAGAAAAAATAACTAATCCTTATAATCTACAAGGACAAACATTTCCAACCTATCCCAGAAATATTCCAATTACAGAACCATACTTTAAAAAATTATTAGGTGAAGAATATAATAGAGGATTTGATTGGCATTTAGCAGTTTTAAATGAAGATGCTGTTTCTTCTAAATTGGAACAACAAAAACAAATGATAGATCAAACTGTCATTGAAATTTTTCAACAAAATCAAAACTTAACTCCAGAACAATTACAAGATCCAGAAGTAGTTAAACAAATTGAAGCACAACTTCAGGATAAGTTAGATGATGTTATGACATGGAGAGAAGAAAGAGAATTAGCTGGAACAAGGATATTAGAATATTATACAAGAAAATTAGATTTAAAAACATTATTTAATAATGGTTTTGAAGATGCTTTAATAGCAGGTGAAGAAATTTATTGTGTTGATGAAACAAATAAAGAACCAGTAGTTAGAAGATGTAATCCATTAATGACTTACTTCTTAACTAATCCACATTCTCATAGAGTTGAAGATTCAAATATTATTGTTGAAGAGCAATACTTACCTTTGGGTGAAGTTTTAGATAGATACCATAAGTATTTAACTAAAGCAGAAATACAAGAACTTGAAGATCGTAATTTTAATGGAGGTACAAGAGCATCTTCTAAAAATAATATCATTAATTATGGAGAATCTATTTCATGGAAAGATTCATCTGATGTAGATCTATTTGTAGGTCCTAACTTTAATAATGCTTCTAATGACTTTAATAATTATAGAGTACTAAGATGTGTTTGGAGATCAATAAGATTAATTAAAATACTTCACTATTTAGATGAAAATAATGAAGAACAAGAAACAGAAGTTCCTTCATCTTTTAAACCAGATAAATCATTAGGACAATGGACTGAAGATATGGCTATTGGAGAATTTTGGGAAGGTACTAAAATTGCCAATAAATATTATGTTAAAGTACAACCAAGATCAATTCAATTCAGAACATTGAATAATTTTTCTTCTTGTCAATCAGGATATATAGGATCTATATATAATACAAATGGTCAAAAGGTTTTCTCCTTTATGGATAAAGTTAAACCAGATCATTTAATGTATATAACAATGGCTTATAGAACTGAAATGGCTTTTATGAAGTCTAAAGGTAAAATAGGTTTATTAGATAAAGCATTAATTCCAGATGGAATGAATATGGATACATGGATGTATTTTGCTGAAACTATGGGTTGGGCTGTAATAGATTCTTTTAAAGAAGGAAAGAAAGGAGCTGCTATGGGTAAATTAGCTGGTATGAATGCTACAAGATCTGACAAAATAGATCTTGAAATGGGTAATTATATTCAGCAACATATTGTAGCTATGCAACAAATTGAATCCAGGTTAGAAAAGATAACTGGTATCAATGATGCAAGAAAAGGAACTGTTCCTGCTTCTGCTGGATTAGGAGTTACTCAACAACAACAACAAGCTTCTTATGAAACAACTGAACCTTATTTTAGAGTTCATGATAATATTAAATTAAGGGTATTAGCAGCTTTATTAGAAACAGCTAAGTATTGCTTAAAAAATGGAAATAAAACTTTTCAATATATTCTTTCAGATTTAAATACTGAAATATTTACAATTGATGGAGAACAGTTTAATGAAGCTGAATATGGTATAGTTTCATCTGATGCTACTAGTGATATGGAAAATTTAGCAGCACTTAAAAGAGCTACTGAAATGTCTATTCAATCTGGTACTATTGATGGTGAAGAATTACTAACTGTATTCTCTAATAACTCTTATTCATCTAAAGTACATAAATTAAGAAAGATAACAAAAGAAAAGAAAAAACAACAACAAGCTAATTTTGAAACTGAACAAAAAGTTAAACAAGAAGATATTCAAGCTAGAGTGAAACATGAGCAAGATCTTTTAGATTTAGAATATTATAAACTAGAACAAGAAGCAATTCAAAATCAATTAGATAGAGAATTAGATATTCAATTAGAAGAAATTAAAGCTTATGCTTTTGATGAAGGTTCTAATGTAACAGATATTTCTGGGGCAGCTGATTCAGCACTTAAACAAGCTGAAATTAATATGAAATTTGTTAATGAAAATAATAAGCTAGCACATGATCATAAACAAAAAGAAGAGGATAGATTACTTAAAGAACGTGAATTAAAAATTAAAAAAGAAATAGAAGATAAAAAAATAGCTGCTATAGACCATCAGTCTAAGAACCAAGAAAAAATGCAAGATAAACAATTGAAGCATGATAAAGAAATGGCTGATAAAGAATTTAAACTTGAAGAAAAATTAATGAATCAAAAAATGAAACTAGAAGCTGCTAAAGCTAAAGCTGCAATAGCTAAGAGTAGAGCAACTGCTAAAAAATCTAAAACAAGTAAATAATGAATATACCAACTAGCTTTGAATTATTCGGACAAACTATAACAGTTGAATATAGAAGGACTTTACATAAAACACATAAAGCAGTTGGTTTGTGGATACCAGGAAAAAATAAAATAGTATTACAACAAAGAACTAAAACTTATGACATAACAGATGAAACTATAGAACAAACATTTTTACATGAACTAACCCATGCTTTATTAACAATATTAGGTTATGAAGATTTATCTAATAATGAAAAATTAGTTGACTTAATAGGAAATGGATTACATCAAGTAATTAAATCAGTAAAATACCAAAAATAGTATTTAAGCTATACAGAATAAATAAATAAAATTAAAAACCTTGCAAATGTCATTAAACTATATGATCTTTGTACTAATAAATTAACAAATGCCAGAAGAATTAGATTTTTTTGATAAATTAGATGGAATTACATTAGATAAAGATGGAAATAAAATTCCATTTGAAGATCTTAATGATGAAAAATTAAAAGAAGAAGAAAAATTAAAGCTTGAAAAAGAAGCTAAACTAAAAGATGAAGAAGAATCTTCTAAAAATAAAGAAGATGATGGAAAAGAAGAAGAGGATGAAGAATCTGATGATGAAAAACCTTCAACACTTTATCAAAGTTTAGCAGCATTAATTAAAGAAGATACAGGTTTATTTACTAACTTTGATAAAGTAATAGAAAAACCAGAAGACATTGTTGAAGGTATTAGATTTGAAGTGCTAGAAGGTATTGAAGATTATAAAAAATCATTACCTGTAGATTTTCAAAGTATGCTTGAAAAATATGAATTAGGTTTAGATTGGACAACAATTAAAGAACTTAAATCAAATGAAGCAAAGTTAAATGCAGTTAAAGAAGAAGATATTGATACTAATGAACAATTAGCTAAAGATATTTTTATAGCTGGATTAAAAGCTACTACTAAATGGAATGATGCTAGAATTGAAAAAGAATATCAAAAAGCATTGGATTTAGAAGAAGTACCTGAAAGATCTAAAGAACTTTTAGCAGAACTTAAAGTAATTAATGCTGAAGATGAAAAAAATATTTTAGCTAAAGCTAAAGAAGAAGAAAGAATTGAAAAAGAAAATTTTGCAAAAACTTTAAAACAGTTAAAAGATTCTATTTATGATAATGCTGAAATAATCCCAGGATTAAAATTAAATGATAAAGAAAAAGCAGATTTATATGCTCAAATGACTAAGCCAGTTTCATTTAATAAAAATGGTGAAGCTATTTCCAAAGTAGAAGAAGTTAGAAGTAAGGATCCAATTAAGTTTGAAAAAACTTTAAATTATCTTTTAATGAAAGGAGCTTTTGATGAAAAACCAAATTTTGATTTTATTGTAAAAACAACTAAATCAAAAACACTTAAAGATCTTGAAAAATTAGCTCAGGAAGAAATGGAAAGAAAAGCATCAGGAAAACCAGGAAAAATAGAAATAAGTAATTTATCAGAATCAATATTAAACGCAGTATAAATAATTAAAAACAACTAAATAAAATAAAATGTTAAGAATATCAAATTTACAAATATCAGAACCTACTAACTTTGGAGGTCTAGTTACAGAAGCTAACATGGGTTACCTGTTAGAAAATTCTCCTCAAAAAGCATCAGACTTAATTACTCAACTCTATACAATGGATATGGGTATGATGGACTTGCATACAAGGTTATCTCAGTTTCCTGTAAAATATTTTAAGACTGATGATGTATATCGTTGGAAATTAATGGGTCCTTCTGAAAAGAATATTCCTTTGTTAGAAGCTCGTCTATCAAAAAATGGTTCAGCTCTAACAGCTAGTTCTACTGAAAAACCTGGATTAGGCGCTTCAAGGTTTTATTTGTTATTTCCTGAAAGATATTTCTTTGATACTGAACAAATTGTAGGTGAACAAAATGAAAAGTATATTGTTACTATCATGGATGAACCTATTGTAGAAGGTGGTAATACTTATCTATATGAAGTAGAATTTAAAACAAATGATTCTAATGCCTGGTTTCCAGTTGATGAATTAGTTGCTGGTAAAAGGTTTTCTAAAGAAGGTAATGCTGTTGAAAGGACTATGAGTTCTAAAGGTGGTCAAGATACTTATGTAACTCCATTTGAAATGGAAAACTCATTTACTTACATGAGGAGAGAAATGCATGGAGTAGGTAATATGATTGACAGACCTTTACAATTTAGTTTTATTGGAACTGATGGTAAAACACATAATACTTGGACACAATTCCAGGATTGGGAATTTGAAAGGAATTTCCGTCTATTGAGAAATAGATCATTAATGTTTGGTCAACCTTCAAGAACTTCTCAAGGTACTCATTTAAACAGGGGTAAATCTGGAAACTTCATTGAAACAGGTGCTGGTTTGAGGGCACAAATGGATCCTTCAAATGTAGCTTATTACAATAAATTAAGTGTAGGTTGGTTAACTGACCTTATGTTAGGTTTATCAGTTAATAAATTAGCAATGGATAAACGTAAGTTTATTATGAGGACTGGTGAATGGGGTATGTATAACTGGTCTAAAGCTTTGGAAGAAAAAGCTTATGGTTGGGAAAGAGTAACTACAACTAATATTAATAACATTAGTAGAGTAGTAGATAATACAAGAATTACTAAAGGTTCTGGAAACTCTTTAACTTTAAGAGGTCAGTTCTTAGAATATATTGGTCCAAATGGTGTAGAACTTACTGTAGAAGTAGATCCATCTTATGATGATTTAGTAAGGAATAAAATTATGATGCCAGGTAATCAAGGTTCAGCTGAATCTAATAGATTTGACATCATAGATTTAGGTACTGAAAATGGTGAACCAAATGTATGCTTAACTGCACCAGAAAACTTCTCTGAGATTATGGCTTATATCCCAGGAATGAGAGATCCATATTCATTGGGTAATAAAAAACCTAAGATGATTGTAACTCCTAAAGATGGTTATGAATATCATAGAATGGATATTTTTGGTGTAATGATCAAAAATCCAACAAGATGCTTACAAGTAATTCCTTCAGTTTTAGCGTAAGCTGAAGGATTATTTTAAAATAAATTTTGTTTTTACAAATATTATATGTATATTTGTAGATATAAATAAACAAAAAACATGAATTATAAAACATTAAGAGAAAAAAAGTTAATTGTAAAACCCATTAGTACTAGGTCATCTTGGCTAAAAAAAGGTCATGATGGAGAACATTCTTATACTAATACAAATAAAACATTTCAAGCTAAATTAGGTCAAAATGGATATATTTTAGATCCATTAGGTTTTATGACTCCAGAAGAAAAAATTGCTTTTGCAACTGAAATCAGAATTAAACCTGAAGAATTAAGTGTATTTGATAAAGAAAATATTTTTACAAAACATTCTGTAAGTATTAATAAAAATCAAAAGATTATTGATTGTACAGATCCTCTTCAATTTTTAGATTTTCTTATTTTAAAAGGTTATCCTAATATTGTAAAAGCTCCTGGAGAACCAGAAAGACCTACTCAATTATTTGAAATTGTAGATCAATCAGAAGTAGATGCTGAAAATGCAGTTAAAGTTAATTTCAAAGTTAAAGCTACTTTAGAATTTGCAAAATTAGAAGGTAACTCAAGAAAGTTAACAAATGTATTATTAGTTTCAGGTAAAAATAATATACCTAAAAATGCTACTGTAGAATGGTTAACAAATGAAACTTATAAATTGATGGAAGAAAATCCTAAACAATTTATAAAGATTTTAGAAGATCCTTTATTTGATTTAAAAATATTTATCAATGATGCTTTAACTGTAAAAGCTATTACTAAAGTAGGAAAAGATGAATATGAATTAGCTCATACAGGTAAGATTTTAGGTAGTATGAAAGAAGTTTGTTCTTACTTTGATAAACTTGAAAATCAAGAAGATAAGATTATAGTACAAGCTAGAATAGATAATATTAAGTAAATATGACCAGACAGGACTTTCTAAATAAATTTGCTCTAGAAGCTGATAAAAATGCAAGTCTTGCTATTCCTGGATTTGAACCTGAAGAAATAGCTGCTTTTGCATCTATAGCTCAGGAAAGATTAATACTTAATAAATATAACAGTAGAAATCCCTTAACATTTGAAGGATTTGAACAAACAGAAAAAAGAACAGCAGATTTAGGAGAATTAGTAACTAATACATTATTAACTCCATTAACTTATAATGCAGCTCTAAATGTTACAAATGGTGTATTTGTACAATTACCAAATGATTATCCAACAGATGTTTTTTGGTTACCTGTATATGAAGAAGTAACTATAAATAAAAAGTGTAATAAAAAGAATATTAAATTACCAGTAAAAGAAGTAACTCATGTTGAATTAAATAAATTGACAGTAGATCCTTTTAATAAACCTTCTACAAAGAATGATAATGGTGTATTTAGATTAAGATATAGTGATTATCAACATGAATTAGTAACTGATGGAACATTTAGTGTATTAACTTATCAATTAAGATATATTAAAAAACCACAAGAAATAGATTTAGTAAATAATTTATCAAATCAGGTTTCTGAATTATCAGACTTAATACATGGAGAATTACTAGAAAAAACAATAGAGATAATTTTAGATTCTATAGGTGAGAATCAATTAGCTCAAATTAAAAAACAAACAATATTAAACGAGTAAAACAATCAATTATTAACTAAACATCAAAAATAAAAATGATCGCAAGTCAAAATCAAATCAAAATTCTATTACTGGGTGATAATGTAGCTTTAACAGCTTTACCTGCTGTAGGAGTACAAGTTTCTCCAAGTAATTTACCAGTTGGTGCTGTTGTATTAACAGATCCTTCAGGATTAAGAGTAACAGCCTCAACTTCTCCAGCTCCAGCTGTAGGAACAGGTAAATATGTAATTGTACAAGGTCAAGGACCATCTTTACCACTGATTAAATCAGATGTAATAGATTTTAGCACAGCTACTGTAACATTTAAAAACCATGTAGCTCCTAAAGAACAAGTTTCTTATTTAGGTAATGTTGGATCTGGAAGTTTACAATTACCTGCTGCTTTAGCTACAGGATTAACTAAATCTTTTTATGGTTCAATAGATGTATTGGATTTCAATGTATCTGGTAATAGGGCTATTAAAAAAGAATTTACATATTATGCTACAGATGCAGATACAGCTACTACAATTGCTGCTGGATTATGTAAAAATATGATAGATAATATTGCTAAAATGGGTGAACCATTTTATAAAGCTGAAAGAGTTGCAACTACTACTTCAGTGGCTGCTTTAACAGGTTCTTCAACAGTAACTAAAGTTACTAAAGGCTCTAGAGTAGTTGAAGTTTATACTGTAACTGCTGATGGAACAGGAACATTTACTGCTAGTACAGCTACTGTAACTGCTGGTAATGTAATTAACTTTCCATCAACTGATGGAACTACTTTCACATTCCCAGTAACATTGTTAGGAACTGGAGCTGGACATGTAGCTATTTACATTGGAACAACTTTATATCTTGTAGCTGATGGTGGAACTGCTGATCAAAATGGAGCTTTAATTGCTGCTGCTATTAATGCAGGTACACAAGCAGTAGCTTCTTATGATTCAACAGGTGATGTTATCACATTAACATTTAAAGATTATGCAATGTTTGGTATGCCATTAGTTCTAACAACTGATGATGATTCAACCTGGACTCAGGTAACAGTAACTACAACTGTAGGTGATGCTGTACCTGTTAAATATGTAGTTTCTGAAACAACTTCTGCTGCTGCAACTTTCTTGTTAGATATTGCTTGGCAAGGTGAAACTCAATATTTCTTTGATGGTACTACAGCTGCTTTAAATTCAGGTGTAGCAACATTAACTGGATCTCCAGCTTCATTGTGGGGTATTAAAGTAACTGGTAAACCTAAACAATATATTCCTCAAGTAATGAGAGGTTTTGAAAAAGTTAGGTTTATTCTTAATCCTGGAGAGAATTTTTCAACAGTAACTTGTCCAGTAACTAACTCAATTGCTGCTGTAGATGGCAAAGGTACTTCTTATCAGATTCAAGAACTTGAAAGGTTCTCTCAAATGAATCAAGGAAATAGATATACTTCTTATAATCCTCCAACTCAGTATATTTCAAATGCTATTGCTTATGGATTAAACTTTAATACATTTTCAATTAGTTTTAGAAGTACTGCTAAACATGCTATTGTAAACAATTCTCAATTCCCTCAAGAGTTGATAATTGCAGGAGTAGAAGGTACTAATACACAATTCTCAGATTCAACTGATGGATTATGGAAGTTACTAGATACTTTATCTTCTGAACCAGCTTTTGCAGCTTGGGCATAATTAATTAACAATTAAAATTTGAAAAGAGCTATTAGCTTGCAATATAGCTTGTAGCTCTTTTTTATTAATTAACATTTGATAAATTAATAATTAACAAAATGGCTTTAAAATTAAAAATAGATGTTTGTGAAAATAACTGTAAATATTTTACTTTTACTGAATTAACTGGATTATATAATTCTTTAACAAATACAACTGGTTATGGAACTCCAAATCCAACAACTAATTCAGCAACTTCAGCTATATTAACTATAACTGATCCAGATGAAACTGAAACTGAAATAGATTTACTTGCTACAGCTGTATTTCCAAATAGTACTAATTCAGGTATTAATATTCTTAATACTCAATTAGGTTATTTACAAGCAGATAAATTAAATACAGGTATATGGGAATTTTTATATACAGTTATAACTCCAGAAGGAACTTATACTAAGACTAAAAAAATCATAGTAGCTTGTAAAATTGAATGTGAAATTCAAAATCTTAGATTACAATTAATAAATAATTGTAGTACAAGTGATAAAGAAGAACTATCTGATAAAATTAAAGAACTTGAAATGCTATTAATGGCTGCTGAAGCTGCTGCTACATGTGGTAACCTAGTACAAGCTCAAACATTAATAGATTCTTTAAATGATTTTATAGATAATAATGATTGTGGATGCAGTTAAAATATTAACAATATAAAAATAAATTAGAATGTGTGATTGCAGTGAGATAGAAATAAATACAGGTTCAGATGGCTTCAATGGCTGGAGTCCTGTATTAGCTTTAATAGAAACAACTTGTGATGAAGAAGATATAGTAGTTCATCAATTAATTAGTTGGATTGGAGGTACTTCAACTAAACCTGAATTTGATGGGAATATAATGACAGATGCTTGGTTACTAGCTAATCCTATTTACTTAACAGAAGATGGTTTTACAGAAGATGTTTGTGAAGCTACTGATTTAAAACCTGCTGATGGAAGTACGGGAACTACAGGTGCAACTGGAGCCACTGGTGCTCAAGGAGAAGATGGAGATCCTGGATGTGATCCAGATATAACTATTACAGCTCAAGTAGAAGGTTCTGAATCTTATGAAGTAACAGTTACTCAAGGAGGTACAACTTGTTCTCCAACTTATGATTTAGAATTTCCAATAGAAATATTTACTGATAATCCTGATTTAACTACAGCTATTGAAACAGCAGTTGAAGAAGCTTTAGAAGTAACTGAAACATCTGATACTTCTATTTCAGTTGGAACTAGTACTCAGAATATAAAATATACATTGTTGACTACATTATCAGGTAGCCCATCATTAGCAATAGATAATTCATTTGCTAATTGGATTAATTACTATAAATCAGGAAATCAAATGACTGTAAATTTTAGAATTAATTTAGTTGGTCAAGGAGGTACTGGATTTTATAGAATAGAAATGTTAATACCAAATTCAGAAACTTCATTTTCTACAAATTATGCTAATGCAATAAGTGTTTTTAATTCATCTATAGATGATACAGCAATATTATCACCAATAATAACTACAAATTCATCAACAGGTAATACACATTTACAATTAGGTAATATTATAACTTCTTATGCTACTATACAACCAGTATTTTTAGGAACTAATCAATTACTAACATTTATTGGACAAATAACATTTTTAATAAATTAAAATGCAAGATATAAATATAAATTTTTCAGGAGCTACATATACTGTTTACAGTGGAGGATTAAATACTTTTCAATTACTTGGAACAGGAACTTTAGCTGCTAATTATACAATTAGTGCAACAGGTACTTATTATGAAGGTAATAAATTTGTTTTTTATTTTAAAGCAGAAGTAGATAAAGCAGCTTTTAACTTTAATATTTTAGGTACTAATTTAAGCACTACACAATTAAATAGAGAATCTACAATTACAGCTGTTTATAATGGTACAAGTTGGGATTTGAATATACAACCTAATACTAAATCAGTTAATTGGATTAACCCAAATGATTTAATGAGTACTGGAGCAGATGAAGTTATTATAGTTCCAGTAAGTTTTGAAGCAGGAGAACAATGTTCTAATTACGTAAATATACCATTTAATTGTGAAATAATTAGAGCTAGTTTTACTACTACAAAAGCTTTAGCTAATACAGATGCTGGTTCAGTAGTTATAGTAGATGATTTAATGGCTACTACAATTACAACTTTAACAATACCATTAAGTACAGCATTAAATATAAGAGTAACTCAATCAGGAATTGGATATTTATATGAAAATGCTGATGAAACAACAACTATTAGTTTTCAATCATCTAAAACAACAGTTGGAGGTAAGGGATTAGTATCTTTAGTTGTTAAACGAACTTAATATGGAATATATACAGCAAGAAATAAATAATTTTTATTCTAAATATAGTTGCTGTTTTGCTTCTTTAGCTACAGATTATATTAATAGTCTTGCTATTGGTTCAACTGATTGTGGACAAAAATTAAATAAACTTTTACAATTTAAGAGCTATTTAGAAATACTTAAATGCTATAAAGTAGATACTTGTATAATTAATCAACCTCAAGTAGGAACTTTTGGACCACAAATAGATTTTCCTGAAGGTTCAGATGAAACTACTGAATATTCATTTTATAAAAATGGAGATTTAATTTCAGATACTTATACAGCTGAAGATTTAGTAGCTTATTTTATAAATTTAGGTTATGGAAGTATTACACAAGTACCATTTTTTAAACCAGATTTATATTTACCTTTAGTAGGATGGGAAGATGATGATTATAATTATCCTACTCAAGTATTATATACAATAAATCCTAATTTATTTTATACTTTAACAAATACTACAACAGGTACAATTAATCCTCCTAATTATACAGGAGAACCATTATTTGCAACTTATGGAGATATTCCAGATACTTATGAAATAATTTGGGAAAGTAGTGATGTTTCACCAACTATAACCTGGGCTGAACTTTTATTAAAAGAAGAAAATTGTGAAGAGTATACTGAAGAAGAATTAAATTGTATAACAAATGATCAATTAGAAACTATTTTATTTTGGCTTAAACAAGTTTGTTTAAATCTAAAAAATAAACCAATTATAGAAGATTGTGATAATGATTGTAATTCAAAAGAAGAAGATTCATCAAATGAAAATTCTGGAAGTATAAGTTCATTACAAGTAGGTAATTTAAGTCCTTTATTTACAACAAATGTACAGGCTCCAAATACAACACCAATTGTTTCTTTTAAACAAATTAAACAAAATGCTAATTTAGTATTTGCTGGACCAATTACAGGAAATGAATATCCAACATTTAGACAATTAATTATTGATGATATAGAAGATCTTAATGATGAATTAAATTCTAAAATAGAAAGTATAGAAGCTGGATCTAATGTAACAATTACAGGAAGTGGTACTACTGAAGATCCATATATAATAAATAGTTCGGGAGGAAGTGGAAGTTCTGTAACTGCTAATAATGGATTAACTTTAACTAGCAGTAATATTAAACTTGGAGGTACTTTAATAGAAAATACAACTATTAATAATAGTACTTTTAACTTAGTAGTTCAAAATAATAGTACTAATGATACATTAAAACTAATTAATACTGGAAGTGGTTTTGGTTTAAATAGTGAATCTACAAATGGAATTCCAGGTAGATTTTATACAGGGCCTTCTAGTACCAATACTGTATTACCAGCTTTAAAACTACATAGAGGTACTAGTGGTAGTGCAGGAGATGGTATTGGAGTAGCTTTAGATATGTGGGCTGATACTTTATTTGAAGTAGGAGTAACTCCTACTGGAACTTCAGCAGTTAGATTAGAAGCTGTTTGGGATACAGCAGCACTATTAACAAGAAAATCTAGTTTTAATTTATATACTGTAAAAAATGGTATTCAGGCTAGAAAATTATCTATAAATTCTGAAGGGCAATTAACTTTAGATAAATATGGTATAGGTACTTTTGTAAATACTCCAGATTATTTATTAGGAGTAGATGCTAATGGTAATTTTGTAGAAACTTCAACTACCGTAGCAACTCCTAATCTACAACAAGTAACAGATGAAGGATCAACAACAACAAATAATATACGTTCACAAGGAACAGGTAGAGCAGAATTACAATCAGATGGAATATTACAATTAACATCATTTCCATCAAGTAATACAGCTTTTATACAAGCCACAAACTTATCAATAGATACTATATTTGAACTACCTGATAAAGGAGGTACAGAAACATTTGCAATGTTAAGTGATATAACAGGATCTTTTGTAACATCTGTAAGTGGTACTGCAAATAGAATTACTTCTACTGGTGGTACAACTCCTATAATAGATATTGGAACAGATGTTGTTACTTTAACAGGTAGTCAAACATTAACTAATAAAACTTTAACTAGTCCAATTTTTACAGGAGTAGCTTCTCCTACTTATACACAAGGAAAATTACTTTATGATACAGATAATGAAGCTTTAACTTTTTATAATAATGATGCAAATGTTGCAATGCAAATTGGTCAAGAATTATGGATAAGAGTTAGAAATGTAAGTGGAAGTACAATAACTAATGGAAAACCTGTATATATAACAGGATCTTCAAGTGGATTACCTACTATTGGATTAGCTAAAGCAGATTCAGCTAGTACTGTAATTTGTGTAGGATTAACTACTGAATCAATTGCTAATAATGCAATTGGTTATGTAACTCAAACAGGTGTTGTACGTGATTTTGATACATCAGCTTTTACTGCTGGATCTACCCTATTTGTAGATGCTACAACAGCTGGAGGATTAACTACAACTGCTCCAACCTCACCAAATTATAGAATGAGAGTTGGTATAGTGGTAAGTTCTAATGCTACTACAGGAAGTGTTTTAGTAACACCTTCTACGGCAGCTTTAGGTAATGGAACAGCTAATCAAATTTTAGGAATTAATTCTGGTGGGACAGCTCAAGAATTTAAGTCAACTACAGGTAGTGGAAATGTTGTATTATCCACAAGTCCTACATTAGTAACTCCTTTATTAGGAACTCCTACTAGTGGTGTATTAACAAATACAACAGGATATTTATTAAATAATATATCAGCTGCTACTGGCTCTAGTACAATAAATAGTGCTGCTAATGCTATTGAATGGCAATGGCAACCTGCTACAACAGGAAGTCCAGCATTTAGTATTACAGAAAATGCTATTAATAATACTGGTACTGATGTATTAATGAGAGTGTCATCTAAATCAGGATCTGCTGCAATACCTTTTCAAATACAAACAAGAGGAACTACTGTATTTTCTACAGCAGCAGCTGGCGGTGTTTCAATAGGTGGTGGCACTGGACTGAACATGGGAGTTGCTATAAGTACTGGAACAGGTAATCAAACCTTTACCTCAACTTCAGCTACAGGCAGTGCTTTTGTATTTACAGGTAATAGTATTACTACAGCATCTGCAATGACTTTAAGTACTAATGCTCTCACTACAGGTATTGGATTAGCATTAACATCAACTTCTACTGCTGCTAGTTCTAATACACAAACATTATTTAGTGCTTTATTATCTGGAGCTAATTCAAATGCTAATCAAACAACATTTGGAGCTATTATTTCAAATACTCATACAGGATCAGGATCAATAAATTCAGCTTTAAGACTTACAGCATCTGGAGGAGGTACAAATTATGCTTTACAAGTTAGTGCTGGATTATCTGGATTTGGAACAGTAACTCCTACAGCTTTAGTTAATATTGCTGCTGGAACAGCTACAGCTGGAACAGCACCATTAAAATTAACAGCTGGAACACCATTAACAACATCAGAATCAGGAGTTTTAGAAACTGACTCTAGTAATAATCTTTGGTATACTAATTCAACAGCAGTTAGAGGTAAAGTACAAGTTAATAGAGTATCTAGTTCATCTGCTGCTACATTAGCATTAGCTACAACTTATTCTACTTACTTATTTACAGGAACTACTTCAACATGGACAGCAGCAACCATTACTGGAAATACAGGAATGGAAATAATGTTAGTAAACAAAGGTAGTGGAAATATCACAGTAAACTCTAATGCTGGAGGAAATGATTTTTGGACAGCTGGAGCATTATCAAATACATTCACAATGTTTCCAGGGGATGTAATTTGGTTATATTATGATGGAACAAATATTTTAGTATTAAATTAATAACACACAATAAATTTAAATTAAACAATGAAGAAAACAATTATCACACTAGTATTTTTATTAACAGGGTTATTATCCTATTCACAAACAGCAAGTAGAATTCTTGTTGCACAATCAACACCAACAACTGATGTACCAACAAATGTAACTTATATAGATTACACTGGAGGAGATACTAAATTTAGAGTAGCTGTAGTAGATAGTATTTTAAAAAATCCTGATTGGAATGCTAGTACAGGTAAAACAAAAATATTAAATAAACCATCGTTAGCAACAGTTGCTACAACAGGTAATTATACTGATTTATCAGGAAAACCAAGCTTAGCTACTGTAGCTACGTCTGGTAGTTATAATGATTTAAGTAACAAACCTACTATACCTACAATCAAAAGAATAGAACCATATTCAGGAACAACTAATGGTAGTGGAGTTTATACAGTTACGTTTCCAGTAGCTTTTACTGTAGCTCCTAATATACAAGCTAGTATTCCTGGACAATCAGCTACCAATCAATATGTAAGAATTAGTTCAGTAACTACAACAGGATTTACAGTTAATGCTTACTCTTTTAATACAAATAATCTTTTAGGAATTATTAGTTTAATCACAACTACAAGTAATATTGCTAGTTTACCAATTGATGTAGTTGTATTTGAAAAATAAAAATGGAAAAATATGAATTAGTAACAACAAATTACTCTAAAGAAACAATAATTGATGAAGAAACCTATTCTGTTATTATAACAATGGGTCTTCATCCTTTAGATGGATTCACTCCTGATTTTTCTAAAGATATTTTAAGTATTAGTCATAATTCTCAAACAGGTTATGAAGTAGATGCTCAAAGATTACAAGAAATAGAAGATTATATTAATCTAATAAATAATTAAAACTATGAAAAAAATAAATCAAACATCAAATGGTGCAGTAGTAAGAATAGCTTTAGCTGGATTCTTTATAGGAGTACTAGCTGAATATAATAGAATTAATGGATTTGAGTGGCCTTTTTTAATTGGTTATGCAATACCATTAATAGCAGGAGGAGCTTCTTATGTATTTTTAAGAAAAGGATTCAAATAATGATAAACTCAAATAAGGTAGTAGTTAATGAATTTATAGCTGCTGGTCTTATAATAATAACAGTAATAATTGCAATATGGTTAGGTAAACTTTATACAGAAAAATCAGTATATGAAACTTTTAAGAAAATTGGAATTAAAGCACTTGGTATTATTGCTCTTATTAATATATTTAACTATAGCTCTAACAACTCTAATGAGTTGCCAGACAACAGCAGAGATGAAGAATCATAATATTAGAAACACAATAAAATGTACTCACAATGGAAATAGTATTTATATTAACTAGCTTTTTATTAGTTTCAATATTATCTTTATTTAAAGGTAAAATAGAGGGATATTTATATTATTACTGGTTAAAATATTGGTTAGGTAAAAAAGACTCTTTAGAAAAAATGAATAAAGAAGGCAAATTATTACATAAAATAACTATAATACCTTTATTAGCTACTTTAATATTTATATTACTTATAGCTTGTTTTAAGATTAATCCTTTAGCAGTATTATTTCTAGGTATAAGTTTATCAACAATAAGTCCTTTATTTCATTTAGGGGCTTATTTTTATACTAGAAATAAATTAAATAAAGATACTTATAAACAAACATATAAGTCAACAGATTTAATATCAGATGGTAATACAGAAAAAAATAAAAAATTAACTAATAAATTATTTGATACTTATAAAAAAAGAGTTATCTTTGCAATTATAAGTATAATCAGCTTAACATTAACAATTTTATTAAAATGACACAACACAATTTTATGGAAAACTTAGAAGATGCTGTTGAGGCAACATTAAGAGTATTTGGATTAGAGAATACCAGCATCTATGTAAAATCTTTAGTATCTATATTAGCTATTTCAGCTAATTTTAGTTTTGGTGAAGGATTAATTAATCTGGTTCATAATGAATTATTTACTGCTTGCTCTAGTTTATTAGGTTTGATAAGTAAGTTTGTAGGAATAACTTTAGGAACTGTAACTTTACTAAAAATAGGTATAGATATAGTAAAATTCTTTAAAAATAAACTTAAAAAGAAAAAATAATGGATAAAATAACTTTAGAAAGAATTAAATTATTACATCCTAAAGTACAAGAAGAGGCTTTAGAAATATATACTGAAATATGTAATAGATTATCTGGAGCAGCTCAATGTAGGTTTACACATACTTTAAGAACCAACAAAGAACAAGATGATTTATATGCTATTGGAAGATCTAAACCTGGTAAAGTAGTTACTTGGGCTAAAGGAGGAGAATCTTACCATAATTATGGTTTTGCAATAGACGTATGTCTTTTAGTAGATTTAGATGGTAATGGAATTAAAGAGGCTTCTTGGGATACTATAAAAGATTTTGATGGAGATCATCAATCTGATTGGAGAGAAATAGTTGAAGTATTTTTAAAATATGGTTGGGAATGGGGAGGTAATTGGAATAAACCTAAAACAGATACTCCACATTTTCAAAAAACATTTAAATTATCAATTAAAGATTGTCAAAAATTAGAAATAAATAAACCTATTGGAGCCAAATATATTTCAATATGAAATTAAGTAAAAAACAAAGATCATTATTTGCAACATTTCTTGGATTTATAGTTGCTATAGCAAATGCCTGGATAAACATAGATTGGGATAATTTTGTTTTATCAAGTGGTACTATAATGAAATTACTATTATCAGCTATTATAGCAGCTGGAGGTTACTTTTCTATATTTAAAAACAAAGATGAAAGACAACAAAACTTTAATAACTAAAATATCAATAATAATAGGAGCAATTTTATTATTATTAAATACAATAGGATTGTATAGAGTATTTACTAAAGATGATATAAAACAAACTATTTCACATACAAGAGATACTATAATTATTAAATCAGAAATTGAAGGAGAATCTAAATTAGATAAGAAAGATTATACAGTAATTAATAATACTTATTTACCAGAAAATAAACCTTTTGATACATTAGCTTTTTTAAAAGATTATAATACTAAAAAAACTATAACTTCTTTAGAAGAAGATTCTAATCTTACTTATTTTAGAGTAGATACTTTATTTAAGAATAATATTATTGGAAGTCATTCTAAGTATACTATTCATCAAAAAAAATTACATATTATTGACTCTATAAAAGTTACTAATACAATAGATAAAACACCTAAATTACAACCTTATTTTGGAGGTAGTTTAAGTTTACCTACAGATGGTACAATTGTATTTGGAGTTGCTCCAGTGGTAGGACTATCTTTTAAAAAGTTTAATATTGATATTAGATATCAGATACCTTCAAAAAAAGCAGAACTTACTTTAATAAAGAAGTTCTAATAAAACCAATTATATTTTTATAAATACTTGGTTAATTCAAATAATTGATCTATCTTTGTTTATTATAAAATATAATGGAATTAACACCTACCTTAAATCAGCTTTCATACAATATATTGAATTTAGTCAAAACCAAGACTACAATTCAAGAGCCTATTTCTTTGGCTCAAATAAAGTTTAATATCTTAGGAATAAGATCTTTATTAATAAAACAAGAATTTAACAAGAATTATACTCCAGATAGTTCAACAATTCAAACACTAAAATGTGTTGATGTTAAACTTGTAGATAGTTCTGAATGTGACTGTATAACTACAGGAGAAAAAATATTAAGAACTGTAGATAAAATACCTTCTGTAGTTGAAAGTAATTATAATAAGCTATTAACAAGAGTTGGACCAGTTGGAATAATATTAAAACCTTTTAGTATAGTTCCATATAGTAGAATTCCTTATTTAGGATATAATACATTTACAAGTAATAAAGTTTCATGCTTTTTACATAATGGATATTTATACTTCATAGGTAAAGATATTACCAGATTAAAAAAGGTTAACATTCAAGGAATTTTTGAAAATCCTGAAGATGTGGCAGAGTTTACTGATTGTTCTAATGGAGAAAAGTGTTATACTGACAATATGGCATTTCCTGTCAAATATTCTATGATTCCAGCTATTACTCAAATGGTAATTGATAAATTTATGCCAAAAAGTCAATTTAATGATTCATCTAATGATGGTAGAGATAATCCTGTACAAACTAATAAAGCTAATTAATGGATGATTTAAATATACCAAAAAGAGGATTAAGTAAAATTAAAGCTGATTTTAAGTCTATAGATTTATATACTTATTACCAATCATTAATTGAAAAAGGTTCTAAATATGATGTTAAAAGAAAATTATTTACATCAATACTTAAAGATTTTAATGAAATTATTTATCAAAAAGAAATTGTATTAAATAGCCATGAATTTAATTTACCTTGTAGATTAGGTACATTAAGAATTAAACAGTTTAAAAGAAACTATAAAATTGATGCTAATAACAAATTAATAAGTAAATTAGCTACTGATTATAAAAGAACAAAAGAACTTTGGTTAAGAAATCCAGAAGCCAGAAAATTAAAAAAATTAGTTTTTTATGAAAATAAACATTCAGACGGTTATGAATTTAGATGTCATTGGTCAAAGAAAAAAAGTAATACACCATGTAAATCTTTTTATCAGTTTATACCTTGTAGAACTAATAAAAGATTTATTAATGAATGTATAAAAAAAGGTATAAACCTAAAATTTTATGAATAATGTTTGTAGATAAATATGTATCAGTTTTTCAAGTAATAGGTAATGTAATTAGAGATGGAGGTTATGAACAATCTGATTTTATAGAAGATGATTTAATACAATGGGCTGCTGAAGCTTTAGATTTAATAGGAGTTCCTGGACAATATATTGATAAAGTAACTTGTTTAACTGGACATAAAGGTAAATATAAATTACCTACTGATTGGAAACAAAGAGTTCAAATAGCAGGTTTAACTCCAGCTGGTCAATTTCCAATGAGAGAATCTACTGGAACTTTTCATCCTATATTTAAAGCATGTAAATGTACTGGAGATTGTAATTGTACTGTTAATAATTCTTATGCTAATTTTGAAGTACCTATTTCTTATGATGCTGATGGTAATCCAGTTATAAATTTTAGTAATGCTTATAATGTAGCTTTTAATAAAAATTTATATATAGGAGGTACATCAGCATTTCCAATAGATGCTACTTATAAAATAAATGATAATTACATAATTACAAATTTTGATAGTTCTAATTGTAAAATATTAGCTGCTTATAAAGCTTATCCAATTGATGATTGTGGTTATCCAATGATTCCAGATGATATTGCTTATAAACTTGCAGTTCAATGGTATATCATTGAAAAATTAGATTATAAAATGTTAAGAAAAGATAAAATTACTAAAGCTGTTCATGATTACTCTATACAACAATGTTCTTGGTATATGGGTAAAGCTAATGAACATGGACATCAACCTTCAATTGACCAATTAGAAAGTTGGAAAAATCAAACTTTACAATTACTTCCTAAAATAAATAGACATGCTTCTTTCTTTGAAAGATTAGGAGAGGCTTCTCAGATGCCCTTTGGTAACAGGTTTAATAATAGAGATAATTATTTATTATAATGGCTATTGAAGAAAAAACTATTAATACATTTGAGCTTGGTATAAATCAAGATTTAGCTAAAACTGTATATAAAAAAGGTAATTATATAAGTGCTTTAAATATTACTCTTCTAACTGATACTGGATTAAGTACAGCTGTTATTCAGAATAAGAAAGGTACTAAGTTACAAGTTATATTTCCTACTACTATACCACAAACTACTTATGAAACTACTGGAGAATATCCAATCACTGTTTCAGAGCAAGAAAATTTTATACCTATTGGAGGAATAGAAGTTAATGGTCAATGTTTTATATTTACTACTAGTAATACAGTAGGAGATACTAATGATAAAGGATATGGTCAAATTTGGAGATTTAGTTTTCTTTTAAATGATGATATATCTGGAGCAACTGGAGGTACACAACTTACAGTTATAGGACATTTAATGTATAATAGATTCTTAAATTTTGATTTAAACTTTAGACCTAAGATATTAGGTCATTTTGAAAATCAGAACTTTTCAAGATTATATTGGGCTGATAATAGAAATCCTTTAAGAACTATTAATACAGTTGGGCCTTTAACAACAGTTATAGAAACACCTGTTAGAAGTTTAGATATTGTATCAGAAGCTAATTTAGATACACCAGTTATTGCAAAATTAACTACAGGAGATCTTCCTGAAGGTAAATATCAAATAGCTTATAGGTTATTAAGTAAAGCTGGAGTATTAACAAGATTTAGTACTTGTAGTAATCTAATAGATGTTATAGAAGGAGATGAATTTAACTCAGAATTAGATTATCCTAGAAGTAACACTATTGAATTTTCAACAGATAAAGAAGCTACTGTAGATACTAAAGAATTAAAAAGTTCGCAAAAAGGTATTGAGTTTTATATTGATAAGTTAGATAATGACTATCAAATGATTCAATATGCTTTAATTTATTATAGTGAACCTGATATACCTGAAATATATGTATTTCCTTACAAAGAAATTTCTCTATATGAGAATCTTACAGATAGTTTAACACAACTTTATGATGATACTTTTATATTAAATCTTGATGATTTTAATATATTATATTCTCCTTTTGAAAAAGTTAAGACTATTGAAATAAAAGAGAACACTTTATATACTGCGAATACTACTAATACTGAATTTAAAGTAAATGTAGATTATAGGGCTTATAGATTTAATCAAGAAGGATCTGCTACTACTTATGAATTAGATAATACTACTAATACATTTACTGAGAGTAATTATCCGGTTAATACTTTATTAGATGTTATCAATCCTTATAATGATGATAGTGGTACTATCTTTGGATTAAATCCAAGTGGTACACCTGAAGATTGGTATAATAGCCAACAATATAAATATCAAGCTGATGGATTAACCCCTGGAGGGTCTGGTCCAAATATACAATATACTTTTGGTACTACTCAATTAGTAGTAGATACTAATAGTAATTCACAAAGTAATAAACCTCCTTTTATTAAAACTGAAGTAGATACAAGTAATTTATTACAATCTGTTCCTACTCATATAAATAATAATAATGGAAGTTTTAGTTCATTTAAATCTCCTTATAAAGCTAGTTGTCAAGTATCTTGGCAAAGAGGTGAAGTATATAGATTTGGTATAACTTTCTATAACAAGAAAGGTCAAGCTTCTTATGTTAACTGGATAGGTGATATTAAGATGCCAGACTTTAATGAGTTTGGAGCTTCTTATTGTGTTTTATCAAACTATGCTTTTGGTAAGTTGTATATGTATTCTACTAACGTAGAATTTGAAGTTAATGTACCTCAATACTTAGCTGAAGATATTAGTGGATTTAGAATAGTTTATGTAGAAAGAAAAGCTAAAGATAAAACTAGATTTGGTACAGGTGTTACAGGAGGATTTGAACAATTCTTTAAAGAACAAGTACCTGGATTTGGTAAAGATGAAGCTATTGCTTTAATAGCTGGAACAGCTACTTCATTACTTAAAAGAGTTTTAGATAATTTAGTAGGAGGTACAGGATTTGATCCTTTTAATATTAAAGAAAATGTTGTAGATAAAATTTGTATAGCCTTTAGTAAATTTATATCAGATAAATTAACTTCAAGTGATTCAAATTTAGATAGATTAACTAATCCAGATCACTTAGCTGATATGGTAGATTCTATCTTGGAAGGTGTAACTAATCAGAAGCAAGGTATATTATCTGCTATACCAGGATTTAGTACAGCTACTAATCTTATTAAATTGTTTGGTCCAAGAGTTATTGAACTTACAAGAAACTTACTTAAAGAAAAATTAGCTGATATATTTGCTAAAAAAGTAGCTGGATTACATAAAAATGTTTTATCTTTAGGTAAAGGTTTTGCTTATAGTAATATTAACTCTCCACAAGGAAGTGGTAATATAGGTTATACTATATCTCCTATTATAGACTTTGATACTTATAAATACAGAACTGGAGATTTTTTAAGACCTATACAAGGATTTAATAATAACTCAAAGTTAGTTAATGAAGTTCATAGAGATACTACTGTAGGAATATACAACCCAATAGATAGTTCAGCTTATATTAGAAAATGGTATCAAGGTAATGAATTTACTTGGGATAAAGTAGCTGATAAAGCTTCTAGGAGAATTAGTATAAAAAATCAAAAAGTATTAAAACCAGCTGAATTACTAGGTACAGGTTTTGATAGTATATTAACTTATGCTCCTAATAGTGAAGAATTAGATTTTATTATATCTAATAGTTATATTAATAAATTACCTTCAACTAATTCAAGTGGTTCAATTACTAATAAAGCTACTTTTGAAGCTGATGCTTTAGTTACATTAGGAGAAGCTGGATTAGTATTTAATCCTATTATATTAGGTTTATATTTAGCTAAATTTAGTAAAGGTGAAAGAGCTTTAGGTATAGGTGATAAGAAACATATATTTGTTACAGATATAGAATTAGGTGGAAATGGTTTAACTAATTATAGTGATTACACTATAGAAGATGCTGAATCTAATAAGTTTAATTTAGAAGCTAATGATGCAGCAGATACTATTAGACCTATAGATTATGGAGGTGATTTTACTGTATCTTACAATAGACCTAACTCTAAAAATCAATATAATGGTATAGGATATTCAAGTAGAGCTAATAATGAATATATACCAGCTAGTGAGTTCTATTCTTTAATTACAAGAGTAGGAGATCAATCTTATTCAATTAAAGCTAATTTAGGAGATACTTATTTAGGTGCTTATGGAGCAGTAAATTACTGTTATTACTATGACCAGATTAATCCAGAAGGCTATCAAAAGGCTTTAAGAACTAAGAAAGGATTATATGAAATCTTTCCTTGTGAAGCTGATTTTAACTTTACATTAAGAGAAGGTCAACATGTTATTAATAATCTTAGTCCTGATGAATTAGAAGAAACTAGTGAGTTTAAACTTGAAGAAAAGAAAAGACCTGTTAGAAAGTTTCTAAGAAATCTTAAAGAGAAGATAACTAAGATTAAATTAGAACCAGCTAAAGATGTATTAAGAACTAAAAGGTTCTTACTATCAGACTTTCAATTTAATGAAGTATTTAATCAAAGATATAATATTAATAAGTATTTCCCTGAAAGTCTTTTATATAACTCAGAAGTAGATCAATATACTAATAGGATATGGCACTCTAAAAAGAAAATTGATGGAGAAGTAGTAGATAGTTGGAGAGATTTTCAATTTGTAGATTATATAGATGTTGAAGGTACTCAAGGACAAATAATTGATTTAGTAGTTAATAAGAATAAATTATTCTTCTATCAATCAAATGGTATAGGTATAGCTGCTACTAATGAAAGAGGAGCTGTTAATTCTGAAGATGGAGGAGTTGTTTTATCTAATGGTAAATTACTTTCTAGATATGACTATATTACTAAAGAAACAGGAGCTACTCATCAATTTGCTATTATAAATACTAATCAAGCTATTTATCATTATGATGGTAATTTAAAGAAACTATTTAAGTTAGGAGAAGGATTAGAATGTATTTCAGATAACTTAGGATTATTTAGTAAGTTACAACAAACTACTAATCTTATGAATAAGTTAGACCAAACTTTAAATAGAGTTGGTGTACAAGGAGTTTATGATACAGAATATCAAACAGTTTACTTTACCTTCTCAGATAGTGAAGCTAATTTTACTTTAGGTTATAATGAAAAGATGCAATGTTTTGAAAGTTATTATTCTTTTATACCTAGATTATATTTTAGATTAAATTATAAAGTATTTGGTTCAGAAAATAAAGATTGTTATTGGCATAATAAAGGTAATTATGGAGAACTCTATGGAGAAATATATCCAAGTAGTGTAACTTTTTTAACAAATGAAAATCCACTATCTACTAAAGTTTGGGATAATCAACAGTTTCAAACTGAATTATATGATGACTCTACTCTACTTAACTTAGAAACTATAGATCAAATTAGACATAGAACAGAAAATCAAGATACTGGTTTAATTAATTTAATTCCTCAAACTAATATAATTAAGAAGGAAAGAGATTGGAAAGTAGCTATTCAAAGAGATGTTAATAACTCTACCTATTCAACTTTATCTAAACCAAGATTAAGAGATATGTATTTACAAACAGATATAGTTTACAATAATTTAGATGGTTATAGACTAATAATACATCCAATAATAACATTTTACAGACAATCAATACATTAAGATATGAAAAATAAAACATATAAATATCAACAAGGAGGAGAATTAGGTTCTACACTAGGTTCAATAGGAGGGATGGCTTTAGGGAGTTTTATAGCTCCTGGTATAGGTACTTCTATTGGAGGTATGTTAGGAAGTAAAGCGGGTAACTTTGTACAAAATCAATTTATGAACGGAGGTAAATTAATACAAGCTAAAGGTTTAGAACATTCAGAAGGTGGAATTCAATTATCTAATAATAATGAAATTGAGAATGGTGAAACAATAATTAATGATTTTGTATTCTCTAATAATCTTCCTTATAATAAAAAACAAACTTTTGCAAATAAAAGTAAATCTATAGATAAAAAATACTTTAGAGATAATGATAAAATAGATGCTATGGGTAAAAAGTTAGAATTAGAAAAATTAAGTAATCAACAAGAAAATATGAAAAAATCATTAATGTTAAGTGATATAACAAATAAATATATGTGTGGTGGAAAATTAAAAAAGAAATATGCTAAAGGAGGATATTTAAATAATTTTGATCCTAATAACCCATTAAGTGATACTAGAGCTAATGCACTATTAATGAATGATTTAAGATTTAATAATGCTATGGTTCCTGATAATGGAGTTATTAATTTAGATGGTTCAACAGAACCTATTTTTTCAAATCCAACAGTAAGTTCTGGAAGTGGATTAATTCAACCAACTTTTAATAATAACAATAATATTAATACTCCTAATATACCTATAACTTCAAATGTTACAGATAATCAAAGTATCAATCCTATATCTAATAAACCTAATTATGGAAATATTATACCTCAATTAGCTGGAGATGCTTATAACATTTTACAAGGAGTTAAAGGAGGAGATCCTGTTGATTTTCAAAGAGTTAACCCTTATTTAGCTAATCCTAATCCTGCTATTACTGGTTTTAATAATACTACAAGTACTACTTTTAATAATGCTAAAAATGCTATTAGAAATAGTGCAACAAGTTCTGGAGAATATTTAGCTCAAATGAATAGTTTAACTGGTAAAGAAGGAATAACTAGAGGAATGGGTAGAGCTGGTATTAAATCAGATTATAATAAAATTAATACAGGAATAGTTAATCAAACAGGTTCTCAAAATGCAGGTATTCAAATGCAAGAAGCTATTGCAAGACAACAAGAAACTGATGCAGCTAGATCTGCTGTTTCAAAAGGCTTGTCAGATATGAGTTCTAAGATAGGTTCAATAAATAATGAAAAAAGTTCTAGGAATAATCAAAAAGATTTAGTATCTTTGATGTCTAGAAATGGTTATAAATTAACCAGAGATGGAAATGGAGAAATGATTTGGGAAAAAAATGGAACTTATGTTCCTTATGAAGTAGGTATTAAATCAGTATTTAATCAATAATAAATGAGATATTTTAACGCAAGTAGTCAACCTTATATAACAGATTTTGTTCCTCAAGATCTTAATCTTATATATAAGATGCAACAAGATATGGTTAATGAAGATAATCAAGCTTTAGCTGGTATTGAACAAGCTAAAAATGCTTTTAATGTTCAACCAGGTTATTCTACTAATTTAGAGGCACAAAGATTAAATCAAGCTTATAATCAAGAAGCTAATAAAATTTCTGAAGAATTAGCTACTGGTAAATTAAATAGTAGAGATGCTTCTAGAAGAGCTTTAACTTTAATAAACCATTTTAATACTAATCCAGAAGTTCAATTAGTTAAGAGAGATGCTTCTTATACACCTCAAGTAAAACAAATGTTAAAAGATAATCCAGGATTTTTAGATAATGGATTGGCTCAAGGTTGGAATCCTCAAACTAAAAGTTGGAATAGAATTAACCCAAATTATAGTTTAGATGACTTTGATAAACATTATGAAGGATTAACTCCTATAACTTATACAGAAGATTTTAAAGATTGGTATTCTGGAATTAAATCAGATTTAGATAAAGAATTAGAAAAAGAAACTTGGAATAGAGTACCTAATGCAGATGGTTCTTTTACTGATTATAGTACAGTTAATAGTCAATCTAAAGAACAAATAACAAGAGATAAAGTAAGAAAATTAGCTAAATCTTTAGTTGAAGGAAGTGAAGGAATATTTAATAAACAATCTGTTAGATATGACAAATTAAAAAATGCAGGTTTAACTAATGATGAAATTGTTGAAAATTTAGTTAATTCATATCCAGGTTATTATTCTAAAAATATAGAATCTCAAAAACAAGGTAGAAGTTATACATCTAAAGCCCCTAAACAAATAGAAGAACCATTATTACCAACTTCAAGACAATCAGAAGGAATTAATCAAGATGCTTTATTTGAAGATGAAACAAAGGATTTTGAATTTAATAAAGATGGATCATTAAAAGTTTCATATAATCAACCAACAGTAACAAGAACATCAGCATCATTATATAATGATGCACCAATTATAACTAATAAAAACAAAACTGAAAATACTCAAAAATTAAAAGAACAAACTGACTTTATAAATCAATTAAAGATAAACAATCCTGAATTTAAAAATTTAAATCCAAAAGAAACTATTGAGGTTTATAGATTAAATAAAAAATCTGTAACAAATGAATCTGGTAAATTATATTCTATATCAGGAAATGCTTCAGAAGATATTGGTAAAAGTATAGTTAAAGATAAACAAGGAAGGAATTTCTATTTATGGGATGGAAAAGGAAGAACATCTAATGGAACCCTTGATGAAGTATTAAATGAATTAGATATTACTGAAGAAGATTTTAATAAAGTATTAGAAAAAGGAATTGGTGGATTTACACAAGCTGGACCTGTTGCGGGAGCTTATTATGTTGAAGTACCAGATGAAAATGGAAATACAAGAAGAGTATTAATAAGTCCTGATGCTAATATGCAGGATATATTTAAAGGTTCACAAGCATTAAATGAAGCAAGGAGATCTTTGGCACCAGCAAAAGTAAATTTAGGAGATGGATTTATAATTGATGTAAAACCTAAATTACATAAAAATGGACAACCTGAATGGGAATATGTATTAACAGATGGAGTTAATTCAGAAAAAGTTACATTAGAAGAAATTAGAGAATTAGAAGTAAAAAAATTAATGAAATCTGGATTATTAAAATCTGGAATAACAGAAGTATCTAAAAATAGAGCAAATTAATGGGTAAATTATTAGATAAATTATTTGAAGATAATAAAAAAAAATCTTTATATGAACAATATTTAGATAAAACTCCTATACAAGGAGCCACTGATATACAATTAGGACAATATGGAGTAGGAGATTCACAGTATGATACTGATATAACTCCAGGAAATGTTAGTGAATTAGAATCAATTAGAGGACAAAGACAATCAAGAACTGCTAAAGTAGCTAATGCTATTCCAAGATTAATATCTAAAGTAGGAACTGAAGTTGCCAAAACTCCAGCTTATTTATATGCTATGGGAGAAGCTGTAGCAACAGATAAAACATTAGCTGAAACTTTAGATAATGCTTGGTTAAATACATTAGAAGGTTTAGATCAAAAAACTAAACAAGAATTTGCTATTTATAAACCTAAATCAGTTACAGAAGGTAATTTATGGGATAACATAACTTCTACAAGTTTTTGGACAGATGAAGGAGTTGATGGAGCTGGATTTTTAATAGCTATGTTAGCACCAGGTATGGCTTTAAGAGGAGCTAATATAGCTGGTAATTTATCTAAGGTAGGAGTAGGAGCTAATACAGCTAAAAATATAGAATTAGGAGCTGGAGCTTTAATGAATAGTGCTTTAGAATCAGCTGCTGAAGCTAAAGGATTAGTAGACCAGCTAAAACCTCAATTAATGAAATTAGTTGAAGAAGGTAAAATAACTCAAGAAGAAGCTAATCAAAGGTTGGGAGAAGCTGGAAAAAATAGTTTCTTACAAAACATGGCTTTAATAGCTGGTCCTAATTTCTTAATGCAAAAGAATTTATTAGGAAGATTTATTCCTTCTAAAACAGCTTTATCAGAAGTAACTGATGAAGCAGGTAATTTACTAAAACCTATTCAATTACAAGGTAAAGAATTAGCTAATCAATATGCTAAAGAAATAGGTACTAATTTATTTTCTGAGGGTTTTATTGAAGAAGGAGGACAATTTGCTATTGAAAATTATAATAAGAAATTAGCTTTAGGACAAACTAATAGTGATTTTGTAAAAGGTATATTGGAATCTTATGGAGAAGCTTTAACTTCAACAGAAGGACAGAAGTCTATATTCTTAGGAAGTTTTCTGGGAGGATTAGGTTCTGGAGCTTCTAATATAGGAAAAGCTAAAAAAGATTTTGAAGGTAAATCACAATTATATGATTTAATGCAATCTAATTTTAATGGATTTGATAAATCTATTTCTGATTTATATACTAAAGATAAAGAAGGTAATTTAACTTCTGAATTAAATCCTGTTAAAGTAAAAAACTTTATGCAAGATATTGTTAAAGAACATTTATCTTCTCAATTAAAAGATACTTATGCAACTTTAGATAATAAAGAGGCTTATGATTATATATCTAACCAGGAATTTACTAAATTTGCTTTACCTTATTTACAACAGGAAGGAGGTTTACAATTATTAAATAAACATATTGATCAATTATCTAAAAAGTTAATTGATAATGAAAAAAACCAAAGGGGAGTTGATACAACTTTAGATGAAGTAAAATATATTACTAATTTAAAGCTCAAAGGACAAAAACTTCAAAAAGTAGTCAATTCTATTAACTCAACTTTAAAAGTTGATATTCCAGCAGAAACTCCTTTACAACAAGCTAAAGTTAATGAATTTACTAATAGATTAAAAAGTACAGCTATTCAAGAAACTTCTAAACAATTATTTTTAAATGATAGAATAAATAATTTAAATTTAGAATTAGTTGAATTAGAAATGGGATTATCAAAAGATATTCCACAAAATAAAATTGAAGCTGATAAAATTAAAAATCAGATTGAAAAATATAATAATGAATTAAAATCTTCTATTGAAAAATATAATAAAATATTTGATAAAGAAGAACAAAAAAAAGCTTTTAATATTTCTAATGAAGTAGAAGAACAAGAAGAAAAAGTTTCTGAAAAAGAAACTAAAGAAGCTATTAAAACAGATGTAAAACAATTTGCTGAAAGAATTAAAAATGGAGAAGTATTAAGTACTCCAGAAGATCAGGAATTTTATACTAATAATTCTAAAGAAATTGAAAAAGAACTTCAAAGATTAAAAAAAGAAGATTTAACTAAACCTTCTGAATCAAATATTGATGAAGAAAATATTAATGAAAGGGCTATAATAACTACTGAAGAGAAAGAAAGTAAAAAAGCTTTAGATCCTTTTAAATCTGAAAATGGTTGGGATGGAATTACTTTTTTAATTAATGGTGAAAAATATGGTATTAAATCTGTTGATGATAATAAATATACTTTAAAAAATATTAAAAATAATAAAGAAGTAGTTTTAACTTCAGAAAATTTATTACAATTTGCTTCAAGAGATATAACTCCTTCACAAGATAGATTTTATACTTATGTAAGAAATACTGAAAATGTAGCTGGTCATAAATTTTTACCAGTAACTAAAAAGAATAATCCTGAATTATATGAAGAGCTTTTAAAACTTCAAGATGATGAATTGGATTTTAATAATGAAGTTGCTAGACAACATGATAAAATAGATTCTATATATTTAGTACTATTAGATTCATCTGGTAATCAGATTAAAGTAGATAATAAACCTTTATTTACTTATATGACTAGACCTGAAAGGATTGATAAATCAGAAATTCTTTCAGAAGATAAAGCTAAATTAGTACAATTAAGAGAAGAAATATTAGCACTTAAAAAAGGAACTAATCAAACTTTAATAATAACAGACAAATCTAAAGGTACTCCTCAATTTGAACCAAAGGTTAATGGAGAAAGACAATCTAATCCATTAATAGGAACTTTATATGATAACAAGAATGAAATTAAATTAGAGTTAGTAACTCAGGAAGCTGGTAAAGATTATGGATTTTTATCTAATGGTCAAATAGCTAATCCTGGTAAGTTATATGCTTTAAAAGGTAAAATTGCTATTGATTTAATACCAAGAAAATTAAATGAACAGGAAGTTGATAAACTCACTGAACTTTTAGAAAAAAGATTAAAAGGAGAAAGCAATATATCTAAAGAAATTGAGAAATTAATATTCTTTGGAATAGGTAAAAAAGGAATAAATAATTATACTGTTGCAGTAAAAGAAGATAAGTTATATTTAGGTAAAGATATTGTATTAACTTTAGATATATTTAATCCAACATTAGTTAAAGCCTATTTATTAAATTCAGGTAAAACTGTTCATATCAATAATAAATATGGTTTTAAAGATGGATATATAGATATACTTGGTAATAAACATGATTCTTATCAAGATTATTTAGTATTAGGAGATAATCCTTTATTTGGTACAGACTTAAAACCTAAATCAGAAATACAATTTAGAAATCAATATTTAATTTATAATCCTGAATTAAAATCAGATAACTTGGTAACAAGCCAACCTGAAGTTAATACTGAGAGTAAGGAAGAAGAAATTAAACCTTTTCCAACTGAAGCTTCAAATTTAGATCCTAGAAAATCTGAAATAGAAAAAAGAAGACAAGAAGATATTAGCAATATTATTGAAGGATCTAACTCAGATGATAGTTGGTATGAATTAAAAGTTGATCATTCTAAAAGAAATTTAGTAAAAGAAAAACTAGATGGTAAATATTGGAATTATAATGATTTAGTTACTAAAATTAATGCTAAATATGATGCAGAATTAGCTGCTTTAGAAGAAGAAAATAAAGGTCCTTATACTAAAAATGCTGAAATAAAAATAAGAAAACCTAGATCTAAAGAAGGAGATTTTGATAAAAAAAATAGATTAGCTTCAGTAGTTAAAGATAAATCTGAATTAACTCAACAAGAAATTAATTGGTTTAAAAATAATTTTCCTAATATTCCTTTAGAAAAAGTTAAAGGATTAATTGATGAACAGGCTTTTGGACAATTCTTATCTTCAGGAAAAGTATTATTATCAGATGAAGCTCCTACAGGAACTTTATATCATGAAGCTTTTCATACAGTAACTCAGTTATATTTAACTGATAAAGAAGTAAATAATCTTTATAATGAAGCTAAAGAAAGAACTGAGTTAAAAGATAATTTAGATATTGAAGAATTATTAGCAGAAGATTTTGCTGAATATAAAAAGACAGGTAAGATACTTAAAGATAGTCCTGTTAGAAATACTTTATTTAGAAAGCTAATTAACTTCATTAAAGACTTATTAAATCTTCCAGCTAAATCTATTCAAGATATTTATAGAAGATTAGATAAAGGATTTTATAAGAATAAAAAAAGAACTAATAGAAATCAATTTTCTAAATTAAATAAAGCTTTAAAAGATAAATCTGAAAAGTTTACTAAAGATTTATTAGATGGAATGGATGCTATATTCTTTAAAACTTTATTTTTAAATAATAAAACAGTTATAGATTCTTTTCAATATGTTGATGCTGCTTTAAATAGAGTACATGATGTTATAACAGATCTTTATGAAGATGTTAATAATGATTATAATTATACTATTTCAGAAGAATTACAAGATTATGTATATGATAATTGGGAAATTATATCTAATAAGTGGTTAGAAAGAATGAATTCTTTAGGAGCTAATCTTAAAGATTTTGATTTAACTAAAGATTATCAAGAAAATATTATTGAAGAAGATAATTTACCTTCTAAAGATGAAAATGAATCAGTAGATAGTGATGAAAATATTAAAGAGAGATCTGGAGAAGCTTATCAAGAAGCTAATTTAACTTCAGCTAAATCTAAAATGTTTAATTCATCTAAATTTTTAATTAGAAGTTTAGTACAAAAAGATTCTAAAAATAATGATGTATTATCAGAATTAGGTTTATCATTAACTGTTCAATTTGATAAAACATATAATTACTTATTAAAAGAATTAACTGGATTAGGTTGGAATTATAACAATTATTATAATAAGATTTCAGAATTAACTAAAGTTAAACCTGAATTTAATCAGATATTAACAAGATTATTAGCTCCAGGTCAAGCGGTTACTATGGAACAAATTATGTTACAAAATCAATTTGTTCAAGACTTTAATAAAAATAAAGCTACAAGTTATATAACTTTAATTGAAGGAGATAAAATATATCAAGTAGATGCTACTCAACAAGCAACTGTTGATAGAATTAAAGATAAATGGCAATCTAATTTAAGATATAATTCTAAACAAAATGTAGAAGGTAGATTAATATTTGATTATTCCAAACTTAAAGGTTTAGGAAATATTAAATATTTAGAAGGATTAGGATTTACATTTAGTAAAGAAACTATAAAAGAATTAGAAGATAATAAAGAATTTTCAGATGCTGTTACAGCTATTAGAAATTATATTACAAGTAATAATGGAGATGTAACTACTTTCTTTTCAGGTAAAGAACTTAGTGGTAGATTAAGTACTTTAGCTCAATTAGAAGCAGAATTTACTCCAGATACAGTTGAATTAAGTTATATTAATTCTGAAAATAAAACAGTATATTCAATTGGATATAATAACTTTTTATCAATAATTAAAAATACAATTAATAGAGTTAGTAATTTAACTGAATTATACCAAGAATTACCTCATCTAAAATCAGTAACTACTGAAGGTTCTTTGTGGTTAAATAAGATGTTCGATAAAGATGGTAATAAAAGAGAAGGGGTTCAGATTAACTTAAATCTTCAAGATGGAGTTAAAAATAAAGATAATGAAGATGCAGCTTCTACTAGAAAATTAAGTATTGGAGATAAATTAATACAAGATATTAATTCAACTTTATTAAATGGATTAACTAATTACATTAGAGCTTCAGATAAAGCTACTGAACATACTTTGAATTTATCAGGATATGGTAAAAATCAAAAATTACCTGTATCAATAGATGAGTTAAAAGATGGATTTGATTCCAATACTTTAAAAGAAATATTTAGAGGTTATTTTAAATCTGAATTTAAAAGAATTGCTTTATTTAAAATAAATAACTTAGGTAAGAATATTGATCAATATCAAAAAGCTGGAAATAAATGGACTATATTTTCTTCAATATTAAATTCTGAAAACAAAAAGTTTTTAGAGAATGAAATAGATGAATTGAAGTTGCAGGATTTAGATTCTATTCAATTAAATAATGAACTAGATTTAACAGCTCAAGCTTTTTCTGAAACTTTAGATAAAGATGTTATTAAATTTTTTGAAGGATATTTATTTGAACAAAATAAACAATTAGAAGAAAATAGAATAAATTTAACTCAAGGTATTTCATCTGAATTAAAGCAATATAATCTTGATCAATTAGTTAGAGCTTTAATAGTAACTGATATGATCAACTCTATTGAACAAACTAAATTGTTTATTGGAGATATGGCTTTCTATAAAGATTTGTTTAAAAGAACTTCATCAGCAAGTGGAACTAAAGAATCTTGTAGAGTAGACAATGAATTACATGATTGGTTAAATAATAACAACAAAAGATTAGATAAGAAATTAGCTGATGGTAAAATTAATGTTTCTATATTTAATGATTCTACTCAACAATCAGATTATATAGATGAGTATATAGATAGTTTAGTTAGTTCAGGTATAAATCCAGAATTAGCTAAAGAACAAATGAAAGCTTATTCAGAAATGGATGAAGGGGATGCTCAAGGTTGGATTACTATTGATGAATTTAGAGAGTTTTCTATTAGATTAGGTAAATGGGATAAATATAAAGAAGATATATTTGATAAACTACAAAATAATAAAGAGTTAACTCCTGGAGAATTATCTTATTTTTTACCACTTAAAGCTCAATATTTTGGGCCACAAGATTATAAAGGTTTATATGCTCCAGCTTATCATAAATATTCATTAATGCCTTTAATTCCTCAATTAGTTAAAGGAAGAAATTTAGAAGTTTTACTAAAAAACATGACTGAAAACCAAATTGGTTATGCTTTATTTAAAACAGGTTCTAAAGTAGGAACTCCTGTTAATTCTAAAGGAGAAGCTAATAACTTTTATACTGATAAGAATAATGGTGAAATAAACACTTCTAACTGGACTAAACAAGTTATTAGTTATAAGTACTTAGGATTACAACAGAAGTCTTCAGAACCTAAGGAAAAAGTTATATTTGGTACACAATTTAGAAAGTTATTATTTAGTAATTTATATGAATCTGGATTAGTCAATGAAGGATTTACAGGTTCTAAACAATTATTTGAAGAATATAATAAAATTATAGATGATTTAATTAAAGTAGAGAAAGATAAATTAATTAAAGAATTAGGATTAAATCCTAATAATTATACTTCAGAAGATGTTACAAAATTAGTTAAATTATTACAACAAGAAGCTAAAGATAGAGCTTTACCAGATAATTTAATTGAAAGTTTACAATCTGAATTAATTGATGGTAAATATTTATTAAAATATAAATTTGATTCTATGGTTAATAAACCTAAAATAGATTCAATGTTAATGGCTATTATTAATTCAAGATTAATTAGACAAAAGATTAATGGAGATGCTTTAGTTCAAGGAGCTAGTTCTGGATTTGAAAAAACTGGTAATAGAAAAGCTGGTTCTAATAGTAGTTTAAAGTTCTATACTAATAAAGGAGAAAATGGAACTACAACTCATGCTGAATGTATGGTAGCCATGAATAAAAACTATAAACCTTTATTAGATAAATATGGTTCATTAGAAGCTTTAAATCAAGCTATTAAAGACAATAAAGTAGATAAAAGATTATTACAATTAGTTGGATATAGAATACCTACTCAGGGTTTAAATTCAATTGATATGTTAGAAATTAAAGAATTTTTACCAGAAACTTCTGGAACTTTAATAGTATTACCTACAGAAATAGTTGCTAAATCAGGAGGGGATTATGATATTGATAAAATGAATATCTTTAGACCTAAAATGGATAAAGAAGGAAATTATATCCAAACTCCAGAAAATAGAATTATAGAAATAGCTACTCAAATATTATCTAATCCAACTAACTTTAATGCTTTAATTACTCCAAATAGTACTAAGATATTAACTGATCTAGTTGATGAAATTAGATGGATAGAACATAAGAATAGTAAACCTAAATATACTGGAGATATTACTCAATATAAGAAAGAAGTTAAAGATGAATTAAATAATATTAAATATACTGAACAGTTAAAGTTAACTACTAAAACTAAACAATTTCAAAAGTTTATGTTAGCTAAAGATATGATTGGTATTGCAGCTATTCAAAATACTCATCATATTATATCTCAATTAGTTGGATTAACTTTAAATAAGACTTATTATATAGTTGATAAAAAGAAACCAGGACAATTAATTGAAAAGAATAGAGTTATTTCTTTTGAACATAATAGAGGAAATAATAATACTATTGATTTAGGCAAAACTTCTGATGTAGAAGGTAAAAATAGAATATCTGAAGTTATATCTCAGATAATTAATGCTACAGTAGATGCTGCTAAAGATCCTTTTTTATTTGATTTAAATATGACTTTGGAAACTCTAAGTACTTATACTTATTTAATTAGAATTGGAGTTCCTTTTGATACAGTTGTTTACTTTATGAAACAACCTATTATAACTAAATATCTTACTGAATTATCTGTAAATCAATCTATGTTTTTAGGTTCATCTAATTATGTAGCTAAAGAACAAGCTAAAGCTATTGTAAAGAATGAATATAAAACAAATGAATTAATTGATATTTCTAAAGTATATAATTCAGAAGAATTAAAAAGTTATCTAATTAAAGAAAATCAACAATCAGAAGAATTTAAAGCTAATCAATTACATATATTAGATAAGTTTTTAGAGTATCAAGATCAATCTTCTATGTTATCTGATGCTATTAAATCAACTAATTATGATACAAAAGGATTAGGTAAAAATTATGGTACAAGTATATTACAAAAAGATTTAGAAGATAAAGTATTTAAAGATAATTTTGTTAATGGAATAGATAGAATTAAAAATAATACATTTATTGGAGCTTTTGATCAAGTAGATTTTAGTTTAAGTGCTTATGGTCAATTTTATGATATTTATAATAATAAAGATTTAAGTAATACTGTACAAAATTTAATTAATAAAATTAATCCTTTTGGAGATGAAAATAAAATTAAGTTAAGAACATTAATTGAAAATGATTTAATTCAATATATAACTCAAAATTATGGATATAACAATATTACAGAATTACAAGATAAATTATTTAAAACAGAATCTGTCGCTAAAGAGTTATTAAGAATAAAGAATAATCCTAGTAATCCAGATGAAATAAGAATTGGTAAAAATATGTTAATTGAAGAATTATATCCTTTAATTAACCAATCTAAACAAGAAAAAGATAATATTAAAATATATTCAAGAAGATATGATACTTTTAAAGCTAATCAATTAACTGAAAGTTTTAATGAATTAAGACAACTAGATCCTGTATTAGCTAAAAATATAATGGATGTTGGTATTATTCAATCTGGATTAAATAATTCTCCTATTACTTATTTAGGATTAATTCCTTATGATTATTATAATGAATTAGTTAAACAATCTTTCTTAAATTTTAATAAAAAAAATGGGGCTGAAGATTTGTATAAATTTCAAGCTTTATTTTTAAGAGAAAATCCTAAAGGTATTCCTAAACAAGGTTGGATTTATGGAAAGAATTATGATGTTAATAGTAAAGAAGATTATGTAGTAATTCCTGAAACACCTGTAGAAGTTATTAAACCTGTAATTGCAAACAAATATGAATTATTTCCGGGAGTATTTGCTAATAAAGATCAAGAAATAGCAATTGATAAGATAAATAATTTTCTTAATTCAAGTGATCAAGAATTTTTATTAGCAGGTAAAGGTGGTACAGGAAAAACTAGTATTGTAAATAAAGCAATTAGTGAATTTAAAGGTAATATTGTAGGAGCTACTGTAGCTGATGAAGCAAGAGGAATTTTACAAGAATCTATGAAAGGTAAAACTACTAAAACTATAGCAAGTTTATTAGGTTTAGTTCCTGATTTTAGACAAGATTCTGGAGAATTATATTTTAGAGTTAGAAATTCTGAAGAGGAAAAAGAATTTAGAAATAATTTTAAAAGAGATCCTATAGAAAGTGCTGATTTAGTTATTATTGATGAATCATCTATGATTACTAATGAAATATTAGATTTATTATTAAAATTAAAAAGACCAACTGCTAAATTAATATTTATGGGAGATAATCATCAATTACCTCCAATTGGTGATATTAATAGTCCTATATTTGAAAGATTAGAAAATACTGATAATTATTCTGAATTAACTATTAGAATGAGGCAAAAAGAAGAAAGTCCTATTTTACCAGTAACAGATATTTATGCAGATAATATTGATTTATTAGAACAAGGAAAAGGAGTTAAAAAACCTACTTTTACTAGAATTGAAAAATTTGATGAATCAACAAATCAAGGAGTAAAATATATTAAAAATAATAAAGAATTAATTACTGAATTTGTTAAAGATTTAAAAGAAGGAGTAAATTCCAAGCATGTTATCACTGTTGTAGCTAGAAATGAAACTGCAAGATTAGTTAGTGATGCTATAAGAAATGAATTATTAGACAATCCTTCAGAAGATTATCAGATAGGAGAAATAATTAGAGTCAATCAACCATATATAGTTGATAAAGAAATTGTATTAGCTAATGGATTTAAAGGTAAAATTATTGAAAGAGAAAATTTTAAATTATTAGATAAATATGAAGGATATAGATTAACCGTAGAATTTGATTCAGTAGATAGTAAAGGTAATCCTATTAAAGCTAAAAAAATAATTGAAACATTATCTCAAAAAGATTTACCTAACTTTAAAAAAATATTATCTGAATTAGGTAAAGATATTAAATCTAGAGGATTAGACTTTAAAAGTGAAAAAAGAGCTTTTGCTACAGAATTATATCCATTAAAAGAAAAAATAGTTGATATAGGTTATAATTATGCTATAACTTCTCATAAAGTTCAAGGATCAACTTATGAAATAACTTATGTTATGGAAGATGATATAATGTCATTTCCAGATAATACTAATGGTTTAACAATCAATAGAATGATGTACACAGCTATATCAAGACCTAAAACTAAATTAGTAATATATAGCCCATCCCAAGAATTTACTAAAGAAGAGTATAAATCTAATCCAGATATTCAATATAAAAAATTAGAAGTACAAGCTATTCCATTAAGAGAAGATACTAAAGCTTTATATAAAGAATATAATCTTTTAACTAATGATGGTAAAATTAAAATAGTTCCAGATACTGAAAAAACTAAAACTTGGGTTAAAACATTAAATCAAAGTCCTTATTATTCATTTAGATTAAGAAATACTCCAGGAGGATTAAGAATATTAATTTATCCTAAACAAAGTAATCAATTAGATTTACAATTTAATAGAGAAGAAGGAGAAACTGAAATATCTAAAGAAGTTATGCAAACTTTATTAGATAAACTTAAAGATAAATTAGGTATTGATTATGAATTAACTAATGAATCTGGAGATCCTTATTATTCTAATAATAAAGTAGTTATACCTACAGGTAATTTAACTTTAGAAACTCCTTTGCATGAATTCTCACATGGATTATTTGATTCATTAGAAAAGTTTAATCCTAAATTATTTAATAAGTTAATTAAAGATATATTAGCTACTGAAGAAGGCAAACAAATAGAAGAAACTGTTGAGAGATTATATCCTGAAGATGATAATACTAATAAACAATTAAAAGAAATAGGTGTAAGAGCTTTAACTGAAGTAGCTAAAAAGAATATTAATCCTAAAACAGGTAAACCATTTTTAGAAGTTATTAAAAGATTATTTTATGCTTTAAAACAAATGTTTAGAAGTATATTTGGTAAAGATATTAAGATAACTGATTTAAATGAAAATACTACTTTACAAGAGTTAGCTGATATGTTAACAATTGGAACTGGTAAGATTGATTTAATACTTATTAATTCTAGAGAACAAATAGAAATTAATAGAACTCAAGAATTAGAAAAAATAGTTACTGATATATTTCCTAATACCCAAGTTAAACAAATTCTTTATCATGGTAGTAATGAAAATATAGAAATTTTTGATAAAAAGAAAAGAGCTTCAAATTTTAATGCTCCTATTTCACAATTAGGATTTTCATTTACACCATCTAAGAGAATTGCTAATTTATATGGTAAAAATTTACATCCTGTAATTTTAAATATACAAGAATTAACTGAAATAGATATTCAACAAGATACTCCAGAAAGACATCATAAAGAATATGTTTATAGAAGTATTATAGAAGGTTTAGAAAAAGAGGGATTACTCGGTGATGGTGTAGAATTACCTTATATAGATGGTCAAATAGAATATTTAGTATTTGAACCAGAACAAATTTATATATTAACTCAAAAAGAACTTAATAAAATAAATGAAATTAATACTAAATATAATAATCAATTAAAAAATTTAGAAGAAATTCAATTTAAAAAATCTAATAAAAATGAAGAAAAACAAGAATCAGCTTTTACTAAACAAGAAATATACTTCTCTAATAGAATTAAAAGATTAACTAATAACTTAAATAAATTACAAGAAGGTACTAACAAATATGAAGAATTAGAAAAAGAATTAGATGAATTAAAAGAAAAATTTAATACTGCTAAAACTTTACAAAATAGAGATTTGTTTAGAGAATTAGGTGAAGAAACTTTATCTAAAGTAGAAGAATTTATAATTGAATTAGAAGAAGGTTCAGCTAAAGATACTGCTAAAAATATAGAACATTCAATAGATGTTATTAATACTTTTAGTAACTTTGATAAATTAAGAGATGATAGTGCTGATTTATTAAATAGATTAAAACCTTTTATTGATGAATTAAAAGTAGAAGAAGTTCAAGAGTTTGCTACTGAGAAAGTTAAACCTACTTTAGAAGATATAGAAAATCAAGATACTGATATATCTAAAAGGATAGAAGGAACAGGATCTTTATCAGATTTAGCTAATTATATTGGTAGAACAATTGGTTCATTAATTAAAAGTGTTCAAAATAAAGTAGAAACTTTTACTAAAAGAACTAAAAATGAAATTGAAAGAAAGGTTAAATTATTAAATGATTATGCTAAAAAAAATGGGGCTAGTTTAGAAAATACTTATAAATTATTTGTTCAAGAAAGTGATAATACTTTAAAATTAGTTCAACCTTATTTTGATGATGGTAAAGAAAATCCTAATTGGAATAAAATTCAAAGTACACCAGAATTAAAACAATTTTATGATTTTTATGTATCTAAGATGGAAGAAGCTCAAAAAGATCTTCCAATAGACTTAGGTAAATCATTTATTCCAAATATAAGAAAAACTGATTTAAAATCTAAAATTAAATCTTTATCTATAATTAAAGAAAGAATTATTAAAGAAGGTTTTGAAGAAGAGAATTTATCTGATGTAGTACCATTAGAATATCATAAAAATATTCCAGCTTCTGAAAAATCTTCTGATTTAGGAACTAGTTTATTTGAGTTTAGTAAATTTGCTTACAATCAGAAAGAAATGTCTGATATATTACCTAAATTAAGATTATTACAAGAAAGCTTAACTTATAAGATTGTTAATGGTAATTATATTGAAAGGCAATTTAAGACATCTAATAATCCTAAATTAACTATTCCTGGAAGAAAAACTAATTTGTATAATATGATTGATAAAGTTATAGATATGCAAGTTAAGGGTAATATGAAGTTAGAACAATTTCAATATGTTAAAAGTGAAACTACTGATGAAAATGGTAATACAGTTCAAACTGTAGTTGATGGTACTAAAGCTATTGATTTGTTACTTAAATATAATTCACTTTTAAGAATTTCATTAAGTCCAATAACGTCTTTAACTAACTGGATATTTGGAGATATTTCAAATACTATTGAAGCAATTGGTGGACAATTTTTTAATACTAAACAATTACATCAGGCTTCTAAAATATTTTTTAAACAAAATTTTGATAGAGATTCTGTAATGAATAAATTATTAGAGGAATTAAATCCTTTACAAGAATTAATGGATTATTCACTTAAATCAGACATTGAAGAAATTGGTACTAAAAAATTAACTACTGATAGAATTCAAGAGATAATGTATTCTATGCAAACATCTGGTGAAAAATTCTTACAATCAAGAACTCTATTAGCTGTAATGATTAAAGAAAGTTATTTAACTTCTAATGGAGAATTAACTGATAAATATAAAAATGCTGATAAAAAGGAAAAACAACAATTATCTGATAAAGTTCAAAGATTAAATCAAAAAATTCATGGTAGATATTCAGTTAAAGAAGCTGCAACACTTCAACAAAATGTTTTATTTAGATTAATATCACAATTTAGAAAATGGGTTCCAGCTGCTTATGAAGCAAGATTTAATACTAAACAGTATGATAATAGACTTCAAGCTGATATAGAGGGATCTTATAAAACATTTAACCGGTTAGTATTAAAGAATTGGAAAAATCCTAAACAAGCTTTTGAAAATTTATTATTACCTTTAATTAATGCTAAAAAATTATTAAAAGAAGGTAAATTAACTGAATCTGAAGTTTATAACATGAGAAAAATGGCTATTGAATTAATATCAATAGGAACATTAACTATGTTATATGCTTTTTTACATGGAGGAGATGATGATAAAGATAAATTAAGAAGAAGATTACCTCAGATTAAATTAGCTTTAACTTTATTAGATAGAGCATCAGGGGATTTAACTTTCTTTTATAGCCCAGAACAAATCAATCAATTAGGTAAAAATGCAATTCCTTTATCTAAAACAATTGGAGATATTATTCAAGCTACTTATATAATTCCTAAAGTTTTATATACAGGAGATTATACAATTAAAAAAGGATCTTCTAAAGGACATAATAGAATTCTTAAAGAATTTGCTGATATAACTCCATTAGCTAAACCAGCTTTTGAATTATATAAAATTGGAAGAAAAGATGTTAGTTTAGAAGAACAAAGAAACTAATAAAAAACCCTGAACTTAAAAAATTCAGGGTTTAATTTTTATATGCAAGCACAAACTAATCATATAAAATTTTTAATCTATTTTATCATAAGTTAATTCAAATACATCTTTTTTACATGGATAATATTCACCTTTAATACCTCTAATTATAACATCATCAGTAGTAATTTCATAAGAACTACCTTCTAATGTATTTACTTCCAAATGAATAAATCCTTCAGCTTCAAATTCAAAGAATTTGTCTTCAAATTTATCACCAAATGATTGTACCCAATTATGTAATTCTTCATTATTATAATCTTCTATTGGAAAATAATCTATTGTTATTGGTTTTTTAGTTGCTTTCATATTAACTATTTAATCTATTTCTAATCTCTTGTAAATTAGTTTCTTTAATTAATTTTCCATTTAAAAATACTGTTTGTAATAAACCTTTTTTCTCAGTTTCCCAATTAACTTGATCTAACAAACACATTTCTAAATTATCATCTAAAGTTACACATAATAAACCTTTAGCAGACTTTTTAGTACCATCATCAGTAATAGGATCTTTAAATATCTCTCTTGATTCTACTTGTGTAGATGTTACTGGGGAAGTAATTTCACAATAAGTAGATTTAACTGCTATACCTAATGAATCTCTAGTATTACAATTAAAAGTATAAGAACCTATCCCCAATACAATATTAGTAGAAGCAAATCCTTTAGCTTTAAGTTTTTCACATATTTGTTTAGCTCTTTCTAAAGTTATAGAATCTCCATATATAGCTCCAATATGAGGATCTAATACTTTATAGCCTTGGTTATTTACAGTTCCACCAAATGTATCCCAAAGAAGTTCAATTACTCCTTTACATGAAGGATTAACTTTATCTACATGAGATAAATATTCTCCATATATATTAAAAGTATCTCCACAAATAATATCTACAGGATCTCCAGAATCAGGTCTAATTACTAATTTACCATTTCTAGCTAATATTTGTTCTTTTAAAGTTGGTAAATACTCTGTACATACTTTCCATAAATCAAAACTATCACTAACTATTGATAATATTCCTGTAGGAAATTGTTGTAATAATCTTTTAAAAGCACCTAATTCATCTTCTTTACCATAACTAGTCATAACTGAATGTTCAGTTGCTGGTACACTAGAAGCTATTAATTCAGTTTCCATATTACCTCCATAATATTCTTCTAACATTAATACTGCTGGAATAGTATCTGAACCTGTAAAACTTAATAAATGACCTGCTTGATTAAAAGTACTTTCAACAGAACTTCTTCCTCTTTGACTAAAATCATGTCCTTGCCATTGAACTCCATCAGTACTTTCAGTAGTTTCTAAAGCATATTTATTAAGTAACTCTCTATACATTCTACTAATAGTAGCATTAGTTGTCAAATCCCAAATAACTGTACTCATTTGAGTTTCTAAAAAATTAACTAACCAAGCATGATCTGAATGAGTATTAGTTATTGTATAATAAGGTATTCTTGCTAAAACTAAACTACCTTCCTCTAAAGCTTTAATTTCTAAAGGTAAATAACCTAATTTATGTAATTTTTCAATATGTTCAGTTGGTATATCAGTAAAACTAAAATACTTATGAAATCTTTTATATTCTTTTAATACATCTTCTAAAGGTTTATTAAAGAATAACTCATTCCATTGATTAATTAGATATTCTTTAATGTAATATTGTAATCCAAACCATACACTTTTAGTACATCCTAATCTGTTATAACTTCTAGGAGTCATATTAGAATATAATTTAGTCATACCTTCTGGGTACATTTGAAAATGGTGCATTTTGTAACTATCTGCATTTAAAATAGGTAATACTCTCATATTTATTTTTTATATTGTTCTAAATAATTTATTGCTTTTTTTAATAATTCTTGATTATCATTAAAATTTCCTAATCCTACATTGCATTTATAGCAAAGTAATCCTCTAATGTTTCCTGTAGTATGACAATGGTCCACTGCTAATACACCATATCTATCAAAACTATTTTCACTACAACAAATTTTACATTTATTATTTTGTTCTTTTAATTTTAAAGTATATTCTTCTAATGTAATGTTATACATTCTTTTTAAATGTGCTCTTCTTGAGCTTATTTTACCTTCTGGAGAATCATAGAAAAGCTTTCTTTTAGCAGCGTTTTTATCATTTAAAGCTTTAATTTTTTCAGGATTATTTAATTTCCACTCTTTTTGTTTAATTCTTCTACATATTTTACATGAATAAGTAAATCCTGTTTTATCACATTTATCAACTGTAAAATAATCTTTAGTTAAAAGCTTAATTTCTAAGCATTTACAACATTTTCTTGTTTTAATTTCTTCCATACATTTATATATTTTATACAAATATAATAAAATGTATCCAATAAAACAAATTTATTTTAATAAATTATCACTGTTTAATATTGGTAATACTTTCATTTAAAATAATTTTATAATTTCTAAGTTTTTAATTTCTTTTTCAATTACAGAACTCCAATTTATATATTGATAAAAATCATATTTACTATTAGTTGTAAATACTCTATCAAAATAATTAGTTACAGAATCTTCTCCTAAATTTTGTACAGTCATGTGACTAACAGCTAAATATAATTTACCACAATTTCTTTCTTTAAGTAATTTAGATAAACCTTTAAAAGTTCCTCCATATACACAAATATCATCAATTATAAGTATGTCTTTACCTTTAAAATCTGTTCTATCTATTTGTTGTATAAATTTAGTACCATTTTTTTCATCCCAACTTCTAGCTTTAGAAGCAGAATACATTTCACCTTCCCAACTAAGTTTGTCACAAAGTTTAGATAAAGGTTTAAATCCACCAGCATCAGAAGACATTAAAATTAATTGATTTTCTAATTCTTCTGAATCAAAATCATATCTTTTATCTTCTAAAAGTTCTGAAAAAACTTCCCTAATAAATTTCTCATTATCAATAATTTCTAAATTATTTATTAAAGCTTCAACTACTTCTTGATTATGAGGATGAAATATTTTAAAATTAGCATTCATTTGATTTAAAAAATCACATACTAATTTTAAACCACTTGATTCACCAATACCAAATCTCCTATCTGATTGAGCATCTATTAAATTAGGTATAATAATAGTTGATTTTGTATTACAAAAATTATAACTAGCATCTACATATTGATTTAAATGCCATAAATCTTCATAACTGTTTAATCTAAATGTTGTTTCAGGTAAAAACTCCTTAACTTTTACATAAGAAGTATTATCTGGATATTTTATAATTTCCATTATTCAATAATTCCTTTAATTCTCTTAATTGTATTATCATTTTTAGTTAATAAAGAATTTAGATCTTCATTTTCTAAATTTAATTTACCTATTTCTTCATGATTACTATCTATTTTTTCTTGAGCTAAAGTATTAATCCTACTTAACTCAGTCATAGTTTTATTAAAAATATCTAATGCTTTATTAGTAGCATTATTTAATGTTGTTATTATATTTGTTTTTGTAAACATTATTATATATGATTTAAATATTTATTTTCTTTAATGTACTCTTCAAATTTACTTAGCTTATAATCTACTCTTTCTTGTATTTTCTTTTGATTAAATAATTTTTTAAGTATTTCTAATCTAATAATACAATCTCCTATTTCATCAATTACTTCTTGATCTGGAACTTTATAATCTTTAAGATTCTTTTGTAATAAAACTGTACACAATTCAGAAAATTCTTCTGCTGCTTTAACTATATTATAGTTATGATTATTTGATAAAACTAAATAATCAATTATTTTTTGTTGTTCCTGGTTTATTATTATCATTTTCTAATTTTCTTAATTTAATTTCTAATTCTGCTAATAAATTCCAGGCTGCATGTGACAAATGACTTTTAAATGACTCTAAATCATTTGAATTTTTTTCAAAATAATGTCTAAACATAGCATTAGAATATCTTTCTTCAGCATTTTCTACTCTTGAAAAATTATCCCAATCATTATCTAATTCATATTTTTCGTGTCCATATAAACTAACTTCTGCAATAGCTTTTAAAGCTCTTGGAAATTGTTGTGTTATAACAATTCCAAGAGGTAATTTATTATTATCAAATTTCTTTCCTTCTTCCATTAGTCTAAGTATTCTATTTTATAAGTAGAATATAATGTTTTAAATTCATTATTTTCATTTAATTCTTTAATAACTATTGAAGTATGAAAAAATGGTTCTGTTTTACTATAATAAAGATTAAAATTTTCTCCTATAGTTGGTTCTATTAACATATAACCTTCTTTAGTATATCCTTCATTAATATTATTTGGATGATTACCATTAAAAGCATCATCTGATAGTTTTGTTAATTTAATTCTTTTCATATTATTTTATTTCACATCCATTAGGTCCACTACAAGCTAATTCCCCTTTTAAATCAGTATAATCTTCTTCTTCAATTATTTCACTTAAATTAATAGATTTAATTTGTTTAGTTAATTTATTATATTCTTCTTCAGTAATAGTTTCAAAAGGAGCTTGAGAATAAGTTCCTCCATCAAAAGGTAAACAACTTAATCCATTATAAAATTCTTTATTCTTCCACATCCATTCACCTACTCTTATCCATTCACCACAACCATAAGATTTCTTTAATTCATCATATTCAGATAAATCATAGTAAATTCTATCTTTATCAATGCTAATAGTAGCACTAACATTATGTGAATTATCTCCAGAAATATGACCAGGTTTAATCCAGTTTTCAGAAATTTTCTTAACTCTTTCTAATAAATCTATAGCAGATTCATATCTTAAAACAGATCCTTCAGGAGCTTTAATGGGTATTTCAATTACAGCTGAATTAGGAATTAATAAATGATCTTTAAGTAGATAAGAATGTTCTTTAATTAAATATTTATAAATATCTTCATTCTTAGAAACTTGCATCCTTCTAATATAAAATTTATCATGCCAAGCATGTATTCCACTTGAAGTACCTAAAACACAACTAGTTGTTCCTGAAGGTTTAACACAAGTAATTCTAGCTGCTGGATTAATATTAATTTTATGAGCTATACCTTGATTATTTATTTTAGCAAATAATGAAGCTTGTTCTAAATCATACTTAAATACTTCCATAGAAGCTATACCAGTCATACCAATACCAATTAAAGCATCTTTTTCACAAGTTTTTTTCCAAATAGGTCTTAAATAATGAAAATCAGTATAAGAAGCTTGAAGAGTTCCAAAGAATGAAGCTATTAATACTCTTTTATTTAAATCTTCTTGTGATTCTATATTAGATACATTAACTTCACAAAGATTACACATTTGAAAAGGTCTTAGGGCTATTTCACAACATGGATTAGTTCCCCAATCACTATTATTAGTAAAATAGAATCCAGGTTCACCAGAACCACTTAATTCTATTTTTTTCCATAAATTCATAAAGAAAGTTTTAGTAATTTTATGTCTTAATAAAACAGCAGAATTATTAGCCCTACCTCTTTGAGGATTTAATTCCCACCAATTGCCAAATTTACATCCTAACATTAATTCATCATCAGCACTAAATAATGAAATTAGTGCTGCTCTTCTTATTCCACCAGCAAGAACACTATCAGCTAAATGACAAATAATATCATGAACTTCTAATGTAGTTAATTTATCTCCATTATTTTTAGATTCTAAAATATTTTCAATTTCAAATAAACATCTTTTTAATGGTTCAGGACCAGGAGCTTTTCCTCCAGCAGTTTTTAATCTTGAACCTAATGGTCTTATATCAGAAAAATCAAATTTAGGTTTAGTATTTCTTTCTCCTAAATAACTTTTCATTAAGTGCTTAATTGCATCAGCCCAACCTATAATACTATCTTGAACTAAATATTTTTGAGATTTTGTAGATTTTTTAATTTCAGGTAGTTTATCTATATGTTTAAATTGAACTGAATAACCTACACCTGTTCCTCCTAATAATAAAAA